TTAAGCATATTTGTTTATAAATTAACTTATTATGGAAATTAAAGAAATTATATCCTACTTCTTAAACCCTAGCACCAATGTTTTGGATGTTTCGTTTAGAACGATTGAAGATAGTGAAGAAGTATTGAGAACTGACAACATTGATTATACTCATGTTGAAGATTATGGTTTTGACCTTGTGTCAGAATCCTTTGATTTTTTTGACGACGATTTCGCAGATGATGAAATCTTGGAAGGGGAAGATAAAATTGAGTTAGATGAGGAAGAGTTGATTATATTCTTGAACGAATATTATACTATTAATCCAGACGCATTACCAAAGAGTGAGTTCTATTAAGGACCCACTCTTGTTAAGGATAAAGTCATAACTTGTTTTTGACCAAATTTTCCATTAAACCATGCGCCAGAACTTTTCAATTGAAGAGTCTCAAAACCGTCGTCTTCAATTAAAAATGTTACTGTTCTTGATGAGCCATCATCAGTGATGTAGTTGAATTGCATATACCCAAAACTAAATGGTGTTGCTCCAAATGTGTTGTAAAAAATTGGGTCATTATTTGAACCGTATTTCCAAATGTCTTGTCCTGATTGGGTTACACCTAATAGTTTCATTCTAATGGTTGAATAATCCATATGAACATAAAAATTATTAATTCTAATATTATCAAATGGTTTTGGTAATAAAGTATTATTATAGGTTGTACCAAGAAGGTACAACGAATCTCTTGTTTCGTTTTGGTCAACATTTGTAATCTCCAATTTTGAGACAACATATTTTCCGCTTAAGGATAAATCTCTAATCTCTGTAACATATCTTTCACAAGAGGTTAGAACTAAAACGAGCAATAATAAAAAGAGTTTTTTCATATCGCAAATATAATATTTTTTTTTACAAACTACAAAATATTTATAACTATGATATTAGACGTAGATTTCCTTATTGATTTTTTTAAGAAGCACACTAACGAAGATAGTAAAGGAGAAATGGGAGAACAAGACGCTGCGGCGTCCTCACCAGCACCCTCAACAGGAGGTGGAGGAGGCTCAATTCCAAAGTGGGCTGACACTTACACTCTAACAAGAGGTAAAGCAAACAAATTAGGACTTGCAGGTGAAAAATGGGAAACTGGCCTTAATAGAGGAGCCGCAAATAAAATTTGGTAGAATTAACATATTTATAATATAAAATACATCACATGGTACAACCAAAATATAGCCCTGAAGAGGCTTTAGAGAAAATGAAGTTAATGATGAAATATGATTCATCAAAAACTTTGAATGAAAATAGACAAATAATTTCCGAACAACCTTCACCAGGTGAAGTTGGAGCGGTAACAGGAGGAGCTTTGACAGGTGGAGCTTTGGCAGGTGGAGCGGCAGCAGCGGCAAATGCAGCTGGTCTCGCTGGAGGTGCAGGAACTTTAGCTGGACTTAGTGCTGGTGGAGGTGCTTTATTGAGCGTAGGTATCTTAGGTCCCGCGGCTGTAGGTGCAGTCGCTGCTTATGGATTATATAAACTTGTTGATTGGATGGTAAATGGAGATAAGGGTAAAGATGGATTTGCTCAAGTAATAAGTGTTTGTCAAGCACCTGGAGTATCTAAATTGGTCCCTAAAATGTCAAAAAGTGAGATACGAACTTTAGCTTTTCAAATTGAAGACGCCAAAGGTAACTGGAATGATGATGAAGATGCTATTGTGTCTACATTACAAAAAGTTGAATCAATTCCTGACTTATGTGCTTTAGATAAAAAAGTGACTGGCGGACTTTTAAAATTTTTAGATGATTTAACTGATAGTCCTGATGAATGGAAAATGTTTACAAGACCTTTAGCGGGAATGATTGAAGATACTGAAATAGTATTAACTCCTGAAGAACAGAAAAAAACTGATGGTGGTAACTCAGGAGGTGGATATAAATCTTGTTCAGGAACTTACTCAAAAGGATGTAAGTCTGATGTAATTGCTAAAGTACAAGGATGTTTAGGGTTAGTTACTGATGGTAAATTTGGTCCAAAAACTCAAGCGGCATTAAGTGGTAAAGGATTTACAACATTTACAGATGCTGACGTAACTAAAATATGTGAAAAGGCTGTAGTTGAACCTGAGATTTCAGGGGAAGAAGAACGTATCAACGGCAATGATTTCTAAATTAAAAAAAATATAAAAATGTATAATATCACTCAAATAGATAAAGAATCAATTTTGGAAATGCATTCCAAAATGAAAAAATCTTTAATTTCAGAACAAGTTGACTCTGATTTAAAAAGTAAATTAAATAAAATAATATCAGATGGATGTGTAAAGAATGGTAAAATTGTGACAATGCAAACTAAGAATCCTGCATTACAGTTTGCAATTAAACAAGAGAGTACTAAAACACCAGGAAAAGTTAGATATTTCTTTGCAGACGGAAGAGCAGGTATTTTTGACGGAAGTGGCAAATTTCAATTCCTTCCAGGTAAATTAGATTGTTCAGAAGTTCAACAAGCAACTGCAGCAGCAGCAAATGCTGCGACAGCAGCTGCAAATGCTGCGGATACTTCTTTAATACAACAAGAAGGTGGATGGCAAGAAGCTAAAGACATTAAAACAACTCGTGAAAATTTAGAAAACCCATTAATGTTTGAAAAGAAAGTTGTTAATGGTGTGACATTATATAGAAGTGTTCCTGGCAGTGGAATTACGGGAGGATTAACTCCTGACCAAACTAAAGTAATTGAAAAATGGAAAGGCAAAGGAGCTAAATTAAGAAAAGAATTAGACCCTGAAGAGGCAAAGACATGGAGTTCAAGAGTCGTTAGTCCTGCAAGTGAAGGATATTTCTCTCAAGATTTAGTAATGTATTTCCCACCTGAAAATGTCGTGGGTGCAAACGGTTCAAGTATTGAACAACAATTTAATCTCGCAGTATCAAGTCAAACTCCATCAAGTAAAGGAGATTGTAAAAATACTATTGAAGCGTATTACCAAGCTTACATCACTAAAAAAAGAATTCAACCTAACGCATTTGAACCGATGAAAGAAAAAGTTCAGGCATGTGCGAATGAGTTTAATGGTAAGTGGGGAGGAGTTTTAAGTAAGATTGACAATTACGTTGACATTCTTAGAGGAGTTAAAGAAGGTGGCCCAACGTCATACGGTGATGATTCTAAATGGAGAATACAGTAAAAAAAAGACAATGTTAAAAAAAGAAATAAAGAAGTCTATTTTAGAGACCAAAGAAAGAAAAGAGAAACTTTTAATTGAGCAAAAATTAGTTGAAAGTAGAATCATGATGATTATTGAATCAAAAGATAATATCAAAAAATTCAAAAGATTATCTGAAGAAAAGCAACAAAAAATGGCTTATGCTCTTTTTGAAGAAATTGGTTATCTTGAAGAACAAGGTTTAATGAATGAACAAGTATGGGATTTTTTAGGTAAAATCTTTGGAAATTCATTAGGAGGCATTGCTCAAACAATTGTTGAACCTTTAGTTAATTCACTTTTAAGTTCAATAGGACTTGGTGGATATTTTAAAGATTTCTTAGTTTCATTTATAACTTCAAATCCGTTAAGACTTGCAAAAGCACTTAAAAGTTGTGAAGAGTTAACTAAATTAATTGCTGAATCATTAACTGAGGCTGTTGCCATGATGATTCAAAGAGAAAAAGGATTATCGGGTCAAGGTTATACTTTTATTAGAAATGCTTTAGGTGGAGCGGTTAAAGATTATAAATTTATTGAAAGTTTAGAAAAACAACTTAGTTCTACTGTTTGTAGTCTTTTTGGAAAAATTAACGATAAGGCTTCAGATGTTTATGGTAAGTTAAAAACTGATATTTCTAGTGGAGGTGGACTTGGTGGATTATTAGATGCTGGTAAAAAAGCATTAACACCTGCAGTCGCTACATCTTAATGCCAAAATAACATTAAAAAGTTATTTTCATAAACTGGTGAACAAAAAGAAAAAAGGGGGTGTTCTAAAGTCTAAAAAAAGAAGGGTTAAATACCCTTCTTTTTTGTTTTAACGATTTCGTCAATAATACCATAATCTAAAGCCTCTTGACTATCCAACCATAAATCACGAGTTGCGTCAAGTTTAACTTGTTCAGCTGTCTTACCACAATATTCTCCTAATAAGTCAAATAAAGTGTCGTTTATTTTCTCCCACTCTTTAAATGAAACTCTTGCGTCCTGAATATTACCTCCAGCTCCACCAGAAGATTGGTGTAACATAGTCCTTGAGAATTTCAATGAACTTCTTTTACCTTTAGTCCCTGCTCCTAATAATACAGAACCCATAGAAGCCGCCATACCTGTATTAATTGTTTTAATATCACAAGCGATATAATTCATTACATCAACCATAGATAACCCTGATTTAACACTTCCACCAGGAGAATCGATATGCATTGTGATATCGGCTTTGTCGTTTGAATCCAAGAACATTAATTGAGCTTGAACAATGGTGGACATGTGGTCATTAACAGGACCTGCAACCCATAAAATTCTATCTCTCATTAATCTTGAAAAGATGTCAATTTGAGTTGCTCTTAATTCTCTTTCTTCAAGAATATACGGAGTCATAGAAGACTCAATATGGTTTGAAAAGTTGTGTATGTCTAATGAAGACTTACCTAAATGTTTTACGTAGTAGTTTTGAAAATCTTGTCCTATATTCATGTATTTTATTTTTTACAAATGTAGTAATTTTAATTTAAACCCACAACATTTACTAAAAAAATATTACTCACGGATAATAACAATATTATTAATAACTAAGATGTCTAAATTTGTTTCCAAAAATGTATTAATAGCGTCTAAAGGCGTTTCAACAATAGGTTCCGATGGCCCATTAAAACTTGTATTAAGTAATACAGGTACTCCTGTCTTATCATAAAATTTATTAATTAAAGAATAAAACTTTAGATTATTTTGTTCAGTAACTGATTGGTGTCTTGCGGAATTATCGATGTGAGTAACTGCAGGAATTTTATTTCTCCATTCTTCTTTAACTGTTGTTGTTACTAACATATAAGGAGAATAATCTGAAGACTCAAAAATTTCAGATTGGTGTTCAAACATTACAGCAGGTGCAAATGGTCGATACCACTCTCTTTTTTTAATATCACTATTGATATGGCCTGTCATCCAAGATTGTATTGGTGACGCTAATATTGAACGATTACCTAATGCTCTTGGGCCAATTTCAGACCCTCCTTGGAACCATCCAACTACTCTATTTTGAGTTAAAGAATATGAAATTTCTTCAGTTAAATCTTCAAAGTTCTGATACTCAGTGTACTTTAAATTTGGAAATTGATTTAATGCCGTAAAAATATCTTCTTTATCGTAAGATTTACCAAAATATGGGATTAATTGTTCTGTAGATTCAATATCGGTTATTTTTTGATATGCGTACCACGCACATCCTAATGGTATACCACTATCATCACTAGGAGGTATGAAGTAACAATTCTCAAATAATCCTGAGTTTAAAATTAATTCATTTGAATTACAGTTTAAAAAAGAACCACCAACAACACAAATATTTTTTGAATCAGTGAACTTTTTAGCCATTTTAGCTAAAATCATTGAGGCTCTTTCTTGTTCCCTTTGGTAAATTCCTGCAACACAAGCTCTTGAGAAGAAATCAGATTTCCAAGAAACTTTTGGATAAATTTTATGATTTGAAATAAAAATATCATCTTCTAATTCTTGAACAAATTGAGGAGCTTCATTAACAATATCCATATCGGCATAAGATGCTAATCCCATTAATTTACCTGCTGGCCAAGTCTGACTATTAGGTTCATAAATTAACTGTAATGAACCTGTTGAATACATTGTACCTAAAGAGGTTGATTCATCGGTTTCAAGAGGAACGGGGTATTTTATCCATTTTTTATAAACTTCATTATGCTCCGTTTTATTAAATTTAAAAATAGATATACCTTCAGCCCAATCTTCATTGGTATCTAACCCATCTCTGGTTTTTTCATACCAAAGATTTAATTTGTTTTTAAAGGTTAAAATACTTCCTGAGGCGTCCGCAACAACAACTGCAGATTCTTCAAGACCTGAACTAAAAAATGCTGAATATGCGTGAGCTAAATGGTGAGGAATGAAATATAAGATTTCTTTTCTAAGGTCGCTATACTTGGCAAAAAACTGCCTAAAAACAGTATCTTCAACTTCTGTTGTACTATAAACATAATAGTCAATATCTCTATGTGTAATACCCATAGAGCTTAGACAATAATTTATTGATTCAAATGGTATTACGCCACCTTGATATGCACCATCATGCTTTATTCTGGAAAGTCTTTCTTGGGTTATCCCAACAACAACTTTTCCGTTCTCAATAATAACCGCGCCTTTATCATGGCCTACCGAAAATCCTAGTACCCTCATTTTATATATTTTTAAAAAAGATTATGCCTCCTCAGCTACTTCAGTCGTTTCAGGACCTTTTTCATTTGTGTCCATGTTTACTGCAGTCCCCTCAACCAAATCTTCTTCACATTTATAAATGTGTACTTGGTCTTTGTGTTCAAATACAATCACTTTTTTAACTTCTTCACCTAAATTGATATCACCTACGACATCAACTACAATACCTTCGCCATCCTTTAAGATTAATCCTAAAGCTCTTGCGAAAATTAAAGATGCGTTCATTAGGTCTTGAGGATTTTGTCCTACACCTGCTTTTTCTGGATTTGTGTAATTTACTTCTTGCATTTTATTCTGTTTGTGTTGTTTTTATTAATTCAATTTCTTCAACTGCTTTAGGATTTTTTTCTTTATAAATTTCTAAGGCAATTTCATATCTACTGGCTTCAATAGAATTGACAAATGATTCATCACGGAGACTATCAGATATATTTGTTAAACTATCAATTTTACTTTTTTGTTCTTTCACGGTTATGATACTATTATTCCACATAACCATTTCCCATAATAGTATTAAAATTGATAACACCAAAAATCCCCTTAATTTAGTTTCTATTGACATAACTGTATTTTTAATTTTAGTAAAAAATTCTAATAAACAAATGATTTTTGATAATCATTCCAAATCTTTTGCATTCCTACGTTCTCATTAATTAATGTTGGAGCGAAAGGTCTATGTTTCATCGTCATCTTGGCTTCATCAGGTGTTTTACTACCTTTTTTAAGATTACATTTAAAACAAGATGTTACAAGATTGGTCCATTCGTTTCCACCACCTCTTGATTTAGGTAAAACATGGTCTAATGTCAAATCTTTTTTTGAACCACAATAAACACATTCATAACTATCTCTTTTATATATTCTTGTTCTATTGGCTCTTAATCCTCTTGTTTGATATTTGATGTATTTTAAAAGTCGGATGATTACAGGGCGTATGTATATCTTATAACTAGTCATAATAGGTGATTCATCTGATTTAACAACCTCTGCCTTACCCTTATCTACCAATACAAACCCTCTCCTTATAGTTGTAACATTTAGGGGGGTGTAATCATAATTTAATACCAATACCGTACTCATTTTATCCGCTTTTATCAAAGATAAGAAATTTTTATATAAATTTTATTGAATCTTTTTTAGATGTTACCCACCTATTGTGTATGTTTTATTTTTAATAATAAAACTTCCCTCTACTCTATTTTGTATAACATGGTAAAGAACCTCTTCTTCTGACTTATTATAAAAAATTTCAACATCTTCTGATTCAAATTCAGTACACAAAGAAATATAATCACCAAAAAAAATAAACGTTACTGATGAATTTGGAATTTTAATAAATTTATGAACTATATTATTACATGTCAGATATTCTTGTATTATTTTTAATGATTTATATACTAAAGTACTATCATGAAACATAACAACTGAATTTTCTTTTAGGTATTTTTGAGAATACATAAAGTCTCTAAAACATGCATAATCGGTATGTTCACCATCTATAAAAACTAAATCAAATTTATTGATGTTTTTATTTAATTCATGTACAGAACCATCAAATGTTTCTAATTTTGTTAAATCTAAACTATGCTTTGATAATGTATCTAACATAGTTTGGGTTGAAATATGCCTGTAATCATAACTAATACCCCTTTCATCTGGTTGTATATTACCTCTATCATCAACTGATAGTATATACTCACATTGAGGGTCTCTTAAAAAGGGGACTAATGAACCTCCTAAATAAGAACCAATTTCACAATAATTATACTTACCATTTTTACTTAAAATGTTTCTGATATTCAAAATCGCTGATTTATCTGTGTAATAATATTTTTCTTCCGCCTGTGATGGTACTGGAAATTCATATTGTATAATTTCATTCATAGTGTTTTCATTTATAATATTCATTCTTTCTTTTTTTTTAATATACACAAACGCGTTTTTTACGGAATCCCCCCAATTTTTTGAGCTTGAGTCATAAAATTCAATACTTTCAATATCCTTTTTGATGATTTGTATTTCATCTGAGTTAATATACTCAGTTTCTATCCAATTATCGCTCTTCCAATTTTCAAATAACTCTTTTGTTTTTATGCACGTTTCTGGCTCTGGTTGGTAATGTAAATCCTCAATAATAAAATATCCTCCTGGTTTTACGTTTTGCCACAATGTTTTAAATGTAATTTGTTGATGTTTTGACGCATGATAACCATCATCAATTATCATGTCATAGTTTTTATTTTTTAATTGTAATAAGTCCTTTTCACTTGATTGGTCACCAATTTTAATATCTATATTTTGGTCTATATTTAATTTTGAAAAACGATTATCTATATCAAATCCTGTAATATTTATATTTTTATTAAAATAATCATTCCATATCATTAATGATGGGATTGATTCTTCTGTGGTTGATATATTTAATCCAATTTCTAATAAATCAAATGTAGAAAAATCTTTTCTTCCTAATTTAAAATTTAATATATCATTGAATATTTGTTCGTACTTTATAGAGTAATGGTGAGCACACAAAAAAAGGTTTCCTTTGTCTGAGTTATATTTGTTTGCTAATTTGGTAAGATTCAAAAATTCAAATTGGTTTTTTAAAATAGTTTCAGATTTACATACAGTTTCTACATAATATTTTTTAAAAAAATCATTATTGTTCAATATTGGATTTTTTTTCAAATTTACATCAAAATATTTTATAAAAGAATCAAAAATACTATGAATTATATCAATATATTTTAGAGGATGCTCAGTTGGGGTACGTATATCTTCATTCTTTATAAATTGAACTAATGTTCCTTTATAATCATGATTAAACTCCTCTATTTTACTTGAGTAATTTGTGATATATGTTATTTCACTAATATAATTTTCAATATAAGAAAGGTCAAAAATAAATATTCTAGGCAAATGTTCAAAAAGTGATGTAAAAAGTTTTTTCCCACTGTTTAATGAACCATGTAAATCAAATAAAACACAACTATCTTTATCATAATTTTCTTTTAAATATGAAATATAGTCATCGGTATAATCATTATTAATAATTCTGCTAGAATGTAAATATATTGATTTATATTGTGGGTATAAGTAAGAAAATAATTTTATTAATAAGCACCCATCTCTTGAATGAAATAATACAGTATTACGATTTTCATTTATTAAAATTTCATCTAGTTTATTACAAATAAATAATAGTATTGGTATATTATAAGAAATTTGTTGTTCGTATATTTTGTATTCTATAGTATTTTCATCATATGGATTTGCAAGTCTAAATTTTCTTATTTGTTGACATAACTCAAATTCATTATTTCGAATAAGATATGATTCTAAAACTGTGAATTTATAGGCTTCTGTGTAAACCCCTTTTATTCCATATCTTGAGGCCATCATTATATCAGAATGATAATTGTCACCATAATGAGAATTAATTTTATATGTTTGTGTAAGAGCCTCCCACATTGTACCATCTGATTTACCTCCAGATGAAACAAATAACTCCGTATTTTTATTTATATTATGATAATCAAGTAATTTACGTATTTCATTTGAAGACAGGTACATATCAGAAACAAATATATCACCGTCTTTTATTTTTGAAATATTACTAAAAATTGGTATGGTATTTTCCATTTCCGTAATTAGTTCAAATTCTCTTAACTTATTTATGGTTTCATCAGATTCATTTGTGATATTTTTAAATTCATTATAAATTGAATCCATTGTGTGGTTTGATTGATTTTGTGACTGAATTCGTAAATTTTTAAAATTATTATACGGGAATTGTTTTTCAACAATGTCAAAAATATCAATCGGATTTTCAACAGTTCTTGATATTAAAGTATCAAAAATATCAAAAGATTTAATTTCTCTCATTCTGTAATTGTTTAGACGGTAATGTTTTTATATATATTTGGATTTAGTCTACTAAACATTTTATCCAATTTTTACAAACATAGTTTATTTGGATGATAAAAACAAAAAAGGGGACGAACTTCGACCCCTTTAAAATATCCCAATGATTTAGCAATAGTTTATGGTTCGAGGTTTTCCACATCTCAACGTTCCCGAGTTCTCATATTTTTGGTTAATTCCCAAAAGACACGTAATATTATTGTCTATCATCAAGAATAAATATCTGTAAATAATTTTCAAAATCAAATTATTTTATTATCTTTGTAAAAAAAGACAACTATGAAACTAAAACAATTATTTCTTGCAATTTTCGCAACATCGGTATTATTTGTATCTTGTACAAAAGACGACGTGTATGACCCAGTTAAACAAACTTCAATTGAATCAACTCAAGGAGAAGACTTAAGAACAATGTCAACATCTCCGACTGTTTCATCAGTTGGACCAAAGGTTTATATTTTTGTTGAGCCTCAGTCAAAACTCAATATGATTGTGAGTTATTTAAAGACAAGACCTCGTAGTACACAAACCCCGACAAACACTCCATTTTATGGTTTTTTTACTGGGTCACCAATCAAATCAACAAATTATACTGATTTGTTAAATTATATTGATATGCCGTATTGGTATAATGGAACATTACCTACAGTCATTCAATCAAATATTACACAAACTTCGGCAGGTGTGTATAATTTTGGAACGGTTAAAATTAATGGTCCTTTAGTTAATAATCAATTTGTGTGGATTATGGTATTAATTCCTGTGAATGCAACACCTAACCCAAATTGGAGACAATCAAGAATGTCTAGTGCGCATACCAATATGATATATAGAACTCCTTTCAATACTAATTCTACATTATCTGATTATGTTTTAAATTACACGGGAACTCGTATTCCTGTTGGGGAATACAGAGTTTATAGTACGTACTCAGGTACAGAATTAAGACCAAAAGTTGTAGGTGACTTTTACCTGAAAGGTAGTAACACATTACCTTAAAAAACTAAAATAGGGATTTATTTGATTTTGAATATATTTATTGTAATATTGTACTATGAAAACTATGAACACAAATACAAATTTAGACACGCCGACAACTCCTAATGGAGATGGGGGCACTATATGCGTAAGTTCAGAAGCGAGTGGTTGGTAACAATATTATAGCCAATTATTTAAACCCTGAACTTATCCTTCAGGGTTTTTTTATTTACGGGATGTAGCGTAGTCAGGTATCGCGCCACGTTTGGGACGTGGAGGCCGTTGGTTCGAATCCAGCCATCCCGACAAAAGTTTCCTTTATTGGAAATTTTATTTATTATTATAAGGCCCTTTAGCTCAGTGGTAGAGCAGTTGACTGTTAATCAACTGGTCGTAGGTTCAAATCCTACAGGGGCCTCTGCGGTAGGTGGAAAAATTCCAATGTTGTAGTATCGTGGATGGAGCAATCCTGAAGCATAAACAGACAAAAAGAAAGAAATGAAGTTAAAAACATTCTTATTGACTGGGATGTTATTGTTAGGAACAATGGCAACCAAAGCACAAGAGAAGCAAGTACAGATTGAATCAAATACTCAAGAGAGTATCTCAAAAGAAAGTTTGTATGAGCAGATAATTAAGTATGGTATAAAATTTCCTGATATTGTGTTTGCACAAGCTATATTAGAATCAGGAGAGTTTACATCAAAGTTGTTCAAATCAGCTAATAATCTTTTTGGAATGAAAGTTCCAAGTAAAAGAGAATCCGCAAAGATTGGGGAAACCCAAAGTGGTTACTCAAAATACGAAGATTGGGGGTATAGCGTGTATGATTACTCATTGTGGCAAGACCACATGTTAAAATCACGTAATGATATGACAAAAAAACAATATTTTGCATTACTCGGTAAAGTTTATGCCGAGGACCCACAATATGTTAATAAATTAAAACGAAGAATATTGGAATATAATCATATCTTTGTTGAGTAAAAAGTTTGGGGTGAAACTCCCCATACACGGTTCCGTGGTTGAATGGTTACAATTCCACCCTGTCACGGTGCGAGATACGGGTTCGAATCCCGTCGGGACCGCAAAGTGGATAAAATGTGTAGTAACCACAGGGAAGGTACCTCCCACTGCACTCCACGCAGATGTCGTATAATGGTCATTACTCCTTCCTTCCAAGTAGGAGACGGAGGTTCGATTCCTCTCATCTGCTCCATAAGCCTCCTTAGCTCAGTTGGTAGAGCTCTTGTTTTGTAAACAAGTGGTCGTTGGTTCGAGTCCGACAGGAGGCTCAAAAATTTTTATTTATGAGTATGTTTATTGGATATTACCTTGTATGTGTAATATATTGTTTCTATCAGTTATTTAAAAACCTTAGTAAAAGGTATAGTGATGACCCAACAGGTGGGTCTCCTGAATTAGATACTATTATGGTTATGGTTATGGCTTGGGTGTTAGCACCAATTGATGTGTCTTTAACTTGGATTAGATGGTACAAAGACGCTGAAATGGCAAGAAGAAGACAAGAAAAGATTTTATAATGAATTATTCTGACAAATATAAAGTATTGTGGGCAACACCTATTAGAACGGCAGCAAGGTCATGCATGCCTATTCAAACATACTTTGAATTTGACGTTATTGGACTACATGGTTTGCAAATTCCAAAAGGTAAAGAAGAATATTTTTTTGTTTTAAATACAAGAAATCCATATATCAGAATGATTTCAATATATCATCTTTTTTGTATACACTCTAATTTAATTCCTAATGACTTTAATAGTTGGATTAGACAAAAATTGCATGAAGAAATAAAATTTCCTGGCAAAACTTTGGATTATGAATTTTTTTTAAAAAAAAGGATTACCAAAACTCCTGATTTATTAATTAGAGTTGAGAATTTATACTCAGACATATTAAAACTTCCATTTTTTATGGATGATTCACATGAACTTTTTGATATTGTGTATGATAACATTTTAAACAACGGTTATTCATCAGGATATGATTATAAAGAATATTATGACCAAGATTTGGCTGATTATGTTTATTCTTATTTAGAAGAAGATTTCGTATATTTTAACTACAATAAAGACTCTTGGAAAAATGGCACACCCTAACTTACATGCAAAATCATCCGCCAAAAAATTTGGTGGAAAACCTGAAGACTATATTCATCTACATGAATGGTTAGATGAGACTAAAGGATGGTTTGGAGATTCACTTCATAGAATGTTTAGACATCATAGTGAGGGTATTTTTGAAATGGAAAAAAGATTTGGGGCCGAATTTAAGAATAGCGACGGGACTACAGTCTACACCAGATATGTTGGAGAACAACATGTTAAAGAAGATTGTAATAACTACATTCCATCTGCCAAAGAATGGATAAATAACGTATCAACAAATCAACGTCCTCAATGGATGTTAAAAACAATTAAACTAGAGTTCAACGACTGATATTTATAAGTATGAAAGGAATTTTAACACCAGAAGAAAAACAATATTTAAGAAGAATATCCAATTACTTAGGTTCAATGGGAATGCAAGACGGCAACATTGAAATTGATATGGATAATCAAGAGGAATTTGATTATGACAATGTTGATTGGGATTATGTAACCCATTTCACTAATAACTACAATGCAGATATTCCATCAGGATTGATTCCAATACTTCAAAAAATTATGAAATATTGCGATGATAATAATTTAATTAGAGAACCTGATAATGATGATACGAATTATCAAAGACTTGAATACGACATTGACGTAGATTCTAAAAAAATTAGTTTTACTCGTTGGTGGTCTTTTTATACTAGAGGAGAAGGTAGTTCAGTTACTTGGGAGGATGAACAAGGAAAGGAGCTATTTGAAGAATGGGAAGAAAGTGGAGTATTAGAAGACCTTACAATTCCTGACGATGGGATTTTAATAGTAACATATAATGGTTCTGGTGATTCGGGATATCTTGAAAGTAGTTTTAATGAAACAGGTGATGGAGTTCCAGCTGCAATTGAAGATTGGTGTTACAGAGAGCTTAGTGATAACTATAGTGGTTGGGAAATTAATGAAGGTTCTGATGGACAATTTATATTCAATTTTCATGATATGACAATCGAATTGGTTCATACAGAAAATATAGAAGATAACGCAAGCGATACTTATTACGAGGAAAGTTTTAATGATTAATAATAATTATTATAATTAAAACCCCGACTAAAAAAGTTCGGGGTTTTTTTATGACTTTATTAAAGATATTCACTATCTTTGTAAAACAATGTCAGAGTGTTGGAATGGTATACAAGACAGACTTAAAATCTGTTGAGCTTTGCTCGTGTGGGTTCGAGTCCCACCTCTGATACAATGAGTTAGAAGTACTCATCAAGTTTGGTAACGTTCTTTAAAGATGTTATGGTTGTTTCCTACCACGGCCTTAAGAGGGGGTCTCGGAGAATGGTCGTAACAACGCCACCGAGTATGTTTGACTTTTTAAGCGGTAAGACGCGTTGGGTTTTTCAATACGAAAAACTGCGAATATCTACTCACTGGGATTTCAGGTGGGGAAATTTGGTTCGGTAGCTCAGCTGGATAGAGCACAAACCTTCTAAGTTTGGGGTCAAAGGTTCGAATCCTTTCCGAATCACAATTATCATCGTAACTCAGTGAGATACGGCGCAATTCATACACTTAAACAACGCGGGGGCGGCGTGTTCCTCGATGTGGCTGGAGCGATGATAATGTATACCCCGATGGTGGAATGGTAGACACTCAAGTTTTAGGAACTTGTGACGTAAGTCGTGTCGGTTCGAGTCCGACTTGGGGTACAATATTTATAAAAAAAAAATACAATAGATTTTGTAAACCAAAATATTTTTGTATCTTTGTATTGTGATTGAGGAGCACGATTTAGATACACAAGCTCAATTACAAACTGGGTAACACGGGAACGATTCAGATACTAGTGTTACCCTTTTTTATTAGATGTCAGAATAAATAACCAATTGATTTTTACCAACTCTAAAAGGGTTATGATTGGATTCTCTAAATACTGTTTTGATGATTAGTTGCCAATAGGTTCCTCCCATATGAACAGGAGTTATCGCCATTGCCAATTCCCACTTTAAAGATTTTACGACAAAATCTTCTTCAGGTACAATTTCTCTTGTTACTATTTTTTCGGAGATTTCTTTTTTTACCTTACTGATAATTTCTCTGATTTCATCATTCTCAATCGCTCTTATGTTATATCCTTCAATATCATCTCTAGTATCTCTATCGAACGCATGACTGGTTCTATTCACATCAAATACAAATAAAACTTCTAAAGATGAGTTAACTTGAGTTATTCTTTTCTCAACTAATAAATTTTCTTTAATAATTTCTCTTAATGTCTTCATCTTTTTATAAATACTTGGAAAAATATTTGACACTCAAAGATTTTTTCATATCTTTGAACTATATATTAGAAACAATGAGAACTACAATAAAACATACAGTCTTTAGTCAACAACAAGAAACTTGTTGGTATGAGCGTATGCAGTCATGTAGTTCGGATATAATTTTGAATAATTTTTTAAACTAAAAATAAACCAAATTTTTTATATACCCTGAACTACAGAAATGAAGTTCAGGGTTTTTTGTTTTTGGCTCTTTGAAATATTGGTTGTATCTTTGTGAAACAAATGTCGCGTTGGACAAATTGGTTAAGTCGTCATCCTTTCACGATGAAGATTACGGGTTCGAGCCCCGTACGCGATACATTTAGTCTCTTAGCTCAGTTGGAAGAGCACTTGCCTTACATGCAAGTTGTCGTAGGTTCGATTCCTACAGGGACTACATAAATCTCAAATTTGAGCAGTAAACTTCCTCAAATGTGAGCAGTGACAAAGTCGGAAGTAAAACCCGTCCAAATTCGGAAGTAAAAACAAGACAAAATCGGAAGTTATGAAATATATTTTTAGAGGACATACTGTGTTTGAGTACAAACCAGATGATAAGTTTGATAAGGTAGTACAAGGTCAAATTCATGGTGCAATTCCTGCATTTGATTTTTGTCATATGATTCCTGAGGACTATAGATTGTTAGGAGAGTTTTTTAATACAGTTTATAAACATACTCAGGGAGAAGATGTACCTTTGGAAGATATTGAAGTGAATTAAAGTTGAGGGGATGTCGAAGGTGACCGAAAGGTCCCGCCCCGAACAAGTGTGGGCGACTTTAACTTTAAACTTGGTGCGATAACTCAGTTGGTAGAGTGCTTGTCTGAAGAACAAGTTGTCGGTGGTTCGAACCCACCTCGTACCACAAACAAGGTGACGCTACGGTCGTAAATGTTGCAACATGAGAAGACAAAGAGCCTAAGTGTAAAGATGAGCTCCTACAGCCTTGGACTACTGATATTGAATGATACAAACCCTCAAAGTTCGAAAGGAGTCAGTCAGTAGTCAAATTTGGTGTTAAAGGGTTGAATGATGGTGATTTGTAGGTAACACTCCTTAATACTAGGATTGGAGCAAATGGTTGGTGCATATCACAAGTAGTTCATCGAGTGGGTTCGATTCCCGCAACATCGCGGAGTCCCGAATTAACGGGAAACCCCCACTCCCATATGGCAGCCAGTCCGTTAAGCTGGTGAAGTGGGGTAGGAAGTTAAGTAGTAGATATGTAAACGAGCACAGGGCTCGGTAAGTCGAAACGGTGATGATTCTCTTTACGAGACTACGTTGTGGGTTCGAATCCCACCTTAACAACAAAAAAAAATGATATGATAAACAATATAGACATAATAAAACCATTATTGAACTTTGAGGAGAAGGGTGACTTCTATATGCTGTATGTTTTCAAACGTAAGAAAGACCAACCTGAAGGAGAAAGAGATAACCATCAGTCGGTTAGAACTATTAAAACATATTGCATTGAATCAGTTGACCATTTGGAAAGGAGATATGATGAGGTGATGCAATTATGTGAGATGTTCAAGGCAAGAGCTTACATTCATGTTCAGAAACAAAATCACAGAGATGTGTCTTTGGATATGTTGGCAAGTTTGGCTGAGAGAATTAAGAATGGAGTTCAGAACCAAAAGGGGTTATTTGACTCGGTTGTGGGACAGATAAAGACTCAAGAGAAAAGATGGATTATTGATATTGATAATGTATCCATTGATGGATTTAACCATTCTCCAAGTCAAATTAAAATGAGAGAATATATAAACGAGTTACAGAAAGAGGCGGGAAAAGAACAAGGAATGACTTTTATTAAAACAAGAAGTGGGTTCCATATTATAACTCAACCTTTTAATGTGATGAAATTTAAGGAAAGATATCCCGAGGTTGATATCCAAAAAAAGAACCCGACATTATTGTATTACCCAAATTCATTAAATTAAAAAATATGGAAAAAAGAACATTTAACAGTAGTGATTTATCTTGGATTTCTGTATCTTTGAAAGGAAAATCAGATGTAACAATATACGAAGGAGATTTAAGTGATTGTGGTAATGAGATTGGACATACTGTCGGTAAGAGATATAACAATATGACCGAAGAAGAAATTGAAGATTTCATTACAGGAGTAAGGCATGGGATTTCATTAACAAACGGAACACATTAAAAATAAATTAAAATGAAAGTAGTTGTAAAAAAAGATAGCGCGGATATTTTTCCTCATTTATATGAAGGAACCGTTTTACAAGAAGTTAGTGAACAAGGAGAAAACTATGTTGGACTTTTTATTTCTGTATTTGGTTCATATTATGTTGAGATACCTAAAAAAAGATGTAAAAAATATAAAATTAAAGAAACGTTAAATGGTCGATTGGCCGAGTGGATTAGGCGGTAGTCTGCAAAACTATTTACACAGGTTCGAATCCTGTATCGACCTCAAAAATATATATTATGGCAAAAGGAATATTAGAATTTGATTTAAATGACCAAGATGAAGTAATTGCTCATAAAAGAGCGGTTAAGTCTTTTGATATGGCTATGGCATTATGGGAAATTACCCATAATACTAAAAAGTCTTTAGAGTGGTCTTTAGAAGGTAAAGATGTTGATAAGTACGAAACTTTAGAGTTAGTGTTTGGAAAGATATACGAAATATTAGACGAACATAACATAAACACAGAAGAATTTATTAATTAAGTAAACACGTGCGTAGCTCAGATGGTAGAGCAGTAGTCTCCAAAACTATGTGTCAGAGGTTCGACCCCTTTCGTGCGTGCTAAAGGTTGATTGGGGAATGATGATGTAAATACCTGGTAGTGGTTGGAATAAGACATCGTCGGAGTTTAAACTACCATTAGTAATGCCAATCGTAAAAGAGGATGTCCACTGAACCATCTTCCTCTTTCCTGATTTTTGGGAGTATCGCCTAGTGGCAATGGCAGAAGACTGTAAATCTTCCCTCTTTCGAGTTCGTTGGTTCGAGTCCAGCTACTCCCACAAAAGTTAAACTAAGATACTGTAAAATCAGTAGGTGGTGATTCGGATTTATCTGTGAGCCATTTCAACCCTGAAAGCAATGTTTAGCTTCATGGACTTGTAGCTCATTCGGTTAGAGCGGCACACTCATAATGTGAAGGTAATAGGTTCGATTCCTATCTGGTCCACATATTGTCCGATGGTGTAACGGTAACACTACAGTTTTTGGTACTGTCATTTCTGGTTCGAATCCAGGTCGGATAACAAAATGGAAAAAAATATGTGGTTATTATTATTATGGGTTATTTTGATGCTTGTTGTAAAATGGGACAATGACCGTGACTAAGGTTTTATGGTGTAACGGATAGCACACAAAACTACGGATTTTGGAGTTTAGGTTCGAATCCTAATAGAACCTCTAAACTGCGAGGTAGCTCATTTGGTGAGAGCGCAGGATTCATAACCCTGAGGTGGGCAGTTCAAATCTGCCTCTCGCAACATATGGTCTTTGAAGCTTTAAGGTGAAGCACGAGTTTGTGGAGCTCGGGAAGACGGTTCGATACCGTCCGTTGACCCAAATATTTTTTGAATATGTTGACTATTTATCTGTATGGATAAATTAACATTAACAAAAGAACAACTATTCAAAGTGATGCATTTGAATGAGCAGGAAAATAAGTCTGAAACTAAAAGTAACTCAGGATTTAAGAATATGGTATCAACACTATTACATTCTCAAACTCAAGTTCATATTTTTCATTTACAAACCAAATCATATTCAGAACATAAAGCATTACAAGGATATTATGAGGGTATAGACAAATTAGTGGACGGTATTATCGAAAGTTACCAAGGTAAGTACGACCTTGTTAAAAATTATGACTCAGCAAAAACTGAGGATTATAAAAGTGTTGACCAAGTAATTAATTATTTTAAATCATTAGACTACATGATTGAAAAAGTAAGAAAAGGAGTTAAAGAATCGTTTATTCAAAACCAAATAGATACGGTTCAAGAATTAATTTATTCAACAATATACAAATTAAGATTTTTAAAGTAGTATATTTTTTAAATTTAATATTGAATCCCTCTGATTAAAAGTCAGGGGGATTTTTTTTATAAAATAAAATTAGTATCTTTGTACCAACAACAATGGAATATAGCTCAGTTGGTTAGAGCGTCATCCTGATACGGTGAATGTCGATGGTTCGAGTCCATCTATTCCAACAATGGAAACTGAAATTAAAAAGAAAACTGGCAATAGAGCCAAGTTTAAGAAAATTGTAAAAGAGTATAAAGATGCCACTACTTCAGAAATTTGGGAAGGAGTTAGGGATAATTTTACTTTTGGGTTTATTGGTGCGACTATTGTTGTGTTTATTGCAACAAGAGCGGATATTGCGGTATTATTAGGTTATCTAACATATTACTTTTTTATGGGTAAGATAGTTAACCGTCCCAAATATGTAACAGATTTGGGACGAATGATTGTGTTTCCAATACCATCAGCCTTAGGGGCATTTGCGGGATATAAATTGTCTTATTATCTTTTACAATTATTGTAAAATATTGGAAAGTTGGCAGAGTGGTAATGCAGCGGTTTGCTAAACCGTACATCAATCAAATGATGCGAGAGTTCGAGTCTCTCACTTTCCGCAGAAAAAAATATTTGAAAAGTTGACATAATACATTAACCTTCTTATATTTATAGTCTATTAATTAATAAACAAAAAAAGAAAAAAAAACATGAAAAAAGTATTAGCAATTTTTGCAATCGTAGCATTGGCCTCTTGTGGTAACGGAAAATCAACTGAAGTTAACTCTGACTCAACTGTAGTAGCGGTAGATTCAGTAAAAGTAGATTCAGCGGCAGTAGCTGTAGATTCTGTAAAGGCTGAAGCACCTGCATCAGTAGAAGAAAAAAAATAATTACATTCTATTGGAAAAATAAAACCCACCTATTGGTGGGTTTTTTATTATAATAACTTTTTAATTCTTTCAATATTCTCGTTAACTTTTTTACTTTTAAATGGACTTTTAATTAAGTCTAATAACCATGGGTCAACAGGTTTTTTGTCTGCAACTCCTCCCCATCTTTTTTGGGTCCTCTCTCCTGTTTTTTCATCATATTTGTCACCAAATATTTTATCTAAAATTTTTCCAGGAACACCTGCAGCAATAGCGGTTAATGGGTCGGTATAATATTTGCTTGTATCGTCTTTTTTATTAACTTTTTCTCTATTATCTTTTTTCTTTTCAGTGTATTTGTCAACTCCTTCAGAACCGATAGGAATTCTTCCCCATGAGCTATCATACATTGTTACTTCAACATCAGAATCAGTATTACCTAATGTATCTCCAACCGAAATAGATTGTCCGTCCCTAACTTTAGGAGAACTTATTCCACAAAATTGAATGTAAATTTTTTGATTATCCGTGTTTAGTATTGTAATTTGATTTACACAACTGGATGAATATCTTTTATTATAGATAACCCCTGATATTGGGCTTTTAATTTTTGGATTAGAATCTTTTGGAATTATAATTCTACCATATCTATTACTTATATCTTTACCAAAATTTCTTTGTTCTTCTATACTTTCCTTTTGACCTGTTAATCCTTTTGCTACGTTTGTTAAAAAATCATCTTTTTCAACACCTGAGGCATTAAACGGATTTAAACTTTTTGGTGTCGTTGAAGTTTTTGTTGCGTCTGAATATGCCTTGTCACTTGCGCTTGAATCCACTGTGGGTGCAGTTCCTGACTCTCCTGAGTTATTTGATACGTGTAAATGGTTGAAGTGGTTACCACCTGTATTTGTTTGCCATAGGACGGATTTACTATTACCTGACTCAGTGTTTAATGTATAACCCATAGAAACCAAGGCTTTAGATAGTTTGTTTCCAAGAGACCTAAATTCTGAATTACCGTCAGCCGAATTAGTAGCACCTCCCGCACCAATACCATTTAAGATTGCAATATCAACAGCAGTTTGTTGACCATGTCTACTAGGGTTTCCTGTAACAGTGTTTGCAGGATGTCCTGTACTTGCGGTAGTTACTGTTGCAGTAAGACCTGCAGCTTTTGCTGCTGCGTCAATGTCATCTAATAACGGTTTATTAACTGAATCAGATTGAGTTCCGTCGTTATCGTATTTTAAATTACTATAATTTGTGTCATTGAGTTGAACCAACTCTAATTCACTTAAGATATTCTTATTGTTAGTTAGAATTTCTTCATATATCGATAATATGTCTTTATTTACTTTCATGTATTAATAAATATCATAACTTAAATAAAAAAAGACCAACTATTAGTTGGCCTTCTTTGTATAGGTAAGTCTTTTAATTTTTGGTTTTTCAGGTTGTTCTACAATTTGAGGTTCTTCTTTCAAATCTTTAACTTTTTTAATAGGTTTAACTCCGACTAAACCATATTTCATATGTCTATACCAAAATCTTTCGTGTAGATAATATATCACTGGTTTAAGTATCAATTCGGCAACTCCAAAGGCCGCTCCAAATTTTATACTTCCTGTCGCCCACCACATAATTAAAAAACCAACTGCGGTACTGATTATTCTGTAACTAACTGTTTTTGCCAAGTGTCTTTTGGCAGATACTTTAATTTGATTCATAAGGACTAATGTAAGATGGGATTTCAATATCTTTCAATCCTCCATCTCTTTCTAAGTTTATACCAATTGCTCTCGGTAGTTCTGGATTTTCAGGGTCAACGTCATTCAAGATTACTCTTGTACCTCTTCCCATTTCCATAATTAATTGGCTATATCTAACATCCAGTTTTTCAAGTTCTTGTTTAGTAAATAGTCTGTAACTCTCAGGACGAGCCGTTGTAATTACAACAACTGACCCAGCATCGTGATGACTATTCACGTAATCAATAACATCTTGAATTGGTGTTATTGTTGATTCTTGAAGTTCACTAAACTTTCTATACTTAACTAAAGTACCATCAATGTCCACAAATAGCGTTGGGTTCTTAATTACTTTGTTCATATTAATATTTTGATTCTTTTGGAATTATAATCCAAAGTAAAAGGTATGTAAAAATTGCGGGAAGAGGGGTAAAAATACCAACTAAAAAAAGAGCACGAAATACAGTTTTGTCAATATTGAAATATTCTCCTAATCCTCCACAAACTCCTCCAAGTCTGGATTCTCTTTTTCTTAATAATTGTTTTTTCATGGTTTAAAAATAAAAAAAGGTGGTCAGGGACTATTGGGGTACCCCCTGAGAGTGCACTTCCGTTCGTCGCTGCAGGCAACTACAATAGTTTGACCACCATACGTTAAGGTCTTATGGTTTACCTTGTCAAGTTCTACCTCGATTCAAATTCACATATACCTAACGCCTTTAATTGTGTTACAAATGTAACAATTTTTTATTACTTATCAAAGTGTTTATTGTTTAACTCTTTGATAGAAATTTGATTGTGTTTCCACTCTTTCCAAACTTCAAAATCTTTCAGTTCTTCTAAAGTATTTTCATGAACTAAAACAAATCCTTCAGGTGCTACTCCATCAAATTTTCTAATAGGTCCTTCTTCTTTGATTATTTTTAATATATCAATCATATTCATTTAATTTTTTTGCAATCCAAAGAGCCAAACTAAAAATAACAATAATAATTAGTACTATTAACCCAAGTCCAATAATAAGATTAACTATTTGATTCAGTAGTGTCATTAATTAAATATTTGACAATTTTTTCTTTTATTCCAGATTGTTTAATTCCTTCACTACTTTTTGGTGTTAACACAAAATTGGTTAATCCCCAATCCATCTCCATTTCCCCCCAAGTTTCATGAGTCTGTGGGATACCCATATTCAAATCATCTACTGCAACCCATTCTGTGACCTCTGGATGGTCTCGAAGGTATTGAAGTATCTCTAAGGACCTTGTCTGTTCTGAGTCCCACTGGCGAGACCATATGAAGTTTTCAGGTACATGACATTCTCCTAATCTTTTTGTGAATCCAATAGGTTTCTTTGAGATTCCTTGGGATGTGTAGTATTCACCTAATTCTTCTAAGTTTGCATGAAATCTCCAATCAGAAGATACAACAATTTCAGCTCCTGTTTCTTCTAAAATTTCATTCAGGACCTTAATCGCTTTTGTATCAAAATCATCAAACCGTACGTCAACTGGTGCAACACTCATTGATTTAACTGTTTCAGGATTTGCTGAGCGATATTTAGCCCATTTTTTAGAACGCCCACCCCAATTAGTGGAAAGGCATATCACACCATCATTATCTAAAAAGATTATTTTCATATCGTAAAGATAGTTAATTTATCTGAAAAAAAAAATAAGTTGAAGAAATTAAAGTATATTCTAAAGTGCCTTGAGTTCTCCTGATTTGAACGCTTCAAAATTAGGACCTTTAACTAAGAAATAATCTTTACCGACTTTTCTATAATTTAAAATTCCTGCCATTTTTGCGGATGCAAAGAAAGATGAAAACTGACCTCTGAATTGAGAAGATGGTACATAATTGTCATTTGAACGAGAGTATAGTTTTTTACCATCAACATTTTTTGTTTTAAGTTTACCAAGAGACTCTAAAAAATCTAATTTTGTACCTATAGTACCAGCGTCTAAGTAATCAACCAATTTTTTAATAAACCCTTTGTTTTTTCCAAAAGTATAACCGTAGTTGAATCTATCTGGTCTCCATACTTTTGACGTTCCTGCAATTTTTTGAGTTAATTTTGGATTGTTTATAATATGGTCCAATACTCTGGATGCAATGTGTTTTCTAATACTTTCGGCAGTTTCCGCAGGATTTCTACCAATACTATAAGTTACATCAATTCCCCATTCCTCAAGTCCAAGGTCTTCAAAATCTTCTGCAGGGGTCATACTATCGGGGCCTGCAAATCCTATACTGGCGGTAAATGTTTTTTTATCTTTGGATTTGTAAGTGATAAAAACTTGATATTCATCAATCAAGTTATTTTCTTTATCTGAATTTAATGATATTGATAAAATAGCCTCCGAATGACCAAATCCCAAATCAGGATTATTTTGAAATCCTCTTATATAAGTTGATAAATTATAATTTGAGTTTAAATAATTTTTACTTTCTTTGGAGTTTTCCCCCATAGAGTCAAATGTCTGAGTTAAAAACTTATCCGTCATTGACCCCGCATATTCTTTATAGTCATCTTTAATTGCTTCAATCATTTCAGGAAATGCATATTCAAATACATCAATTTCCCTTTGACTCATTGATGAATCTTGGGCGTCCCAATATCTCATAAATCCTTGGTCATCAAAATGGATTGCGACTTTTGAGTAATTTTTGTTTGTGGACTTGGCTTTGTTAATTATAAAATATAATCCTTGACGACCTGCGGTATATCTACCAAAATGACCTGAATTTTTTGATGTAACACACCACTTTGTATTTGAACCGTATTTACACGAAGCTTGTTCAGTTTTTGGTTGGATAACTACAAAGTCACCCTTTTCGTAAATCTTTTTTGCTTGTGATTCTAATTCTTTATCCTTGTTTTTAGTTCTTACAAAATTGACTACACTTTCAAGTTCAATTAAGGATACGTATTGATTTATATCTTTTTTAGGAAATTGACTTGAATATTTATCAAAATCTTTAACCAATTCTACGATATATTCAACATCGTCATCAAAATTATCGGATTCAGGGTCTACATTTTTAAGCACCCAATCTGTGTATTTGTGATTGAAATCTTCTAAGTCGGCAATGTTCAAAATAAAATCTAATCCAGTACCGCCTTCAAACTTTTTGGCGTATTTTTTTCTTAAATCTTCTTTTCTACTTTCAGTTAATAAAATACTCATGAATTTCATATTCATAAATACCCTTTATTTCCAAAACAATTGGATGCCAAGAATAACAAAACTTAAAAAGAGACAAACCGATGTTTTAAGGGTTACAGGTTCTTTTAAAAGAAACCAAGACATAAGACTAAAAACTATGACTCCGAGACAGAATCCTATAATCCTATTTGGCCACGTTTGGCCACCCCACAGTTCAACCATTTGTCTGCTGGCTAGTATTACCACATAACCAATGGGTAGTCCAAGGATGGTCATTAAAAGTGGATTATCTTTAATCCATTTATTCCACAAGTGACCCTGTAATTGATAAAACGTAAAAATCTGAGATATGGTATATACTACAAAAATAAATAACCCAATATAAAACTTGTTCATTGTCACAAATATAGTAAAACTTTGTGACAAAAAATATAGTTTATGTATTTTGAATTAGGTATTCGCATTCATATTCTTGACAAGTTTTAGGTCTAATGTCATATATAGAACACGCTCTTACTTTTGTATTGTAGAAAATACATGGGAGTCTTGGATTATAAAAATCTACCCTGAACGCTGGATATGTATCTGGTTTTTGCCATGCAGACCTATTTGGAAATAAAGTTTTTCCTTCTTCATAGTCCACAAAAACTTCTCGATAATTAACATCCCTACCTAATTTTTTAGATAAAGACTCAATAAATTCTTCAGCATCAGGATGAGGCCCAATGATGAAATCTCTGTCATCTAAAGTACAACAACCTCCGTGTTGTCCTGGTACGCCATAGCATTTGTTGCTACATATATTACAATCTGTTCCCATAATAAAAATAAAAATAAGGTTCACATCTCTGTGAACCTATGGTGGAGGTGGCGGGAATCGAACCCGCGTCTTACAATATTAACATAAACAGACTACACGTTTATTCAGTTAGTTCTCAACTGACAAATAAATGGTTCCTATTTTGACATCGTAACCAATAACTGTGTCGGGTTCACTTGTGTTGGAGTAGACCCCTGAACAAGACTCCTAATACATCTTTGGGTGGTATTACACCTTGAGTACTTCTGTTCCTAGGTTATATGTACATCGACCCGAATGTTGTTCTGTACTAATTAAGCACCAACAACAACAGCTTCTCTAGTTAAACCTAAAGCAGCCATTTTAGCAAAAGTTTTGCCGTTTGATTTTCTTCACCATAGATTTAAGTCATAGATGAATTCTGACTACGTGCCTGGTTACCCTAACTACTGCAATCAATACCTGGACACCCCCATAATTTCAATGAACTGATACAAAGATAAGAATAAATATCGTAAAACCAAACTGAAAGTGTATTTATTATCAATATGGCGTCATTTGATACATTTATGGCTTTGAGGGATTACGTTAAAGGTAAGATTTCTAGATATGAATTAGAAGATTCTGACTCTAACATTTATCATGTTAGAGAAGATAGGTCTAATCGTGGGATGAGTGTGATTAAATTAGGATTTAATGATGATAAATTTTGGAAGACTGTTGGTTTAGGAGAAGATGATGTTTGGTTTTTAAAAATGATTAACTCACATTATTCAGATTATGAATTCATGGATTCGTATAGCGTTACTGACGATTTTAAAAATGGGTATATTATTTTTTATGAATTAAATGAAGATAATATTGAAAAACTAAAACAAATATCAAGATACATTTTTCCTAAAAAATTTAATTTAGAAAATGAAGAATTCAAAACGGAATTTGCAGAAAAATTGTTAACTTCATTTAAACGCCAAACCCAAGATATTCTTGATGACTACCACACCGAAAAAAATAGGGAAATGACTCAAGTTGCTCAAGAAAGAATTGAAAAAGAGTTGAATGACTATTTTAATGATTTTGGATTTACTTATGTTGCCGATGACGAATTCACAACAACAGTTGCAAATCTTGTAATGTGGTACATCAGGGAAAATTCATTACAACTTTCAATTGATGAATTACTGCCTAAAATTTTTTCAACCAATTCAGGTTCAATAGGTGGATGGCAAGAAAATAGTTATGAATATCAAGATTCTGAAAAATTTGATAGTGTATCATTCAATAATTATGTTGAACGTCAATTAGATGATATACTTGAAAAAATTGAAGAAGGGTATGACGGAGACTTTAACATTCAAGATTATGTTAATATGGTGGATAGAGTTAGTAAAAAGTTTGAGGTCGGCAGATGGCATAACTTACCAAAAAAGAAAGACGTTAGATTTTATATTGAAAATTTTGAAATGAATCCAAATAAGATTATTGTTAAACTTTCTAAAGCACTTCAACAAAGAGAGTTAAAGTTAAGTGAAGAAAATTTTTACCATCTACTTTATCAGCCAACATTATTTAATTTGGAAGAAATCTAATTTTTTCTTATCTTTGTGGTATGACACAAAATATAGACTTACTAAAGGAGGTTCTTAGCGTTCCTAGTAAAACATACAAAGAAGACCTTATGGTCGAATTCTTGGTTAATTGGTTGACTGAGAATAATATTGAACACTACGTAGATAAACATAAAAATGTTTATGCCACAAAAAAAGAAAATTCTGAATTACCAGAAGATTTCCATTTTCCATGTGTAATCGCCCATACAGATACAGTCCATGAGTTAGATACCATTCTTATTCGTGAAGAACAATTACCAAATGCTCAAGGGAATATTAAAGATGCTTTAAAGGCATATAATCATCACGGATTACCAACAGGTATCGGTGGAGATGACAAATGTGGTGTTTTCGCTTGTTTAACCTTACTTAAAGAATTACCGTACTTAAAGGCATCATTTTTTGTTTCTGAAGAAACAGGATGTCACGGTTCAAAAAAGGCAGATGAATCATTCTTTGAGAATGTTGGATATGGAATCCAATTTGACGCACCAGAAAACTGGATGATTACAGAAAAATGTTTTGGGCAAGTATTGTTTGATAGAGATAGCGAATTCTTTGAAAAGATTGATAAAGTTTTAACTGAAGGTATGGTTAATGAAGACATGCAATACATGGTTCACCCATATACCGATGTGTATGCTTTGAGAAACAAATTTAGTTTCTCATGTATTAATTTTTCAATTGGATATTACGATTATCATACTAAAAATGAATATGTTGTAATTGAAGATGTTTTTAATGGAATTGAAATGGGTAGAAAAATGATTTCTGAATTAGGATATAAATTACACTACAAAGAATTAGTACAATATGACCCAATGAAAAGGTATGTTATATAAAATTTTCTAACTTATCAATGTGACGTTTAACCATCGGGTGGTCTTGAATATCCTCATATTCGGCCCCCGATTTTTTTATTTCTTTAATACCGTTAACAATTTGGGCTAAATGTCCTCTAACCATTCTTGAGGCAGATGGATAATTCTGAATGTAATGGGATAGTGAAAATAATCTTGATGCCACATCAATCGGTATCCCTAATTTAATTACAATTTTGGCAACCATATTTTTGGCAAATTGGTCGGCATCTAACTCCATTTCCCAGTATTGGTCCGCAAGAGTCTCAAAATCTTCCAAGTCAAATTCTGTTAATGGGTTTGGCATTTTCATATCACGAATTTGATGCTCGTGTCTAATTTCATGAAATACGGTGTAAAGGAAATCACCTATAGTTGACATTTGTGTTGGAGCACAAATTATTACTTGGTCTTTAGTTCTAACTCCTGAAAATCCTGCAAAACAAGAGTTAAGGAATTTAATATTGATGTTGTTTTTTTTTATGTAGTCAGAAACAAATTTACCAATTACTTGTACTTTTTCCATTAATTCTTTTGGAAATTGATATTTGAATTGGTCCATTAATCTATCAAGATTTGATTGAGATTTTGGAGTATTATCATGGCCGCACTTATGACATATGTACATATCGTCTCCACCTTCAGACATATCCCAAGACCATCCGCAATCATCACAAATTACTTCACCATTCTCTACTGTCTCTTTAATTATTTTTCTAATCAAATCTTTCATTAGTTATAAATACAAAAAAAGGGAGAATAAATCTCCCTTTTCTTATCGTCCTTTTTTCTGAACTTTAACCTCGTCGTTCTCAACCTTGATAGTGTAGGTTTTACCTTCAACCATCTTACCTGTTAGAACTTCTTCAGATAACAAATCCTCAACTTTGTCTTGGATAGCTCTCTTGAGTGGTCTCGCTCCGTACATCTCGTCAAATCCAATCTTAGCCAAATAATCAACTAAAGTGTCATCAAAGTTTAAAGTGTACTTCATGTCCTTAAGACGTTTACCTAATTTCGCCAATTCAATCACAGTGATTTTCTTGATGTCCTCAGGGGTTAATGAGTTGAACACAATTGTATCATCGATACGATTGATAAATTCAGGAGAAAAGAATTTCTTCATCTCTTTCATTAACACTTCTTTTTTTGCTTCCTCGTTAGCGTAAGGGCTGTTAGAGAAACCGATACCTGTACCAAAGTCTTGTAACTTCTTCACACCTAAGTTTGAAGTTAAGATGATTAAGGTATTCTTGAAATTAATCTTTCTACCTAAACTATCTGTAACGTGACCGTCATCCAAGATTTGAAGTAAGATGGTAAACACATCTTTGTGAGCTTTCTCCACCTCGTCAAACAAGATAACTGAATATGGTTTGTTCTTAACTTTTTCAGTCAATAAACCACCTTCTTCGTATCCAACATAACCTGGAGGAGCTCCAACCAATTTAGAGATACTGTGTTTCTCTTGGTACTCAGACATATCCACACGGATAAGAGAATCTTCAGAACCAAACATCTCTTTCGCCAATTGCTTAGCTAAGTGAGTTTTACCAACACCAGTTGAACCTAAGAACACGAATGAACCAATCGGACGGTTCGGGTCTTTGATACCTAAACGGTTTCTCTTGATAGACTTTGCAATCTTAACAACTGCTGCGTCCTGGCCAATTACTTTACCGATTAACTCTTTATCCAAGTTCAATAAAGCCTTAGTGTCATCAACACTCATCTTATTTACAGGGATTTTAACCATGTTTGAAACAACTTCATAAACATTATCCAATGAGATAGTTTGTTTGTTTTCCAACATAGAATCTTCAAACTTACGTTTTTCAGATTCTAATTTATCCAACACTTTTTTCTCCTTGTCTCTCAACTGAGCAGCTTGTTCGTAGTTTTGTTTTTTAACAACATCAATCTTTTGTTGTCTAATGTCTGCAGCTGCTTTCTTCAAAAGTTCAATAGATTCAGGAACTTTAAGTTCGGTTTGCATACGAGCTCCAACCTCATCCAAGATATCAAATGCCTTATCAGGGAACTCACGGTCTGTGATGTAACGGTCAGCCAATTTAACACAAGCTTCGATTACTTCATCACTATAAGTCACTTTGTGATAAGACTCATACTTATCACGTATATTTTTAAGGATTTGGATTGTCTCGTCAACGGTAGACGCATCCACAATTACTTTTTGGAATCTACGTTCCAATGCTCCGTCTTTCTCGATGTTCTTACGGAACTCATCAAGAGTTGTTGCTCCAATAATTTGAATCTCACCACGAGACAACGCTGGTTTGAAGATATTAGAACCATCCATTGAACCTGAAGAGTTACCTGAACCAACCAAGGTATGTACCTCATCGATAAACACAATGATTTGTGGGTTTGCAGTAAGTTCTTCAATAATCACTTTCATTCTTTCCTCAAACTGTCCACGGTATTTTGTACCTGCAACAACTGAAGTTAAGTCAAGATTAACTAATCTTTTGTCCACTAAATTACGGGGACATTCACCACTTACAATCTTCATAGCTAAACCTTCAACAATCGCGGTTTTACCACAACCAGGTTCACCAATGATAATTGGATTGTTTTTCTTTCTACGAGATAAAATCTGAGCAATTCTTAAAATTTCTTTGTCACGACCAATAACAGGGTCTAACTTACCTTCTTCTGCAAGTTTATTTAAGTCTCGACTAAAGTTGTCTAAAACAGGAGTACTGCTATCAGACTGCTTTTGTTTTTTACTCATCATTTTGTCGTCGTCGTCCATTAAGTCATTCATGTGTTTCTATATTTAGTTTACAAAGTAATATCAAATATTGGACTTCTCCAAATATTTTGACAAATTGTCAGGTTATAAATATTTCACCTGACATATTGACATTAAGACTTGGTTGGTATATTATTTGAATACAACAAAGATAACAAATAAATCTTAATTAAAAAAATAAAATTATGTTTGGAAACAAAAGAAATTACAACGACATTTTTAGAGCATTTGATGAAATGTTTGCTCAATTCGATTTAACTCAAGGTGAGTGGAAATCAAAAACTAGAGTATCTGATGATGGTACTATGAAAGTAACAACTTATTACAGAGGAGACTCTTCAAAATCGGAAGAAGGAATCGACAGATTAAAATATCAACTTAACATGGCGATTGAAAATGAAGATTTTGAAACCGCAGTTAAACTTAGAGACCAAATCAAAAATTTTGAGTCAAATCAAAAAGATATTGATAAACTTGAATTGGAGTTAAAAAAATCAATTGAAGAACAAGATTTTGAAAAATCAATTGACATTAGAGACCAATTGAAAAAATTGAAAAAGTAAAACTAACCCTCACTTCGGTGGGGGTTTTGTTTTATACTACTTAATACTATTTATTATTAAAAATATAATGGAGTCAATATACGAAAATTTAAAAGATAGCAACACATTAGTGGTTGCATTTCAAGCTCACGAAAATACTATTTTTGGTACTACTGTGGATGAATTTAAAGGAATCTTAAATCAACTAGATTATGATACTATAAAAATTAACGATATAAACGGGCAATATTTTTTTAACGGAATTGACGAAACATATAATTCGTTTAATAAAGTATTGGAATTATTATCGGGATATACTTCAGGTTACACAAAAACAGTTTTTATTGGTAATTGCGCTGGAGGTCATGCAGCGATTCTTTTTGGTACAATGTTAAATGTTAACAAAGTTATCGGATTCAATACCGTTTCATATTTGGACCAAACAACTTTATTATTAAATGATGATGGTAGAGATGACCAAGTAAGTTTTTTAGACCAATCGAATGAATATCTAAATTTAAAACCATATTTGGAATCGGCAAATTATAATACTCAAATATATTCTATTGTTGCACAAAATGCCGAAAGACACGTAAAACAATCCAATAACATTTCAACATGCCCAAACGTTACTATTGAAATGATTGATTGCGATACACCAAAAGTGGCGTATTATTTAATGAGACAAAATCAATTAGTTTCTAAAATTGTTAGTATTATTGAATCGTAATTATATTTCGTAATTAAAAAACTTAAAATCTTCTTCAAACACTTCCAAAATAATATCTTTAATTTTAGGAGTTAACATTAAATCATATTTATGTTCTAAATTAGATTTATTTATATTGGATAAGGAAGAAATTTCAGTGGATAAGAAATTATTAAGTGATACAATTTCTTTTGAGATATCTTCTAATTTAAAATACGAAACATTCGATTCTACGTCCCCCCAACTTTTTTGAATTTCAAAAAGTCGAGTACCCCCCCAACTAATACCGTTATTTATACAGTGTTCAACAAAGGAAGTGTTACCGTAAAATTCTTTAATAAAATTTTCAGATTTAATAGATTCGTAAAAATGATTTGTAAATGTTGGAAAATTGTAATTAGAGAATTTTATAGACTTAACATTATGTGTAATTTTCATTAAATGAAAATAGGATGAAACAAATCTGGTGTAAGGGTCTCTTGTAACTTGTAGTATTTTATATTCAGACAAATCGTTGACCTCAAAAATCTTAACAATTTCACTTAACTTTAAATGAATTAACGGTTTTAAAATTTTTTTTATTGGATTGGAAAATTGAATTCCATTTTGGCTCATAGTCTCTTTGAGAGAATTGGATGCGGTTTTGGGTGGCATCAGTACAATAAGTTTCTTGTCCTTATCTATCATATTTTTCAAATAAAGATTCCTCAATCCAATCAACAATTAAATGTATCCTATCTGTTTGTCCTAAATTTTCAGCGGAGTGCATTTTTTTATCATTATTAATTTCCCACATTTCACCTAATTTTAAATTCCTCTTGTCATCACCTACGGTAAAAAAACAATCATCATTTGTTTGTATTGGAATATGAATTCTCCTGCCAATAGATAAGCTAAATCCAACAACATCTACGTGAGGTCTAATTGATTTACCTGCAGTTAGTTTAACTAAAAGAGCCCTCATAATTTTACCATTTTCACCAGTATTCGCTTTAATATGATTTTCCATCTCTGTAAGTTCATTTACAAATAAAGGATAATGGTTGGTTGGCATAATTTTTAAATGGTTAAAATTAAATGACTTATCAAAAATTATTGGTATTGTTTTAGTGTGTATATGTTCGGAACCATACCGTTTTTGTCGGTCAGTAAATTCATCCCAATCTAAATTATTGTCGGACATAATTTTTAGAATTGGCTCAACATTAATTTTACCATGTAATTGAAAAGTCTCATTTATAACCATATTTATAAATATGAAACCATATGAAAAATTTTTAAACGAAAGTATTGGTCTTAAAGAACTTATAGAAATATATCTACAATTAAGACAACATTTCCAAGAGATAGGGTTTAGTGACAGCGATTTAGAAAGCCCTCCGACGTATACACCTTTGATGATGACGTTACATCAAAGGTTTGGTCTAAGACAAAAAGCTTTATTTCAGCAAGTAAAAGATTATGGTTTTAATATTGATTGGAATGAATTTACAGATTACATGAAACCAATATTAACTAAAATAGATGAACTAACACCATTAAGCCATGGCAATTACAAAAGAGGAAATCAAGGGGACGAAGATTTTGAATGAAATTAAATCTTCAAACATTAAGAAAACTGAATACGATACTGAAACAAATAAGTTAATCGTTGAGTTTAATAACGGATTAAAATATGAATACGAGGGAGTACCTCATCAGGCATACACTGCCTTCAGAAAATCCGAATCACAGGGAAAGTATTTTACCACAGATATTTCAAAAAAGTATAAGTATAAAAAACTATAGTTATCCTACTATTTATTTAGGATGAGCAACTTCGAAAAAATTTTACATAGTTTTTCAATTAAAGAAACTTTAAATCCAAAAGTTTGGGAAAATCCTGAAGACCCTAAAAAGGCTACGATGATTCCTAAAGTTAGGAAAGCTCTTGAACGCATCGCAGTTGAATTTGTTGATGACTTAGGAGAAGATGTTTTTGTTGAAGACGTTTATCTAATGGGTTCATTGGCTAATTTTAATTGGTCTGAATATTCAGACTTTGATTTACATGTTATTGTTGATTTTGAAAAATATGAAAATCAAGAAGATTTATATAAAGAACTTTTTGATTTAAAAAAGAAACTTTTTAACGACAAACATAACATTAAAATTTTTGGATATGATGTAGAAGTTTATGCTCAAGGCATTTCAGATGAATCTCATAGTGATGGTGTTTATTCTGTAATGAATAATGAATGGATTCACAAACCTAAAAGAACAAGTAAAGATTTGGACATGTCAGTTTTAAAAACCAAAATTAAAAGTTGGACAGATAAGATTGATGACGCAATTGAAGATGCAAAATCTGAAGGGAATGTTGAAACATTAAAAAAATTAAAAGACAAACTAAAAGACTATAGACAGTCAGGGTTAGACAAAGATGGAGAATTTTCTTATGAGAACTTGGTTTTCAAATATTTAAGAAGGTCTGGGCATATTGGTAAACTTTTTGACGAAAAGACTAAAATCAAGGATAAAGAGTTGTCCATAGAAGGACAAATTCAAGAAATCCGTAAATAATTAGTATTAGTCATATATTTATAAAGAAAAAAATTAGATGGCATTAGTAACATATCTTATAGGTCCTTGTGCTGGCGGAGCTTCAATATTAGTTGATTTTGATAGTTCATCACTGCCTGCGGTTAATGGAAATTATTATTTAACATTTACTGGCGGGACAACTCAGGGATGTTATGACATTATTGATAATGCAGAACCATCAACTGGAATTGACAAAGTACTAACTATGTCAATAGATTATACTGATTGCGCTACTTGCCAAGCTATTGTGACTCCAACGCCAACAGTAACAACAACTCCAACAAAAACACCAACACCAACAGGAACCGCAAGTGTAACATCTACACCAACACCAACAGGAACCGCGGCCGTTACACCAACTCCAACACCGACAAGAACGGCAAGTGTAACATCAACACCAACGCCAACTAACACTGCAACAAAGACACCGACTCCAACAGTTACTACGACACAAACTCAAACGCCAACTAACACTGCAACAAAGACACCGACTCCAACAGTTACTACGACACAAACTCAAACGCCAACTAACACTGCAACAAAGACACCGACTCCAACACCAACAGGAACAGCAGGAGTAACTCCAACACCAACAGGAACGGCAGGAGTAACTCCAACGGTTACACCTACACCATCACAAACACCAGGATTTACAGGATTTTCTGCTGACCAACAATATGCTTACACTCTTGATATTTTAGGAAGTTTCAGTGGTGGAAGTGCAGATTTTAGTGGGGCTTACGCACCTCACCCTGTATTTACAAATCAATTGGGTGAAGCGGTACAACAATTAAACGCAATCACAATAGGTGGATTTAACGGATTAAATAATTAAAAATAAATAAATCATAATATGGGAGATTTAAAACCAATTGGCAGTGAAAAACTTCAAGGTCAAGATAAAATAAAAAGAATAATGGAAATCGCTCGTTTTAACGAGACGACTCCATCGAGTATAAATGAAACTTCAAAATCAGAGTATTCAAGAACTTTGTCTGATGGAAGTAACTACGAAATCGTTAAAGAAAGACAAGGTTACATCATTAAGAAAACTATTTCTGAATCTGAAACTGATTATATTGAGCCAATGAAAAATAGAAAATACTATTCTTCATATTCTCAGGCATTAAAAAGATTAAATTTAGTTGCAGGTGAGTTGAATAGACTTAACGAAAACGAAGAAGGTACTTCAATGTTTGGAGAACAAAAAAGATATACTTTAAAAACTCCTAAACCAGAACCTGTACCAGCACCAGCACCAGCACCAATGGAAGCTGCGGTTCCACCTATGGCACCTCCAGCAGTACCTTCACCTGAATTACCACCATCACCAATGGGAGATGAGGGTATGGGTGTAGATTCATTAGATATTGACGCAGAAATGGGACCTGAAGGTGACGTTGAAATGGACGCAGATGTAGACATGGAAATGGACGGAGGAGATGACGAACAAGTAACGTTTAAAACAATTCAAAAACTAACAGGTAAATTAACTCAAAAAATTAGAACTTTAGATAATGAAGAAGGAATGACTTCTGAAGATATCAAATATGTTATTAATATGGTTATTTCATCTTTAGATTTGAAATCTTTAAGTGAAGAAGATAAAGATGATATCATGGATAAGTTTGATGAAGATTCTGAAGACATGGGTGGTGATGATATGGGAGGTGAAGACTTTACTGACGATACTGAGGTTGAAGATATCCAAGCTGATATGGACATGCCTGTTGAAAGTGAAATGGAAGAAGACTTTGGAAATGGTGCAATTTTAGACCATATCTTTGGTGAATCAAAAATTGATAAGGTAATCTCAAAGTATTTTGAAGTTACTAAAAAAGAAATCATGGAAAGTAGAGAAAAAGTTGCTAAGAAAAAAGTAGCAAAAATTTCTGAAGTTAGAAAACAAATGGGTGCGGTTGTTAAGTTAACTGAAACAATTGAACAAGAATTAGCGTCTCAACAATTCTTAACTAAAAATTCTTCAGCTAAGATTGTTGGCAAAACCAATAAGAAAAACTTGGTATTTGAAAACAAAGGTAAACAAGTTAGAATAACACCTGAAGGACAAATTTTGTAATATGAGTAATTTGATATACGTAAATGGTTTAGGACCCAACTATAAGGGAGACAATCTTTACGAATTCATATTCTCTGAAAGTCTGGATGTGTGGGGGGAATCTTGGGAAAGTAAACCATCAAATGGTTATCCTGGGCCTCCTGAGTTACAATATATTAAAAAAGTAGGAGTTCTGAGAAATACTGATATAAAATTGGAATTGATTCAGAACTCCGATTTTTTTTGTATGATAGATGCGATTGACGATGTTGTCGCATTAGCCTGGGAACCTGATGAAGAAAATGGACAAAATCGTATGGTTTTTAGATTCGGAATGACCGAACAACAAATAAAAGACAAACTCTATGAACGAGATTTGATTTTAGAATTTGAAAAGAAAGTAGTATATGAAAATTAATAAAAAAGCATTAGAACTTATAGAAAAAGGGTTATCATCTACAACAGTTAGTAAGTTAGATGAATCTCAAATTAATGTTCTACATAATAGATTATTTTTAGGGGAACAAGTTGAAGAAATGCCGACTAAAAAAAGTTATAAAGTTGGACAAGACGGTGGAAATTTACCACCATCACCAAAAGGGTATAATGTAAAGAAAACACCAACAGGAGATGTTGTTGCAACTCCAAACGAATCTGAATTAGAGGAAGATGCTGATTTAGATGATTCTGCCGAAAAAGATAGTGGTTTTGACCCTTATGCAGGTAATAGTGTTGGAAATGACGACGGTCCATCTAGTGATGATGGATTTGGTGGTGGAGATGACGGTATGGGTATGTTTGAAAGTGAAGCTGACCTTAAGCCAGGACAACCAAATCCATGGGCAATATGCCATGCACAAGTTGGTCCTAAAAAAACAAGAAAATTTGAAAGATGTGTACAATCTGTAAAAGACCAGTTGAAAGAAGGAAAAAATCCTGTATCTTTGTTCATCGAAAATCAAATTATGAAAATAGTAGAAAAGAATTTACCACCGAGAATCACTAAGGGTGATTTAATTAGACATCTGTCCGAAGGTGAAAATTTTGCAACAAAACACTTGCAATCATTTGGTAAAAGTTCTAATACTGAAACTGCTCCAGCAAAACCAAAAACATCACCAACAACAAAACCAGGAGCACCTGATAAAAAACCAAGACCCGCACATCCTGGTAAAAATCCAAACCCTGGTGAAAAAGAAGCTCCAAAGGCAAAAGTAAAAAAAGAAGTTGGGGAACAAAATCCAGCAGTTGCGCCAACAAAACCAAAAACAAGTCCGACAACAAAACCTGGCACAAAACCTCAAAGACCTGCACATCCTGGTAAGAATCCAAACCCTGGCGAAAAAGAGTCCCCAAAGGCAAAAAACCCTTCTCCTGAAGAAACAAAAGATAAAGTAATTGACGTAATATTAAACCTCCTACAAAAGTAAAATGGCAAAAAAGATTAAAGAACAAATAGATTACGGAAATACTCCCGAAAGAATGGACCCAAGTTTAGTAAAAAAATTAGGTAGTCCTGAAAGTTTGTACGCACAAAATCCTGCAATGAAAAAGGGACCTGCTGATGTTCAAAGATTAGTCAGTCAAAGATTTCAAAAAGTAGCTGACAAATTAAGACAAGTAACGGGAATAGCAGATTTAAGTTCAAAACAAGTTCAAGGGATGGTTTACAATGAAATGATGAGGAAAATTCCTAATATCATGAGAATTGAGGCTGCTCATAAAGATGAACTTATACAATTGGCGATTGACGCTTGTTTAGATGAAGGTGAAGTACCTGAAGGATGGTATCAAATTGATGCTCATTTAGGAGAACAACCAGATACATCAGATTTTAGATATCAGCCAGAAGAGCCTAAAGATGATGAAGAAGAAGAAGAAGAAAAATTAGAAATTCCATCTTTTGATATTGAAGATTTAACAGATGAAGAAGAATTAGAATTAGAAAAACATAAAAGAAATATTATAAATGCCATCATTCAAGGGTCGGCAAAAAGAGGACATTACCTTTTTCAAAAACCAGCGGTTAAAGCAAGATTAGATGCAATTGACCCATCTTTATATAGAGATTATTTAGGTATCATGGCAATTAATGATTTCATGTATTTTACTATGGAACAAATGATTGAGATGATGAGTCAAACAGGTCAAGGTGTGGCAGGTAAAGTATCATTAGACGACGCAGACGATGAAGGAGAAGAAGGTGGAGAAGAAGGGGAAGGTGAAGAACAACCTGACACAAAAATTGTTGCAGTAGGGTTGATTTTTCCAATTTTATGTCATGAAATTATTAAAGGGTTAGAAGAAGCCAAAGGTAGATACGGTCATTCTAAAAATCCTGAAATTCGTCAAAAAGTTAGAGGAGCTGTTGATGTATTATCTAACGAACCAATGCAATTGAGAATAGGCCCTGAAATTGTAGAAAAACTTAGATACGCATTACCTGACGAAATGTATGATGAATCAAATAAAGGTTTAACTCCTTGGTTCCACATATTATTATATCAAATACCTGCACAAGAATTTTTAAAAATTATCGGAAATGCAATATCTGAAGACCAATCAAAAGTTAAAATTGCAACTTCAAAATTTAAAGAAATTATGAAAGAGGCTCAAAAAATGAAGTCTGACTTTGATAATTTTAGAGAAGATGGTGAATCTGACGATAGTAATTTAAATCCTAGTGGTAAGTTTAGTTCTTACGACGATGATGAAGATTCTGATGTTGATTATGCCCCTGAAGAAGAGGACGATGATGAGGATTATCTTACAGACATGGATAATTACTTAGATAGTTTGGGGATAAAAAAACCCGACAATCTTGACGACTTATTAGGTGGTTTGGGCATATCGTTATCCAAATAACCAAAATTTGTGAATAGAGAACAATTAATTATAGAAGTGACGAAGTGTATGAGGAATACTCCTTACGCACTTCGTACTTATTTACAGACCTACGATAACACCGTATCCAAATACGTTCCGTTAGATTTATTTCCAGACCAAATAAAATTAATCGAAGATTACGATAACTACAATGAAAACGTTGCCCTGAAATACAGACAGGCAGGAGTTTCAACAGTTACCGCTGCATGGGCATCAAAAAGATTAGTTTTTGCCAAAAAGAATAAACCTGAAAAAATCCTAATCATTGCCAACAAATTAGATACGGCAGTGGAGATGGCAAATAAGGTTAGAGGGTTCACAGAACAGTGGCCTTCGTGGGTTGGAGTAACTTTCTCCAATGAAAAGAACGCACAAAGACATTTCAAATTAACTAATGGTTGTGAGATTAAAGCCGTTGCAACATCACGAGATGCTCTTAGAGGTTATACCCCTACCATCTTGATATTTGATGAGGCCGCCTACATTGAAGCCGACGGAGATTTTTGGGCTGCCTGTATGGCCTCACTATCTACGGGTGGTAAGGTTATTGTTGTATCTACACCAAACGGATATGACCCAATTTATTATGAAATCTATGACCAATCTTTGAGAGGTATGAACGATTTCAAAATAACTGAAATGTTTTGGTACCGTGACCCACGATATACAAAAGACTTGTATATGGTTAAAACTAACGATTTAGTTCATTTTCTTTTGAATAGAGAAGAATACAATCTTGATGAAATCATTATTAATTTGTCTATGGACAATCCATATGATAGAGACCACTCCATAGTAACAGACTACATTGAACAAGGATATAAACCGTGTTCTTCTTGGTTTGAAGGTATGGTTAAGAAATTAAAATACGATAGACGTAAAGTAGCTCAGGAATTGGAATGTAATTTCTTAGGTTCAGGTGATAACGTATTTGATTCTGATATGATGACAGATATTTCTAAAAACCAAGTCAAAGAACCTCAGGCAAAAATGATGGGAGGAGGACTTTGGATTTTTAAAGAACCTGTTAATGGACATAAGTATGTTATGGGTGTCGACGTATCAAGAGGAGATTCTGAAGACTTTAGTTGTATTCAAATAATTGACTTTGATACAAGAGAACAAGTCCTTGAATATGTCGGTAAAGTTCCACCAGACATCACTGCAGAGATTGCATATAAGTGGGGTACAATGTACAACGCCTATTGTGTGATTGACTTAACAGGGGGTATGGGAGTTGCAACTGCAAGAAAAATGCAAGAGATGGGTTATCAATCAGGAATGTATGTTGATAATGTTGATACAACAAACAAATGGAAGTTTGACCCTAAATTAAATGAAAAAATACCTGGTATTAATTTTAATAATAAAAGGGTTCAAATTATTGCCTCATTTGAAGAGTCTATGAGACATAAGTTTAGAATTTATTCAAGTAGGTTATACAATGAAATGAATACGTTTATTTATGTTAATGGTAGACCTGACCACCAAAAAGGACATCATGATGATTGTATCATGAGTATCGCTATGGCGATTTACGTTGCAGAAAAATCATTCCAATCTTTAGAAAAAGTTGTAAACCATACTAAAGCTATGTTAAACTCTTGGTCCACAGCTATCAGTGAGAACAAAAATACGTCAGAGTATTTTAATCCTATGGTTCCTCAAATGGGAAGACAATTCCCAATAAACCAAGGTCCATCTCGTGGTGACTATGAAAAATACTCTTGGTTATTTCGTTAACGATAAGTATTTATATTATCAAGGTAACAAGTAAATTTACATTATGGCAGAACAAAATATGACGGTTTGGCAACGACTGTCGCAAACATTTGGTCCGAACTCACTTCTTCAACAAGATTATCCAACTTTTAAGTTTGATAAGAAGGAATTATTACGTACCAAAAGTAGAGAAGAATACGAAAGAGAAAAGTTACAAGCACAACAAACTTTTTACCTAACAAATCAATGGGCTAAGGTTGAGAACAATCTTTACTCACAAGCAATTTATTACGAACCATCCAGATTATCGGCACAATACGATTATGAATCGATGGAATATACTCCAGAAATTTCAGCGGCACTTGATATCTATGCTGAAGAATCTACAACAACAAACGAAGATGGATTTATTCTTCAGATTTATTCTGAGTCAAAAAGAATAAAAGGTGTATTAGCCGACTTGTTCAACAACAATTTAGATATTAATACCAACTTACCTATGTGGACAAGAAACACTTGTAAGTATGGTGATAACTTTGTTTACTTAAAGTTAGACCCTGAAAAAGGTGTTGTTGGAGTACAACAGTTACCAACTATAGAAATTGAAAGACATGAGGTTGGTGTTACTGCAAAAATATCTGTAGATATTACACAAGAGTTGGACAAAGACAAAAAAGCCCTTCACTTTACTTGGAAGAACAAAAATATGGAATTCCAATCATGGGAAATCGCTCACTTTAGATTATTAGGTGACGATAGAAAACTTCCTTATGGTACTTCTATGTTAGAAAAAGCCAGAAGAATTTGGAAACAATTATTATTATCAGAAGATGCGATGTTGATTTATCGTACATCAAGAGCTCCTGAGAGAAGAATGTTCAAAGTATTCGTAGGTAATATGAACGATGATGATGTTGAAGCATACGTAAACCGTGTTGCCAACAAATTCAAAAGAGAACAAATTGTTGACAAGAATACAGGTAATGTGGATATGAGATTCAACCAAATGGCGGTTGACCAAGATTATTTTATTCCTGTAAGAGACCCAGCGGCACCAGACCCAATTACAACATTACCTGGAGCAACTAACTTATCAGAGATTGCGGATATTGAATACATCCAAAAGAAATTATTAACGGCACTTCGTGTACCTAAGGCTTTCTTAGGGTTTGAAGAAGTTGTTGGTGACGGTAAGAACTTGGCATTACAAGACATTAGATTTGCTCGTACAATCAACAGAATCCAAAAGAGTATGTTAGCTGAGTTAAACAAAATTGCGATTGTTCACTTATTCTTATTAGGGTTTGAAGATGAACTTTCAAACTTTACTATAGGTCTTACAAACCCGTCAACTCAGGCAGATTTATTGAAGATTGATGTTTGGAAAGAAAAAGTATTATTGTATAAAGACTTAGTGTCTGACCCAGGAAATGGTATTCAAGCGACATCATCTACATGGGCTAAGAAACATATCTTTGGTTGGTCTGACGAAGAAGTTCGTTTGGACTTACAACAACAAAGAGTTGAAAGAGCTGTTGGTGAAGAACTTAAAGCAACTCCTACAGTTATTACTAAAACAGGATTATTTGATAATATAGATAAATTATACGGAAGTGCGACAGGTGCGACACCTGCGGCAGGAGCAGCAACTACACCAGGAGGTACTGAAGAATTAGGAGCACCACCATCATTTAGTTCTCCATCTGAACCACCACCTGCAGAGGCTCCTCCAGCAGAAGGAGAAGTTCCACCACCATCAGGTGAACCAGAATTAGCTCCAGAGTCTAAGAAAAAAGACATGAACATTTTAATTGAAAGTAACTTAATTGAAGGGTCTCGAATGATTGATTTAGGACAAGCTCAAGATTCTTTAGGAGAAATTTCAAAAGAATTGGATAAGTTACTAAATTCATAGTATTTATTTGAAAATGAGCAAAATGACCTTCGGAACCATAAAATCCATAATTGAGAATAATCTACTAGAATCCTACAAGAATGAAAAGGAATTCAAGAAGACATTGAGAGAGTTCAAACACAATGTATTGAACAATAAATCTATGTCAAAGGCGTATACTTTATATGACCAATTGAGTACTCCTCAAGGGTTAAATGATGATGACGCTAAAGAATTCTTAGAAGAAGGTATATCGTTGTTACAAAGAGTTTTACCAAGTATAAAATTACCAAGAACAGTATCTGAATCAGTTAAAAATGGTTATACCGATATTGATACGTTAGTTTACACTCAAAAAATGAGTTTATCAGAAAGAATTAAATCTAAGAAAAATATTGTTTCAATTCTTACATCAAAGCCTCAAAACGTTAAAGAATCTATAAATATTCCTGTTAAATCAATGGTGAATATTGCAAACCAAACATTGAGAAATTATCTTGATACTTTAGATGAGAATTCTAAAAAAGAATTTATTCAAATTGTCTCTGAGGACACAAAAATTCTTGAGGAGAAATTTGAAGTTATTCGTGAAAGTGCAATTAATAAATTGGAAACTATTATGAATAATGAAAATGAATCAGAAATTAAATCAAGAATCTCCGAAACTATTACTAAATTAAAAGACGAAAAATTTGACCAAATGAATTTTTTAAGATTAAAAAATCTTGAGGAATCAATTTAATTATTATTTTTACTTTGAATATATTTTGCCTTTAAAATCTGTGCTCTTCTGACCACAGATTTTTTTGTATACTCTTTTCTCTCGTTTAATTTTTGGTTTTGTTTAGTCTTTATTACCTTAGACTTTAATGTTTTTAGAGCTCTCTCTAAATTGTCCCCATTTTTAATGTTTATGATTATCATATATTATAAAATATCTTGTAGTTTGAGAAAATTTTTGACTATTGGTTTTATATGACTTATTCTTGTACAGAACATAAACATATATAATCATGAAAATTAATGAAAAAAGGAAAGAGTGTAAAGTTAAATTTATACAATCCAATTAAATCCGTGTATGGTACTGTAGATTCAAAAAATTTAAAATCAGTATACATCAACATCCAATCATGGGTGACTCCAAAAAAAGAATATGATAACTGGAACAGAATAGTTTCTAACTTAGGTAGAGAAATAAAACATTCTGTTTTTGAATCAATAAACACTAAACTTTTTCAAGAAAAAAGTATTGTTGATTTAGACCTTAGAACAAGTGGAATCTCACACGGAAAAAAATCATTTTTTAACTTAGAGATTAACCTATACACCAATTCTGAATTAGATTTTAAATCATTAGAAATTAAAGATTCAGTTAAAGGTATCGTTAAATCAATATTTAGAAATAACATTCAACCGAACAAATACTTTGAATTTTCAACTTCAAAAAAGACTGATGACCAATAAACTATTAATAACGGTATATTTATCATAAAAGATTAGATGAAAAATTTAAGAATATTAGAAGCTAGCGAATTTGGTCACGGTATTTTAGTCGAGGCTGACGCAGGTTTTGTATCACCTAAAGATGCTCGTAATGAAAAGGTTCTAAGAGAAGCTAAAGAAATGGATTATAGAAATCCATTTGAATTTTATGCTGTCTTACAAAAATACGATACACCAAATAGAAACGGTAGAACATATCCTGAAAGAATTCTTAAAAGAGAAGCCGAGAATTATAAAAAAGCAATTGAAAAAGGATTATCAACTTCAGAGTTAAATCACCCTGAATCTTCTTTAATTGACTTAGATAGAGTTGCTCATTTAATTACAGAAATTTGGTGGGAGGGAAATATTTTAATGGGTAAACTTAAATTATTAACTTCGCCAGGGTTCCATGAAAGAGGAATCGTATCAACTAAAGGTGACCAAGCGGCAAACTTAATGAGACAAGGTGTTACTATGGGAGTTTCTTCAAGAGGTGTTGGTTCTCTTAAAAAAGTTGGGGAAAGAAATGAGGTTCAAGATGATTTTGAATTAATATGTTTTGACTTAGTTTCTTCACCATCAACGCCAGGAGCTTATTTATTTTCAAACCCTGAAGATAGAACAAAGTATGAAGAAAATTTAGATGAAGAAAAAAAACATAAACAAACTAATGGATATGTTGAAAAGTCAGTTGACTTAATGAAGAAATTAAACGATTTTTTAGGAAAATAATAAAACATGGAAGAAAAATATTTTGTAGCAAAAATTCAGTACGATTTACCTGATGAGAATTCAGGAAAGATTAAAAAAATTAGAGAAGAAAAATTAGTTAAAGGTTACTCAGTAACGGACGTTGAGGCGAAAGTTACAAAGAAATATGAAGGATTTACCCATGATTGGCGAATCACATCAGTTTCTGAAAGTAAGATTGATGAAGTTATTGAAAACTAATTTATTTATTTAAAATTATAAAAGTGGTCCATAAGACCACTTTTTTTATTTGGTAGATATTTATAAATAAAAAATTATGAATTTTCAAGTATCATTAGGTGACGCATATTCACAGGAACTAAGAATTGTTATTGCTAACTCTTGGTCAACATGTTTAGCATATTGCGAAGGAGTAGGCTCTTCAATAAATTCAATTAATGAAATAGACTCTATAAATATGGTGATTGTTGACAGTGGGGCTACTGGCTGTTATCAAGTAACTTTAAAAAACGGTAGTGCTATTTCAACCAGTATGGTTTGGGCTTCAACCTACTCATCATTCAATGCTTGGCTTGATAATCAAGTAGATGTTGAACTTACTACCCTTCAATTTTCAAATAAACTTTACGTAACAGTATAGCCAAAATGAATTTTTTTCATTTTGATACTATTTATTAGTTAAAATAACCAATTTTTTCATGCAAGAAAATAAAAATTTAGTACAAGAGGCACTCATTCAAATGAAAAACGTTGAAGAGGCTATTGCCGAAAACGCAAAGGGAATACTTGCTTCAACTATGAAGGAAGAAATCAATCAATTAGTAAAAGAATCTCTATCAGAACAAGATGATGAAGAAGAGGTTGACGTAGATGTAGACATGGATGACGACACAGAAGATGTGGACGTTGATATGGATGCTGATAATGCGGATGATATGGACATGGACTTAGATTTAGACATGGACATGGACTCTGAAGAAAGTCCAATAGATTTAACTGACGCTTCTGATGAAGAAATTCTTAAGGTGTTTAAAGCAATGGGTGAAGAAGACGGAATCATCGTTAAAAAAGATGGTGACGATATTCACTTAACTGACAGTAACGCTGACCAAGAATATCTTGTTAAGCTTGGTGAATCTGAAGAAGACACAAATTATGATGACACTATGAATTTAGATGAAATCGATGAAATGGACGTTGACACAGAAGATGTGATTAACGCAATTTTTTCAAAAGACGGTGACGCTTCAGATATCGAAGTAGACCAAGAAGATGAAGACGAAGTTATGTACGAAATCGAATTCGAAGAACAAGACGACGAAGACTCAGATGACGATGACATGATGGAATCAGATGATGAAGACATGATGGAATCAGATGATGAAGACATGATGGAATCAGATGATGAAGACGAAGAACTTGATGAACAAGAAGACGAAGACGAAGAAGATTTGGACGAATCTTACAACCAAAGAAGAACTGTTAGAGAAGGAAAGTCTACAGTAAAACCTAAAGGTGTTGGAATTGGCTCAGGCCCTAAATTTACTTACAATACAAAATCTGTAGGTGGATTTAAAGAGGACAAAAAAGAAGGTCCTAAATCAGTGGGTACTGGTAAAGCTAGTAAATTCCAATACAAAAAAGGAGCAAATATGGAAGGAAAATCCAAAGTTGTAAAGGCAGAAACAAAAGAAGGTGATTACGGAATGAATAAGGGTGATAAATCTAAAACTTTTAAAGGTGATAAAGATTACACTATTAAAAAAGGTGACACGTTAAAAAGAAAAGCTTTCGAAAAGGAAGAAACTAAAGAAGCTGCTAGAACTTATGGAATGGGTTCCAAAGAAGGTAGAGGTCTAAGAAAAGGCATCACAAATAACAGAAACTATGTTTATGGTAAAGGTGGTGTTAAAGTAGAATCTACTCAAGAAGAAGTTAATATGTTGAGAGAAAAGAATGAAGAGTATAGAAAAGCGTTAAATGTTTTCAGAGAAAAACTTAACGAAGTTGCTATCTTCAACTCAAACTTGGCATATGCTACAAGATTGTTCACTGAACATTCGACTACTAAGAAAGAGAAAATTAATATCTTAAGAAGATTTGACGATGTTGAAACTTTAAAAGAATCTAAAAATCTTTATCAGTCAATCAAAGGTGAATTATCTAAAGGTGAAACTAAATCAATGAATGAATCAGTTGAAACGAAATTAACTAAACAAGTTACTTCAGGTTCATCAACTACCTTAATTGAATCAAAAACTTATGAGAATCCTCAATTCATGAGAATGAAGGATTTGATGAGTAAGTTAGGGTAAAAAATAAAATAAATAAAACAAAAACAAATATTTTAAAATGGGAGCATTATTAGAATCAGGTCTTGTTGGTAACATCGGTCTTAAGCACCTTAAAGTTATCAAAGAAGATACAATCAACAAATGGGACAAATTAGGCTTTTTAGAAGGTCTTAAAGGTCACATGAGAGAAAACGTAGCTCAATTATACGAAAACCAAGCATCATTTTTAATTAATGAAGCATCATCTACATCTGATACAGGTGCATTTGAAACTGTGGTTTTCCCAATTGTTAGACGTGTATTCTCTAAATTATTAGCAAACGACATCGTTTCAGTACAAGCAATGAACTTACCAATTGGTAAATTATTCTACTTCGTACCTAACATTCAGGCGTACACTGACCCTGCAAACTTGGCGAACACAGGTATTCACTACCCTCCTTATGGTTCACCAAACGCAGCTGCGGACCAAACTCCAAACAGTGGTTATGACTATAACAACACTAAAGACCTTTACGATAGATTCTACGAAGGTAACGAACCAGCATTAGACCCACCAGGTTTATTTGACTATTCTAAAGGACAATATTCTGCAATCACTGCAAACGTAACAACAGTTTCATGGTTAGCTGACCAATTAGTTCCTTCTGCATATACTCTTTCTGATTATAGAAAAGTATTAATAGTTATGTCAGGTTTCGCATCTGATGGAGCTGGTAAATTAATCGGTCCTGATGGTCAACCAATGGATAATGAAGCTTTCTTATCTGATTTGACTATCTATGGTGTTGCTGGAAACGCAACAACTTCTGCTAACACAACTAACCCTTATTTATTCAGAGTTGTAACTCAAAGATATGGTAAAGGTATTGTACAGTACGGTAACAACAACGCTACGTTAGTATTCCCTAACAGTAAAACTGATGGTGGTCAATATGACAACTTATGTGATGCTGAAGGAAAAATCTATTTAGAAGTTGATTTACAGGTACCAGTATGTATCACTTGTGGTGGTTCAATGGACGGTTACACAGGTTCTACATTTGCGTCTACAATCGCAACTAACTCTCAAGCATTCTCTGCAACATATAGAATCTATAAGAACTTGGAATTCGAAGATAGAATTGGTGAGGTTTCATTTGACTTAATGTCAGTAACAGTTTCTGTAACTGAAAGAAAATTAAGAGCACAATGGTCTCCTGAAATGGCTCAAGACGTTGCGGCATTCCACAACATTGACGCTGAAGCTGAATTAACAGCATTATTATCTGAGCAAGTTGCAGCGGAAATCGATAGAGAAATCTTAAGAGATTTGAGAAAAGGTGCAGCTTGGAACTTAAGATGGGATTACAATGGTTGGAAGAGACTGGGTTCAAGTGCAGTTCCATACACTCAAAAAGATTGGAACCAAACTTTAATCACAGCAATCAACCAAATTTCAGCTCAAATCCACAAATCTACATTAAGAGGTGGAGCAAACTGGATTGTTGTTTCTTCTGAAATCAGTGCAATCTTTGATGACTTGGAGTATTTCCACGTTTCAAACGCAGCTCCTGAGCAAGACCAATACAACATGGGTATTGAAAGAGTTGGTACTTTAGCTGGTCGTTACCAAGTTTACAGAGACCCTTACTTCCCACCTAACCAAGTGTTAATGGGTCACAAAGGAACTTCTTTGTTAGATACAGGTTACATCTACGCACCGTACGTACCTCTACAATTAACTCCAACAATGTACAATCCATTCAACTTCACTCCAATCAAAGGTATCATGACTAGATACGCTAAGAAAATGGTGAACAACCGTTTCTACGGTAGAATCACAGTTGATGGTGTAAGAACATTTGACTTGAGAGAATTAAGATAATCATTATCTTATATTATACTAAAAAGGGTTCCCAATGGGGACCCTTTTTTTATTTTACGATATTTATTAATATGATTAAGCAAAGTTGGAATATTGACACAGAAGAAGTTAAAAGAATATTAATGATGCATGAGAGTGCAACTAAAAATTTATATTTAATCAACGAACAACAAAAAATTAAAGTTGGTGAAAAGACAACTACAACAGGGAAGGAAATTTCGTTGGATAAAAAGTCTTACCCATCTGGATTGTATTCTATTGAAAAATTAGGTGAGGGTAAAAAAGATTTGGATTTAAAATTACAAGAAATTGCACAATTTGCAAAAGCAAATAACGGTACCCAACTTAACATTCAAATTGAAGTTGGAGAATCCAAGGTAACTAATTTTGATAATGAATTAAAGAAACCATTAGGACAAGGAGAATTAGCAAAATTAAGAGGAGAAAAATTACAACAATATTTAACCAATTATTTTCAAGGATTAGTAGAATCAGGGTATTTGACTACAATGCCAAATATACCAAAAGCCCAAACAAATGTAGAGCTTGGTACTCAAAAATATGATTATGTTAAACTTAAAGATGACCCTAAAGATGTGAAATATTTGGAAGACCAATATGTTAAATTTAAAATTAGTTTATCTGCAACTAAAACAGAAGATATCTATGATTGCTTAGTTAATTTAGTAATAGATGTGAGTTACTATAATAAACCTGATGCAAAATTTCGATGCAGAGGTGGACACAACTGTAATAACGCCGAATTTGAACTTTATATTGATAATGTTTTATTAGGTATTGCAAATTTAAATAATTATGGATGTGGGCAAGACAATAACCCTAATGATTGTGATAGGACTGCCCAATTTACCGTTACAAATGAAATGGTTCAGAAAATTGTTTCTAATCCAAAATGGAACAAAAAAACACTAATACTTTCAACAAGATGTATTTCAAGTGCAAATTGTCATACGTCAGTTCAAGAGGTTAGAATTGTTAATGGTACTGGTACTGAAATATATCACGATTGCGTTAACCCACAATCTGCAAGAGGAAATACTTCTCAAAAAATATTAGCAGTTTTAGATAAGTGTGGTATGCCAATAAAAGGAACTACAGATGATAATGTTAGTGCGGAAGAAATACAATCATTATCGGACCAAGTTAATACTCAAAATAATGAAAAATTAACTGAAATAATTAACACCCAAGGACTTACAGTTGTACCAAACACAAATGGTGGTACTACCTTCTTTCCAAAAAATAGTAAACTTATAATTTCAAACATACAATCAAATAAACAATTTTTAACTATAACTTATAATATTAAATCTCCTATGGTGTTAGGGTATTTCATCAATCCTTTTGGAGGTAGCAAACCTTATAAACATAGTTTTAAAGGGAACGAAACCGTCAAAATAAATTTTCAAATACAACCTTCGGATATTCCAGAAAGAAGATTAAAAAAATATGAAGAAAGAGGTATGATAAGCGAAGTACCTAATTTTAATGGTTATAACGTTGATTTAGCATTTAATGAGAAAGGAGTAGAATACCCATCAAATGTTATAATAGTTTCTACTAACGAACAGTAGTTGTATCGTAAAGTATGACAATACTGTCCTTAGTCATTAATTCAATGTCATTTTTTGATATTGAATTAACAAAGTTTTTTGTATAATTTTTTAAATAATTTTTTTTTGTCGATTGATACATTTTTTCTGTCATAGGGATTTGAAATTCTTTTGTTGTCGAACAAGAACATATTAAAAATATTACTCCTATAAAATAAATTGTTTTGGTCATATTATTTGTATTTTGTACAAAGATAAGACATTTTTTATTTTCATCAAAAAAATTTTTACTATATTTATTAATAGATTTTAAGTTATCAGTCCCCAGTCGTAATGGCTGTTGAGTATTCACGGACACAAAGGTATTGGTAACGTAGTCATTAAACTATTGTAAAATTTAAAAACATGAATTACGCAACACAAGTGGGCAAACCGACTGCGCACATCACAAATAAAAAGTCACGTCTAAAGGTCTATAACGGCCATATAGTCTTTTTAAAAGATAAAGACAATTTCGAATTCGAACTTCATAATCCAAAACAAAAATCAGTCCTTGTAAAGGTCAAATTGAATGGTGAATACATTTCCACAAGTGGTATTGTATTGAAACCAGGTCAGAGGGTCTTTTTAGAACGTTTCCTTGACTCTAATAACAAGTTTGAGTTCAGTACCTATGAAGTTAAAGATACGTCAGAAAACAGGTCTGCAATCGATTTAAACGGAGATGTTAGAATTGAGTTCTATGATGAACAAACATCAAGGAATAATTTTGCAATATCATCAGGAACTATCTATGGAAATGGTTTAGTATATGGAAGTCGTAGTAATGATTATATTCCACATTTTGGTACTACAATTAGTACTACAGGAGGAGTAGGGTATTCAACAACTACGTCAACTTATAATATATCAAATGCAACTTTTACAAGTTCTGATTTGAGAAGCAAATTTGATACGTCAAAAACGTTGTTGAACGGTAAACCCCGAAGTAAGAAAAGTAAGTCAATTGAAACGGGTATAGTCGAAAAAGGAAATGAATCAAATCAGTCATTTACCAATTCATATCAAGAATTTAATTATTATACATCGCATGAAGTTAATTTTAAGATTCAACCATCAAGCACAAAAAACAAAACCACAGAAGACATTAGACAATATTGTACTGAGTGTGGAACCAAGACAAAAACAAACTTTAAGTTCTGTCCGTCTTGTGGAAATAAGTTATAAATGAAAAAGGGTCCCGTGAGACCCTTTTTTTTTGTTTGTTAAACTATTTATATATACACATGGGATTAAATAAGAAACATATTAAAGAAGCAACAGGTTCAGGAAGTGCAGGACATTTTAAAATTCCAATAGTATTAGCTCCACAGAATTGGAAAGAAGACCAATTAGGTCCATTTAATATTCCTGTTTATCATTATAATAATGCTGAATTGGCGTATGAAGAAGCTGATGGTGATTTTAAAGAAACACCTGAAGAAAGAGCCAAGATTGAAAAAAGAACTGATAAGTTATCACGTATTGATGATTATCTTAAAAGTTTCTATACAGGTCAAAATGACGAAGATGGTAGTAATATTGCTGATGTTGAACCCCCTGAAAAAATTATTAAACAAGCCGTAGGTCCACTTAAAGAAGACTTGGCAGTATGGTTTGGTACAAAAAAAAAACCAAAAGGAAGTTCACAACCTAAAGGTCCTTGGGTAAATATTTGTCGTAAAAAAGAAGGTGGTGGACATCCACCATGTGGTAGACCTGAGGCAAGTGACAAAGGATATCCAAAATGTCGAGCTGCGGGTGTTGCAAGTAAAATGAGTGATTCAGAAAAAAAATCCGCATGTCAACAAAAAAGAACCGCAGAAAAATCGCATTCAAAAGTCGGTACTGGTAACAAACCAAAGATGGTTTCTTACAAACCAAAAAATGAAGGATTAACCGAACTTATCCGAAAAGTTCTTAGAGAAAGTTTTTAATTTAATTTATCCAAAATATTACTCAATGAATGCTTGATGTTTTTTCTAATTTCAGATTCAAGTACCTCTCTTCTGTCTTCTAAAACTTTATCAAATATTTGAGTTAATTCTATAAACTTAGATGTTTCTTGTAGATAGACACTATAACTGTACACATGATTAATTAAATGGATAGTATAACCTTCCATTACAACATACATATTTTTTTCTTCGTTTTTAATAATTCTCTTGTGTGAGATTGGGGAAATAGTTAACTCTGATGTTGGATTAGTGATTAACTTTTTGCAGATTTCTGAAGCAAATATTTCTTCGTCCGTAACTTTAGGTCTTGGGTCAAACTTATCTTTAAGATTCAGATATATTTTAAATAATAAACGAGGGACATACCCCACAACTTTATTTTCCATTTAACAAATATAGAAAAAATTTTTCAAACTAACAATAGGAACCTGAACAATGTTTTTTCCCATCTAGTCCTTTTATTTTACCTTTGCATACTTGAACCGCATATCCGTTTGCATAAGCGCTTGGATATACTTTAAATTTTGATTTTGCTGCGGATTTACCTCTTGAACAAAGTGGGGTACCCGTTTTTTTTCTACCTTCCTGAATATCTTCATAATCAACATATTCAGATTCTTTTGACATTTCATTTTTGAAAAAATCAAATACTTGGTCAATATTAGTCTTAGCTTCAGATATATGGTCATCTGCCCAATCATGACCATTTTGGATTATGTCATCGATTTTATTTGGGTCCATATCCAACATCATATTACATTGTCTTTTTATTTGTTCTAAATTGCTAAAGAACATATAGTTAGATTGTTCTTGTTCTTGCTCTTTAAGAACTTTTATTACCAAACGGTTCAAATCTAATTCTGTTAATTTTATTATCTTACTCATGATTGTTTTGTATTTACAATATTAAAGGTTAATTGTTTCTTATAAGTATCTTTTTCTCCTGAAGTATTCACTTGAATGTCTACATAATATTGATTAGGTATTTTATCTCTCATATCAAATATAAAATAAAATTCGTTTGGAGTTCTATTGATAGGAGTCCAATCTTGGACTTGAACTTCAGTAGTTCCTTCTTTTACATATACTCTATAAAACGAAGAAACATTCTCTAATAATTGTTGACCAGTGTAAGCCTTTTTAATTGTCACACCAACTTTTCTAATATCAGTATTTAATATTTGTTCATTTTGTAATATACCATAAAAACTAAATCCAAATTTAGATGGTTCTTTAGAAAGAGGCCCAATCTGAATTCCCGCATTATATTGTTGTAATGTAAATTGATTTGTTACATTTGGAATACCTTGACCATTAATAGTTAAACCTGACCATACATCGTAAAATTGACAAGGTGTAGGGTATGATGTAAATCCATTAGGAACAACAACTTCATAAACACCTTTAGTTCTTAAACAAGTTGTTAATGATGCCATTCCTGTTACCGCGTCACCATTTCGGTCTTCAATTCTAACGAACGGGTCTGCGTCTAAATTAACTAAATCACCATTCTGATAAATGTATAAAAACAATTTGTTCTCTTGGCTTTTCAAAAATAGATTCCTGTCGTCTTGAATTAAGTCGTCATAATTAGTTAAAAGGTATGGTTGGTAAAAAGTTTGAGTATGTCTTGAAAAGAATGCAACACTGTAACTATCGGTTAACCCAGTGATGTTTTCAATTTGAGGAAGATACGCAACTCCCCAACCTGTAACACCTGTGATAGAACCGTTTAAGATACCATTTATCTCGTCAGTCATATTCATGTTAAGGTCTTCATTACCTAACTCAAAATGTTGTCTTGCAACGATTGTAAGACCTGAATAGTTAACTGTGCCACTATTAGTATTACTGTATACTCCTGGTTGAGACCAATCATCTATTGTTGTTGTTTGGTACCAATTAGATGGTCTTGTTGAGAATGCTCTACTATCGACGTAAGTTAATGGAGAAATTCCACCTTGTGAGCTTCCTTGGGCAATATTAAAATCAGTATAATCGTATCCAACACCTTCATCCCAATATTGTGGATTTCCTGTATTACCTGATACGTTAGGTATTCTAAATAATATTAAATCAAATGATGTTGCACGTCTTCTTTCATTTGACATGAACGTATTAAGTAATTCATTATCAAATGATGAAGTATTGGTCATCTTTAGTGTGTGAGTCATTGCTGATGTACATCCTGTTGATATAACACCTGTTGCAATGTTTTCTTCTAACAAAGATAAATCTAAGTTGAAAAGTAATCTTGAGTAACCGTAATTAGGAACTATGTAATCCGAAGCACCAAAATTTAATTCAATAACAGGGTTTCTTCCTGTATTAACATATGAGTTTGATACGATGGTATTATTTTTATCTATGTAAGACCTTAGAATTGACATTTATCTTTTTACTATAAATATCAATTAAGTCGAATATTACTACTAAGTATTTTTTCAACTGCATTATTTAACTCTGTAAGCATCTTTGCTGTACTTGAGCCGTCTTGTGTTACGGGTACTGGAGGTAGTCCAGGAAATGCGTGAGTATGGGTAATTAAGAATCTAACAATCATATCTATTAATTCTAATAACTCTTCTCCTCTAACCATACTTGATGTATTTGGCATAATATCGTCGGCAAATTTTTCAGGACTGATACCATATAAAGTATCGTCAAAATTAATTTTGGATTTGCCAGGAATTTGAGAATTATGGGACAATAAAAATAATTTATCACTACCTAATGCTCCATATGTTGACTCTGAAGTAACATATTTAGACTGAGGAACCACTTTTTTAATAGGGGTTTTAGGGATACCTACCTTACCCTTGGCATATATTAATCCGTATCCACCTTTAATTGCTGGTGTTAATTTAATTGCTCTGTATATATCGGTAATATTTTTAACTTCAATATTACCCGCACCTGCCCCTGAATTAGTTGATGGATTAAGTTTTGAATACATCAATGAATTTGGCCTATAAAAAATTGGAAATTTGGTACTCGCATTATTATCGGGAAATAATTTAACGCCACTTGCGGTTACATTAGTTGTGTTACAAGTTTTAATAAAATCATTTATAAACTTAATTACTTCTGTTTTTGATAATAACGTAAATGGTTCGCTTGCAACTAATTTTTTAAGATTTTCAGAAACTTCACTTGTTAATGTTAAGTTTTTTGAATTGGTTGATACATCTGGTTTAAGTTGATAAAGGTATACCGCTCCTGAGAATTTGTCTTGGGTGTTCTCAGGATTTGTGACAACCCATTCAATTAAATACTTAGTTAAAAGTACGTCTTCTTTAAGTTCATAATATACTTTAGGTTCTAAACTTTGTTTGGTTTGTTGAAATTTACTAAGTTGTAAGAATCCTCTTTGTTGATTTGCAACAGGGATTACATTTGGCTTTAAGTATTGTCCTTTAAATTTACCAGCACGAATTAGTATCTCATCTTCTTTGACAATCATATCCGCACTACCTCTACCCATAATTGCATTATCGCCAGGTTGAGGGAAAACACCTTTATGAATTGATTGGTCTGTATATGTACCATCTTGATTCTTTAAAGGTTTTGGATTTTTAATTTGCATACCTGTACCCGTAAACTTATTACCTCCATAATAATACTCTTTAAAAGTCGTTGTTGGACTTGAAAATGTATTTTGAACATAATATTGGTTTTGGTATTTGAAATCCTTATTCATGTAAATAACTTGAATAAGTTCATCCACCTTAGGTGTTGAATAAATAAAATAAGGTAATAATGGATTAAAAATAAGAGGGTCTCTTGAAGTCCAAATATCTTTCTCTTCATTCCATGGTGGGTCAGAAATACTTTTTAATATATCTTCGTAGTTATCGATTAGTCTAACTCCTCTGATTCTACCCAACATCATTGGGTCTTCTATATTTAAAACTCTACACTGAAAAAATATTGAATTATCTTCCATTATTTCTGTCTTGATACACGTTTAGGACATTATTATACAACTCTTCAACTTTATCTAAATAAATTGTTGAGGTAATAATTGACTGTTTTGTTAATTCAAAATCAGAAGATAACAAATCCATAAACTCAACTAACTTAGTGTTAGGTAAGTCTTTTAAATTTTTTTGTTCTTCTAAAATATTTTGATATTCTTCGTTTTTCATTTTATATTAATTTACCTATTGATGGACCCGCCATACCAATCGTTTTCAACTTACCTTCTTCAGTAATATTCGATACAATTCCTTTATTAGCCGCTAAATTAAATTGTAACATAAGATTAGGAGAACCATCAGGAAGAGGTCCTGTCGGAACTCCTATAGATTGAAGGATTTGAATTGTGTTTATGGTCATCTGCTCTGCCGAAATACCTGGTAATGCACTTGATAAAGCTAATAATGGTAATGGTATTGTTTGACCTCCACCTACAGATTGACCAATTAAATTAAGTAATAATAAAATATTATCTAATAAATTTTTACATTTTCTATAATCATCTATTAATTGTGCTATTATTAATGCAATTTGAATCAACCTTAAAATCATTGCATATTTTTTGGTTAAGTAAGATTTAGAAACGTCTGCAATAATACTACCAACTAAATTAACTATATCTTTTTTTAATATCTCAAATAAAACTCTAAGAAATTCAGCATTAACTTTAGAAATGACTTGTATTGAAAATGTTTTATATACCTTTAAAAAATCCGCTCCGTTAGTAACTATATTACTTCCAGCTTGTCCAATATTTGCACCCGCGTTTCCAGCGTTAGTTATTGTCGTATTTACACTATTTGTGGCTGTATTTGCACTTGTTACTGCTTGATTGTAAGTATATGTTGCACCTGATTGAACTACCGATAATAAAGTGTAAAGAGGTAATAAAACTTTTGGACTTAATACACTTGCAGCAACCGCCAAAGGTATTTTTTTAATGACATTTGTGTTGATTGAAACACTAGAGTTAAAATTGGTTGGTATTGTGGCTCTCCAATCTGGATTTTGTGATATTGAATCAACAATAGTTTCTAAAGTGGCAACTTGTTGTTCTACGGTTTGACCTGTTAGAGTATCTCTAAAATCAATTAATTGACTTATAAGAACTTCAGTATCTACAGGAACTTTAACATTGTCACAGTCTATAAATTCCATAACACCGTTTTGGATGTTATTAATCTTAACTTCAATATTTCTTAAATCTATTTCAGTTAATTCATAAAAACTATCATCAACACCGTCAAGTTCTGCTACTTTGGAGACACCACTTACATCAATTTCTCTTCTTGAATCAAAACATAACCCTAAAATTCTTTGTATTAATAAGTCAAATTTTGATTGTTCATCAAGTTGTCCATAACCAACTTGCAGATTCATACTTACAGCTCCAGAAATGATGTTAACTATTTGAGCTCCAATATCTACCGTATCAACTAACTTAATTGTACTATAATAATCTGAAATAAATTCTCCAACATTATTGCTAATATTACCTGAACCATCTTCTCTATTTATTAATACAATACGATAATAGTCTCCTGTAACCCCAAAACTATTTACGTTTGAATATTGAACATCAAATAAATCCTGACCCGATTTACCTAAATAATTTTTACCATTAATTTGATTAAACGACCTACCAGTGTTGTTAGATTCCATTAACTGATAAAGTTGTTTGTTCATTGGAAATGGAACATCTCCACCATAAGGTCTAAATTTTTGGTCTCCAGAAGGTGATTGAGCTTCATAGAAAATTTTTCCAAAATTTGTTTCAGGTGATTGTTTTAAATTAGAAAATAAATCAATAGAACTAACTGGTATGTAAATCCCTTCTTGTTGAGGTAGTAACGGTAAAGGTTGTGATTCAAGAACTGAAGGGGATATACCGTTATACGTTTGTTCAATTGAACAACCTAAGGCTTTGATTGTTTCCTCTTTAATAATAACTGATAACTTTGGTTCAATTAACGCAGCAGCTTCTAACATTTTTTTTCTAATATATGTTGAAGTACCTGAACCAGTTCCTTGAGTTTGACCTAAGAACCCTAACAATTGGTCCATTGAATTAGGTGGTTCTCTAAAAAATCTTTTTTGTAGATTTTTAATTTTGTCTAACTGAGATGTAATTTGTGATGATGCTTTAGTAGCCGAATCCCCCGCATTTTTTAAACTTTTGGCAGCACCAGAAACATCAATATAAGTTTTAAATGATTTTATCTTACCTTGTATCGAATCTTGTGCTGAAGTTATATCTAATGCTTGCATCTCTTATTTCATTTTATACGTTTCTTCATCATTAGAAACATCTTTTTCTATAAGATTTTGTATTAAATCGTCATCTAAATCTGCAAGAGAAAATGATTCTGTATTGTTGTTAGATTTTTCCCAAATACCAGATTGTAATTTTGATAAACTAATTTTCTTTTCAACACAATCGTTGACTATTTTTTGTTGTTTTTCAATTACAGGCCCAATAGTTGTCATATCAGCAGGGTCTTTTAACATTGCTAACATTTTATTTTGTATTCTGATTGCAGTTTGTCTTTGTTCTACAAGTTCGTTGTAAATTTCTTGCATTAAAGACAAGATTGAATCTTTCGTGAAATTAATTTCTTTTCTTTGTGGTCTTGGCATACCTATAAATACTTTTTTAATTAGTTTTTCATTTTAATCTGAATAACTGTATATAATTTTTTAAACCTTTTAATTGAACTTCTAATCTCTTTAGTACTTAAGTTAGTCATTTCTCTTAGTGAAAGTAGGATTACATTTTTGTTGAATTTGTTATTATCTGCTCCTGAGAAGATGCTTTCATAGTTATCAAACAAATCAATAAGGGCATACCCTAATTTTTTTTCATTATCGTTTAAATTTTCATTATCGATAAATTCTTTTAATTCTTTTAAATATTCAACAATAATGATATCGGTTTCAACGATATCATCATCAATTCTATAACTCATATCCACTCTTTCTTCTAAACTTGAAGATATGTCTTCATATGATATTTTTCTATTCGTTTCTTTTTGGTCTTTAATTATTTGACCCATTAAGTAATTTTTACAAATTGTACCAAAATAAGAATAAGCTTTCTTATTCTTATCTGGTTTAAACTTGTCAACTTTAGTCATTAAAAACGAATGAGTGTCTGTATGAATTTCGTTAAAATCCATGTCCTTACGATATAGTTTATATCGTCGTATGATAGATGAAATCATCTTATCAAGAGGTCCTCTTAAAAATTCATTATATATTTTATTTTTTTCGTGTGAGTCCTCTGTGATTAAAAACTTTCTAACCGCATCTTCTTCTCTTACATCAAAATAATTTAAATTAACAGCTTTTCTTCCTCTCTTTTTAGATAAAACATCTTCTGTTGTTGCAGATAGAGTTTCTTGCATTATACATTTTCAGATTGATATTTTATGACTCTGTCGTCAGGGAAGAAATATTCTTTTTTCGCTGTTTGTATCCAAAACTTAACTTCATCCTCAATCATTTTTTCGTCACCATTTTTATAGTTCCAAAAAATTGAACCTTCTCTAAGGTTAACATGTTTGTAACCAAGTTTTGGTATAGTCATAATTTGAACTGAATTATATGTAAGTCTTAATAAGAATTCATATATAAATGTTAATTTAATTGAAGATTTAAACCCTCCAAAATCCTCAACAATTTCTTTTTTAAATACAGAACCTGCTGTTTGAAAATTTTGATACTCTTGTAATGTTTCATTTGTTAAGAATCCCATTTCTTGAGTAAAGTTTGCAGCAAAAGTAGCCTCATTTGTAAATCCTGCAAAAAGACCTTTTTCATCCGTCTCAACGACTACAGGTAAAAACATTTGAACTTCAGGATATGATGTAATGTATTTGTCAACATTTTTAAACCAAATAGACGAGTACTCGTCATCAAATTCAAAAAGAGAAACCCATGTTCCTTTTGCGTTTTTAATACCATAATTTACTTGGTCACAATAGTTTGCTTCTTTATCCCAAAGTAATTTATTTACAGTAAGATTTCCAAAGTCATATCCATTAAGTAATGTAACTAATTGTTCTTCGCTAGTGTGTATAATTACAACCTCCTCAAACTCAATTTGTTGATTTTTAAGTGATGTAATTGCTTTTTCAAAATATTCATCAAAATTTTTAGCCTTTGATGATTTGATTGGTAGTATAACTGAAAGTGATAATTTATTGCTCATATTATTCTTCTGTTTTTGAAATTTGTTGTTCGAATGAATCTGCTCTTGTGTTTAAGTAAGTACTAAATAATGTTACAACACTTGAGTCAAATTTTTGTTTATCTGAAAATTGTTCTATTGTTTTTTTCATTTCATCTTGTATTTCAGGATTAATATTATCCTCAAGCCAATTTTGTATATAATCAGCGATAACATCAACAAATAATGTTTTGTCGGTAATCCAAATACCATTTTGTTCAGTCATCCAATCTGGAGGTATATTAGGAACTTTTCCAATAACAGGAACACCTGATTTCATAGATTCTAATGGGAAAGTACCAAAGGCGCTATCATCGTCAATCCATACACTTAAAAAACAATCACTTAATGAGTTTGCAAATTCTTTTTCAGACAACCCTCTTAAGTCTCTAAATGTAAACCATCTGTATTGAGGGAATTTTAAATAGAAAGTTTTAATAATATTAATTGCGTCAGTTTGCTCTTTTGTGTGAATACCAATAATTGGCATTGCTGGTGTTGATTTAGGTTTAAATGAATCCGTAATGTACGGTTCAATAACATCAAAAGATGATTGTCTCATTACTCTTTCAATGTATTCTTTTTGTTTGTTAGATGTTGTAAGACATTTCATAAATCCAAATTGATTCCATGATTGACCTGGCTGTAATGTTTCTAACATGTGTGAATATTGTTGTGTTAGAACAATTTTAGCACAAGGTAATTGTTTTACTTGGTCCATAACGTAACCAAATAATTCAGGAATTACTAAGAAATCTTCAGGAGAAATCTCTAAATTTTGACCTTCAATTGCTTTATGTGGTATAGACATGTATTCTTCATTCAACCACGCAACAACTCCTGAATAATCCGCTTTCTCATGTAAAATGATTGGATTAAACCCGTTGTCTTTTAATGTTTTTGCCATTTGGTAAATGTATCTGACAGAAGCTTTTGCATTACCTTTAGTATCTTGTACTAAAAAATAAATTCTTGCTTTTTTGTCTCTCAAAACCTGAATGGACTGTTTTACTTTTTCTTCTATTGTGTTTTCCATATTAATAATGATTGATTAGTTTTTTATTTAAAAGACTGTTAAATGCGATTCTAAAAGGAATACTTGTGTTTAAACTACTTTTCATTCCTAATTTTTCGTCAACAATATCTTGTTCTGTTAATACAGTGTCTAATAACATTTTTACCATCTCAAATTTGATAATGTTAATTTTCATTTCTGTTGTTCCTGATAAATCCTCAGGTGATGCGTCATTAGACATATCAAGGTACTGTTCAATTACATCTAAATCAATGTAATAATTTTCACCTAATACATTTATCATACTATTTCGTCTATTTTTGATTTGAGTTCTTTGATTGTTGAAATCTCATACTCGGTTTTTATATCTGAATTATAAGCGGTATTATACTTAATAACTGTTTTATTTTCAGGATGATTTAATAATAGTTTAGGATTTGCGGTAAGTAAAATGTCTATAGACTCCCAAAGTGAATTAATTGTACTTTCACTATAGAACTTAATAGATTCTACTAAACACCCAAATTTAGAAATAAAGAATAATGACGCTGGTTTTGATTTACCAATTTCATCAGAAACTATTGTAATATCGTGGTTATCCCTAACATCTAAATAAAAATCATTAAAGTCCATCATTCCTGAAGTTTCTACAGAACCAGCATGTCCAAAAATTTCCATCGTATGTTCTTTATATAAAAAATCATATAACTCATCTTCATTTTTAAATTTAAGATGTTTGGATATTTCTAAACTTGTTAATTTTGTTATAACTTCATATTTAAATTCTTCATCTTCATTAAAAGAATTTTCAATATACCATTTCTCATATTCTTGTTGAATTTTTCTGAGCGTATCTCGAAGAACTCCGTTTAATTCTATTCCTATTCTCATTCTTCGTATCTTTTTAATATTTTTGTAATCAATGGATTTCTTACAATATCATCAGAACTAAATTCAAATACTCCAATATCATTCATACCTTGAAATTTTTGAAGAGCGTCCCATAATCCAGTTTGAGTTTTATCTTTATGTCTATCAAATTGTTCTAAGTCACCTGAAATAAAAAATTTAGAATTAAATCCAATTCTTGTTAACAAAAGTTTCATTTGACTTGGAGTTGAATTTTGAGCTTCTTCAAAAATTAATATTGAATTATCAATATTCATCCCTCTCATATAAGCTAATGCAAAAACTTCAATCGCTTCAACATCTTTTAATTTTTCTCTTGATTCTTTACCAATAATTTTATTTAATAAATAATAAGATGGGAATATGTAAGGGTCTAATTTTTCTTCAACACCTCCTGGTAAACTCCCTAATTTTTCTTCTGCCTCAACTGCGGGTCTTACAATAATAATTTTTTCATAAGGAGTTTTTGGGTCAACTAATAAGTCTACAGCCGCCTTCATTGCGATGTAACTCTTACCAACTCCAGCAGGCCCCGAACATATTGTAATTTGGTTTGTTTCTAGTTTATTGTAATACTCTTTTTGACTTTCAGATAAAAATTTTTCTTTAGTCTTTCTTTTAACAATTGAACAAATTAATTCTTTTTTCGTTCTTGTTACCATAACTTCACTTGTTGTTGTTGGTGTTGTTGATGGAGTTCTTTTGGTGCCTCTTGCCATTATATGTTATTTGATTTTATGTCTATCGGAACTTTGAGGTTCTCGTCTATAGACTGTTTTTCCACCGTCAGGACTTTCATAAATCCATGGAGTTTCAATTTCTTTTTTGTCAACTTGTGACTTAATCCATTGGTAAGTTTTTTTCAAACCAATAGATAAGGGTTCACTAACTTCCCAACCAACTTTTTCTCTATAAAGTTTATTGTCAGAATTTCTTCCCTTAACACCTAAAGGACATTTAAATCCGTACTTGTCAATAAATTCTTGACCATCAATATTTTTGATTTCAATATTTTTATCCGATATTGCTATTGCCATTCCTGCAAGTTGATTAATTGTAACCATTTCTTCACTACCAATATTAACAGGACCTGTAAAGTCACTTTCCATTAATCTTAATACTGCCTCAACACATTCATCTACGTATAAGAATGAACGAGTTTGCATTCCATTACCCCAAACTTCGACTACATCTCCGTCTTTAGCCTCCACAACTTTTCTACACATTGCTGCTGGTGATTTTTCTCTACCACCTGTCCATGTACCTTGTGGCCCAAAGATGTTATGGAATCTTGCAACTCTAACATCTAAACCATAGTTTCTATGGAAAGCCAAATATAATCTTTCGGAGAATAATTTTTCCCATCCATATTCTGAATCAGGATTTGCAGGGTATGCTGAAGATTCTTCACAGTTTGGATTTAATGGGTCCAACTGATTGTGTTCAGGATACATACATGCTGATGATGAATAGAATACTTTTTTAACTTTTTTCTTAACACATTCGTGTGCAACATTTAGGTTAATTGTTGCTGAGTTATACATAACATTAGCGTCATTCTCACCTGTAAAGATGTATAATGCTCCTCCCATGTCGGCAGCAAGTTGATAAACTTCATCGACTCCTTCTTCAATAACAAGCTCAACAACTTTAGGGTCTGTTAAGTCCCCTAATATAAATTCATGACAGAACTCGTCTTGAAAGAAGTATTCGTGTTTTTTAATATCACATACTCGTACGTGATTTCCTTCTTCTTTTAATCTTTTGGCAAGATGTCCACCTATGAACCCTCCGCCTCCTAATACTACTATTTTTTTCATTAGTTAAAATACTTTTGGTATATATCGAAATATTCGACAGTTTTAGTGGGAAGTAAATCCCTATAGTCTTTTAGATTATCTAAAAGGTTAAGTGTTCCTCTGTAACCAATCACTTCGTTCTCTAAATTTTTGACAAGGTCTTGCGGGTTTCTCGCCTGATAGACTGACGCTTTTGCAAATATGACAGAGTTTGGAAAATGATGTTGTAAGACATAGGACCCCCAAATGTCATCCATTCTACCTGCATAAGGAAAGACAGAGTAATGTTTAAGGACATCTCTATGTATGAATGTATTTTGTGAGTTAAATGGTGTAAGTTGTTTTGTTGTGAATGGTTCAAATGAATTAAATTTTACGATTGGTTTTTTACTTAATCGACAAATTGCGTCAATATCTGGGTCACCGTCCCAAAATTCTGCTTGAACCATCGGGGTAATTTTTGTTTTCCCTTTGTATTCAATGTTATTTTTTACTTGTAGATATTCGATTGGAAATCCTCTATGCCACAAGTCATTATGTTCTGTGGTTGAAATTGCGTCGAAGTAAGGACATGACAAGTTTTCATATTCATCTACCTCAATTTCTTGACCCAGTAATATGTTGTCACCCCAGAATTCATATGGTATATTATCATCATCAACTGTTGCAATAATTTCTGCTCCACTTTGATATGCGTAAACTAATCCGATATTTCTTCTTTGAATTGTTTTCCAACCAATAATCTCAGATAATTCAGGATATAAATGTTCTTGTTTAACTGGTGTTAGATAAACTACATTAAGGTAGTTCTTAACAAGTTTTTCATATGATTCATGTGGGAGTTTTGTATCTCCAACAATTACAAATGTAAAATCTTTTTTATCTGCAATTTCACAAAACTTAATGGTTGCCTCTGTTGGCTCATTAATTGTTGTTGTTATTATATATTTTTTCATATTAATATATTAAGTAAACGTGGTTACCTTCCATTGTGTTTATGATTGTATAATCAGGGTTAATGTTATATAACGCATCTTTAAATTCTTGTAGTGTTGGGAAATTACCTTGTCCTAAGTCTCTACAGTCGTCAATTAACATTACATGGTCATTACGGTTACTTGCCGATTTAATAGCCCCTAATTCTTCTTTTAATGGACCATCTAGCATACTGTGAGCGTCCAATAAGATAAAGAATCTTTCATCAGGTAATTCTTCTAATACAGATTTTAATACATCGCCTGAATTACCTTCTAAGAAAGTAAGGTTACCGTATTGTTCAGAAAGTTTTTGATATGTTTCTCTATAACTTCTTCCATCATAAGGATTACGGTCAGGAAATAATTCTACTGTAAATGCAACATCAAAATGTTCAGCCAAGAATATTGAAGTTCTTGCGTCGTGAGTTCCAGTTTCAATTGCGAAGTTTATTTCGTTTAAGTTTGGGATTTTGTCTTGGTACTGGTAAAGTAAACTAACAAATAAGTTAGGTATTGGTAACGATGTCTTATGTATGTCAGACATTTGTTCCCATCTACTATCACCTGTATAATCTAAATTTAATTTCATATTAGTTATTTTTTATTATGCATTTTAAGATTTGGTCTTTATAATCAGCAACGGTATCAAACGCTTTTTGAATGTCGTTAAATTCAAATTCATGTGAAATAATTTTTTCAATCTCATTGTCTCCTGTATAGTTTTTAACACAGTCTTCCAAAGTTTGATTTGACCTTCTAACATTTTTAATTGTCAGTTCTTTAGTCCTCATTCTATGAGGATTGTATGTTACAAAATCTGATTCAGGGATTCCAATTAATGCAACTTTACCATTAACCGCCGCAACATTAATACATCCATCAATAGATTCTGTTGTACCTCCTGTGTCAATAGACATTGTAGTTCCCATACCTCCTGTTAATTCTTTGATTTTTTTTGTGTAGTCATCGGCAAGTAAGAATGATTCTGTTGCTCCGAAGTCTTTTGCAAACTTAACTCTATATGGTAATTTGTCTATCATAAAAATATCTTTAACACCAGCCTTCTTTAATATAGAAAACATACACAAACCAATAGGACCCGCTCCAAATATAGTTGCTGATTCAGTAAATTTTGGTTCGAGTAAATTTGCAGTGTGTAGACAAACCCCAAGAGGTTCAAGTAAACTTGCCAAGTTAAAGGACATTGAATCTGGAATTTTAACTAATTGTAATTCTTCAACTATAACATAGTCGGCAAACGCACCTTGTGCATTAGCTCCCATAAAAGTTCCTTTATCACATAAGTTATGTTTACCCTTTAAAGACCAATAAGAGGTGACACACGGCATCCCAGGTTCAACTGCGACTCTATCACCATCTTTGAATAATTTAGACCCGTTAGAGTCAACTATAACCCCTGAAGGCTCGTGACCCATGTACATTGGTAGAGGATTTTTGAAGGAACCTAGTCCTCCTTCTTTAAAGTAATGCATGTCGGAACCACATATTCCAACAGATTTCATTGAGACAAGTAATTGACCTTCTTTTAATTTTGGAATTTCTTCCTCAAAAATATCAATCTTTCTTATCTGAGTTAGTTTTGCTACTCTGTTCTTCATAATCGATTAAAGCTTGTTTTAAAACATCACAGATGTAATCGACCTCTTTTATTGATAATTCAGGGTATAGAGGAGGGCATACGTGATGTTTAGAATAATAATCAGTATTTGGTAAATTTACAGAGGAAAATTGTTCTTTATATAAAGGTTGTTCATGAACAGGTATTCTATAGACTTCACCTGTCAACGAGATACCTTTTTCTTTACAATATTTTTTTAACCACGCTCCGTCCATAGGAGTGATTACAATGGCTTTGTAGTTTGCACATGTACCATTCCCTTTTTGTTTAATAACTTTGTATTTGGTTTTGGATAAGTTTTTTCGATATCTTTCTAAGAGGTCAGTTCTTTTTTCAATCCTTGAGTAAACTCTATCACATTCAATACTACCTAACAATCCAGTGAATTCGTTAATCTTAAAGTTGTTTCCTTCAGAGTTAACAATAATCCCGCTATCATAAATGTGTCTCCCAAAGTTCTTTAATGATTTCATTTTTTCATAAAGTTCTTTGTTATTTGTTGTAATCATCCCACCTTCACCTGTTGTCATAACTTTAGTTGGGAAGAATGAAAAAGTTCCTACATCACCAATAACACCAGCCCTGTAAGTTCCTTTTAATGAAAAATGAGCGTGAGCGGCGTCTTCGACCAATGGGACATTATTTTTTTTACACACATCAACAATTTTAGAAATGTCGTGTGAAATAATACCACCAATGTGAACAATGACTACAGCTCCAACTTCAGGTGTAATCTTAGTTATCAAATCTTTTAATGATATTGAAAACGATTCTGGCTCCATATCTAATAATTCAATAATACCTCCAGCATTTGTGATTGCAACACTTGTTGCAAAAAATGTGTTTGACGGCATTAAAACTTTTTTACCTTTCACATCAAGAGACTTTAATGCTAACTCAATTGCTGTTGTGCCATTTGAACATGCTAATGCATATTTTGCGTCACTCATTTCAGCAAATTTATCTTCAAACTCCTTTACATATTTTGATTCTCCTAATGGTCTATCAGAAGACAAGATATCCCATGAACCCTTTAAAAACTTAAACTTAGATTTAAAATCAAATTTCAATCTAAAAATTGGAATGTTTAATTTTTTCATAACTTATAAACTTTTTTAACTTTTGATGGTATTCCTGCAACCATAACATTTGGTGGAACGTCGTCAATAACAACAGAACCCGCAGCAACAATTGAATTGTCACCAACTTTAACTTTAGGTATTAGTGTGCTCGCAGCACTTATAAAACAATTTTCACCAACTTCAACATAACCACATAAAGTTGCGTTAGGTGATATTTGAGAGAAGTCTCCAATTAAACAATCATGTTCAACTATTGACCCAGTGTTAATTATTGTACAATTACCAATAAAGGAATCTACATGTACTACAGCGTTTGGGCAAATTAAATTACCATGACCAAGTCTTTTAGATTCAACAACTGCGGTCGGGTGGATACAATTTATTGGTTCTTTTTTGGTATGTTCTTTAATTAATTCATAATGTTTTTTTCTTAAAATATTGTCACCTGTTGCAATAAAATAATCAATGTTAGGTGACTTAAGATGTTCTAAAGATTTTTCAACTGTGGAGTATAATCTATTAATTTGTATTTCATCCGCAAAACATTCTACATAATAAAGTACGTGATGAGGGTGAGTCATTTTAAAAATGTTTGTCGCTATCTTAGCTCCTGCTGAGCCTCCGACAATTAGGATTGATTTTGGTTCACTCATATTAATTCAATTGGCAAATTTTCATTATACATACCCCAATCATCAGGGTTAGATGTATTTGTAAAATCTTTAATAATTTCATTTTGGTCAGACATTGGAGGTACTGATTCGTCTTCATCTCTATCTCCACTCTTACCATGATTTAAATGAAATATATAATGGTCTAACACTTGGATGTTAGAATAGAAAGAGGCTTTCTTCATAACATTTGTATCAATACCACAACCAAATAAAACAGATTCTTCAAATCCTTTCATTTGGTTCCAAATGTTTTTGTGCCCAATTTGATAATCACCACAACAATTAATTAATGACCATTTGTCGTTATCAGTTTCAAATCTTTCTTTAGTTCTGTAACCATCACGATTATTCCACAAAGATTTATATAAACTTTCGTAGTCATTAAATGATAGATGAAAAGACTCGTCAACATCTCTTCTTGGTACTGTATAAAATACGTCTTCTTTTAATATAGAATCGTCAAGTGGAGTTGTAACAATATCGATGTTAGTTGAAATAATATAATCGTTAGACGCTCTCCTTAACCCTATATTTCTACCAATAGATTCAATAATTGTGTAGTCGGCAATGTGAGGGTATTTTTCTTTTAAAAATTCTTTAGGAACTTGAATATATTTTAATTTTCCTGTTTGAGGTAAATTATGTTTAATGTTAGAAATAACTCCTTCTCCATTCTTAGTTTTCCAATCTACAAAGATAACTTCATCATGATTTTCAATTAAAGATAATAACGCCATAGTAGTTCTTTTGTGTAAGTTTCCACCATAGTTATCGTTTCTTGAAGTTAGTATTACTGATTTTTTCACAATATTACTTTCTTTTTAATATTATTTCTTCTGTACCAAGACCAATGTTATTAATTTGAACAATTTCCCAATCTGTTGCGTTTTCACGAATCCATTTTTCACTTATAAAAACAACTCTAATTATTTCTTTACTATGCCAATTTTCAAAATTTGCTTGTTTATTTTTATCGTGTTTATGAGTACCATCGTCATTTAACATCCCATCATACATAACAAAAATACAACCTGTATTTGCAACCTCAGCTAAATTTTTAAAAACATCTGATTTAAATTCTAAAGGAATGTGAGGAAGAACTGCATTGGTAAACATGAAATCAAATTTAACTGGAAACTTATCTGCAAAACTTTCCGTTAAATCGGATTGGACAAATTTTAAATTTTCTTTTTCATATTGTTTAGCGTAATTGATTCTATTATTGGATAAATCAATTCCATAAGTTTTTTCAAAAGTTTCACTTAAAACTCTGGTAAAATACCCTTGAGCACAACCAACATCCAAACAATTTTTATTGATATTTTTATCAATTAAATTTTCAATTTTTGGAATTAAATTTTCTTTCATCCAATTAACGTCTCTTTCAGGATACCCTGTTTCAGAACTAGGAGTTCCTTCTGGGTTAATTAAACTTTCGTCTTCAAAATAGTTTTTTAATGCTTCTTTTATATTATCTATCATATTATTTATATTTTACATATTCTTTTACTTCTCTGATTTCAGAATCAGTGAATTTATTAATTTCTTTTTTTAATCTAAACCTTTCATCGTTTGTGAAATAAACTTTTCTTGCAAAATCGATGAACTCACCCTCAAATCTTTTTTCGGTTTCTAATACTCTTAGCCTATCTTCAATATCCCAAAGTTTTGTGTTGATGTCAACTAATTGATGATATAAAGATTCAATTTCAGGTTCGTTTAAATAACCTGATGATAAATTGTAAAGGAGTTCAAATTCCTTATTTATGTATTCTAACTTTTCTTCATTAGTTATTTTTGTTTGTTTTACGTGTAAGATAGATAATTTGTCAATTAACTCACCAACACTTACTGGTGCTTGAATCATAATATGTATGTTAAATCTTTGTCGAAAATATGTTCGACTTGATGAAAACTTGGTGGATTATGCCTTGAATAAACCGTAACATTTTTTAAACCAAGTTTTGAGATTATGTAGAGAATTGATGTCTCTACGGTATAAATGTGTTTAGCCTTTAATAAAAGTCCAATCCAATCAAATAAATTATCCCAACCAAGATATTCCATCTCGACTGAGTTTTCATATTCTCCCATATGTGGACATGGTTTTGAATGTGGAGGAGAACCAAACATTCTGTTAACAAAAACAAATTCTTTATCTTGAACACCATAGTGGTCAATAAGTTTTTGTTCTCTTTCTAAATTTCTTTCAAATTCGAAATAATCTAACCAATCAGATGAGTCCATACTCACCATCTTATATTTCGCCTGCATAACAGAAATATCGGGGAAATGTCTATCAAAATGTTGTATTGGTAGGTAAATTGAATCATCGGAAATTTGTACTGGTTTACTATATCCTTCCAAATATATGTTCTTGTGAGGGAAATTTTCATTTTCAGTTACAAATTTCAGTCCATCAACTTTAATATAGTTTTTGATAAATTCAAACTGTTGAATTACTGGCCACCAAACTTCATATCCTTTAGATATTAAATCTTTGGCAATTTTTTGAGTGAAGAAAATATCTCCAATTCCTGCGGGTTGTCTTATTAAACAAATTTTAGACATAATCTTTTAAGTGATTTTCAAAAATCCAATCATCAAGAACACTGTATTTTTGTACTCTATCATAATTATCTTTAATAGCTTCTATTTTTGAATTATAAAGCTCTTCAGTTAGTGTTGTAATATCAAAGGTTCCATCAAAAAATATAATCCCATCTGAATTAAAATATTCTGTAACTTTTGGTGTACCCATATAAATTGGAATTGTTCCTGTTGCAAAACAATCTAATATTTTTTCAGTAAAATACGTATCGTATGTATCGTTCTCAACACAAAATGAAAAACGGTAATCAACTAATCCAATTTCTTTATTCGGTATTTCTTGAATACCCCTGCCAAAAACATCAATCTTATCTTGGTTTGCCATTGCAAAATCATGTCTGATTTCATGTTGGTGTGTCCATCTTTTATTTGATGTAATCATAGATGCCATCTTAGTTTTTGAATGTATACCAAAATTTTTAATATAACTACCATATGCGGGAGTCCATTTAAACTTTGGGCTTAACTGTAACAATTCATCATTGTGTGTCCAAATTTGTTCAAAAGTTTCAAGAACTTCATCTAAATGTTTTTTAATGTTATCTACAGCTCCCCCATCAAATTTTCTGGATTCAATAACCCAAAGAAACTTTTTTTTGTTACCACCATCAACTTTGTGGTCTTCAATTCCTTTAAATAAATCATTATCTAAATAAACTGAAATATCGTTGTCATAACTATTAAAACACCATTCAACAAGAACTGGTGGTTTATTTGCGGTTGAACCTTTGTCATGAGAAAAGTTTCTTGAGAGCATGTTTAACTTAACCATCCGTCTTCGTATTTTACTTCTAATACAATCCAATTAGGTTCGTATATGTCTTTATAGTTTCTTGGTCCTCTTGGTCCAAACCAAATTGAAGGAGCCACGATTTTCTTATTAGGGTTAGGATTCAAAAATGTACCCCACCATGAGAATGTAGAGTTAACCATGATATGGTTTTTACATAATGACATTAGCCACATCTCTCTATAATCATCATCTTCAACGTAAGTTACATTATCAAATTTAAGATTTTCTTTAACCCAATCTTTGTCATCACTAAAAACAAATACGTGAGAATATTCCCCAATTTCTTTAAGTGCTCTTTCAATGTATACTTCATTTGCAATTGGATGAATGTCAGGATTCATAAAACAATCACCTCTACGAATGTGAACTGATAAAGTATTCTCTTGTTTTAGTTCAGGATGTTTTTCATACATCTCTTGAATAAATTCTTCTGTTGGAGCAAAGATTTTTCTAATCTCGTCATTATAACCAAAGAAGTTTTTGCTACTTTGAAAGTACCCGTCAAAGACAGTGTCGTGGTCTTTAGCGTAAACATCAATATATTCCCATGGGCCTTCACTAACTTTTTCAAATCCGTCAATACTGTCAATGAATTTCATGTTTCTAAAGATATTATTAAGGTAGTTTTCTGTTTGTCTTCCTTGCATTGGTGTCCAAGAACGTGGTACAAAAACAGCCTCTCTGTTCAATTTCATTGCGTGTGATAATGCGTGCGCTGCTTGGAACATTTGATTTCCCAGTCCACCCATTAAATTACATGATATTAAATTACTCATCTAATTAATTTTTTTAATTTGGTTTTATTTCTTATTATGTTTGAACATCTTTCTTGTTCTTGGTGACCTCCACCTGTTGCACTTCCGACCTTATGGTCATTGTACGGGGAACCCGCGTTATAAACATAATATAGGTTTGGTAAAAATCTATAATTCTCTTTGCCTGCCAATTCTAATAATGAAAATGTGTATGCAACATCTGCCGCTGATTTGAAATAACTTCCATCATCGTCCCGTAAATAATCTTGAGGAATTGATTTCCATAAAAATGTTTTCCATGTTCTTAAATGTGAGAATCTAAATGTATCTTTTCTTACAGTATCTGGATTACATTCCGATGAAAACCCTGGATTTCCATCGGAGTACATAAATGAACCGTTAGTTAACCAAACTTTATTATTAGAATAAACTTTTCTTATATCTCCAACAACATCACTGTTAAGTAAAAAATCATCACCATCAATTTCAATTACAATATCTTCATCATCAAAAGTTGATATTAATTCATCTAAATTTTTTAGTTTAAATTTTTTTTCTGTATTAACTATAAGTTTAAACCTATTGTCTCCTTCTATTAAATTTTTAACCAATTCAACCGTATTATCTGTTGATATATCATCAATTAAATAAACTTCAAACTCTATATCTTTTTGGGATTTTAAAGTTCTAATGCAATTTTTAATGTAATTTTCTGCGTTCCAAAAACAACAAACAAATTTTATCATTGTAAATTAATAACGTATCCTTCAGGTGTTGTACCTTGTTTATAAAATTTAAGTCTACCATTATAAGATTCACTTAATGATTGTAAATTTTTAACAACCTCATCAATTTCAATAACATTAACCGAATAACCTTCTTCTAATAAATCTACACATAATTTGAATTGTTGGGATTCTTCTAAAATATCCGTACCTCTTTTATATGTTATGTAATTCATAACAAATGGAACTTCTTTATTAGGGTTTAATGATATGTAATGGGTTTTTAGGAACGCAGCATGTTCTGTATTAAAGTCATCTACAGTTAATGGTAAATTTAATTCCATACCTAAGTTCTTAGCATAATATCCTAATGCTCGATTATCTCTTGGAAGACAAGGTCCACCAAATCCAAACCCATATTTCATATATTTTTTACCAACTCTTGTATCTCCACCTATCGCACTTAATACTGTGTCAATTTCTAAGTTTAATCCTGATTTCATTAGGATATCACCCATCATATTGGCGTAACTAATTTTAGTAGTTAAAAAACAATTAATTCCTATTTTTGTAATTTCTGCAGCCTTTGGGCTCATAATATGAGCATTGACAGAAGTGGTTTGTATTCTTTCGTAAATTTTAACTAAAAAATTTCCTAATTCAGGATAATCAGTTCCAATCAAAACAATATCAGATTGTTCAAGTCCTTTTACAATTTCTCCTTGGGCAATAAACTCTGGATTGTATGCGACTTGAGTATTGAAGACCGCAAGTTTCTTTTGAATTTGTTCAGTGTCACCAGGATTAGTCGTACATCCAATTATAAATTTTTTATCGTGAATAGGTAAATTCAATTGAGAAACCGTGAAAAAATCATTAGCAACCTCAAAAACTTTGGATGTATCATAATTACCATCCATAGTTGATGGGGTGGCAACAAATGTGAATATTACATCACATTGTTTAATTACTTCAACATTGTCTGTAGTAGCGCTAAAATCATGTACCTCAAATAACATTTTTTGAATATGAGGTTCATTTGTTAAACAAACACCTTGATTTAAATTTTGTACATAATCTTCTCTTTTATCAGACACGAGTACATTGTATCCTGCCTTCTCACATAATAAAGCGAAAGTTAATCCTAATCTTCCAGCTCCAATAATCCCTATTTTCATATGACATTATTTTCTTTTAAATCAAAAATTGGTATTGAAACCATTTTATGTTTATTTTTTGTGTTGAAGTTTGCGTAAGTTGTAAGTATTGTTTTTTCTTTTTCTGTTAACTCTAGTTGTTCTGACCACTTATTCATACCATATTCCATAGCCCACTCAAGCTCATCATAAGTTGAACCTATTTGCGTTTCGTCAACTCTATTGTCTTCCCATAAACCATCTGTAGGTTCAGCGTTAATTATATCTTGAGGTACTCCTAATAACTTACCTAACTCTCTAACTTCTGATTTATATAAATCTGCGATTGGGGAAATATCTACTCCTCCATCACCGTACTTAGTATAAAATCCAACACCGAAGTCTTCAACTTTATTTCCTGTACCGATTACAATACCACCAGATGAAGCCGCTATTTGATAAAGAGACACCATCCGTAATCTTGATTTTGTATTTGCAAATCCAAGTTCAGAGTTAAACCTTTTATCAAATGCTTTGTGAGATTTAAATGATTCGAATACAGGAGATAAATCTATATAGTATCCCTCAACGTTATCATATTTTGCGCTTAAAAGTGAAATTTGTAAGTCAGATAACTTTGTATTTTCAGGACTTGAGTTTATTGGCATTCCAACAACAATAGTTGGTATTCCTGTTTCAGCACATAATGTTGATACTACTGCTGAATCTATTCCACCTGAAACACCTACTACTAAGGTAGATATTCCATTTTCATTTACGTAAGACTTAATCCAATCTTGTATTTTTATGGATAAGTTTTCATAGTCAATAATTCTATTCATTAAAGGATTTTTTGATACTCTTCTTTTATTTGTTTTGCGACGTTAGAGGAAAAGTATTTCTCTACGTCTACAGGAGGTTCGAATTTTTCTTTTGATAAAATAAATCCACCTGAATCTACTTTATAAATCCAACTCGGTTTTCCGCACATCCATCCTTCGATAGTTGTTCTTCCTAATTGAATTCCTGCAGTTTCTTCACATCTATATATGAAATTTTCTACAGACCAAGTAGGAGGGAAATATTTTACATGAGGTTCAAATAAAACTTGTTGTAGATAATTTCCTTTATCTTCTCCTACTAACCAAAGTTCTTTACCTTCTTCTTTTGTTCTTTCCATTAAATCTAAGATGGTCTCTTTTCTTAGGTAATCTATGGTACCAACAAATAACACAGAGTTTTCTGTTTTAACTAAAGGTTTTGGCTTGAATTTATCGTTATCAATTGGATTATAAATAATATCAATTTGTTCTTCGGGTATCTCAAATTTATCTACAATGTGGTCCTTAATTTCAGGTCTAATTGCAATATACTTTTTAATTGATTCGTGTTTGATAGGGTCTTCTAATTCTATAACTTCAGAATGAATAGAATAGATTTTATCTATCTCAGGATAAAACTGAATCATTCTTTCGGCAACAGGTTTATGTTGCATATGAATAATATCAAAGTTAACTTCAGAAACACGATACATTACATTTTCAGTTGATACTTTAAATCCTTCAGGTGTATTAAATCCCCATTTACCATCACCAAGTTTAAAACCAGGAGCTTCTTCAAATGATATACATTTAATACCTAATCTTTTTGCCATATCAGTTAATGGCCCACCTATTTGGGACATAACAGTAACATCACAGTTTTGTTTAATTAAATTCTTTGCAAGTTCAAAAATATATAATTCTGAACCAGTAAAAGTTCTAAAAAACAAAGATGATATTAAAACTTTAATTCTTCTTTGAGAGTCGTAGCTAAGTTTAACAGGTAAATTTTTTGCGTATTTTGATTCAAACAATTTTCTGTTCTCTTCCCATTGTTCATTAGTTTGACCGATTGACCTGTGAGTAATTCTAATATTAGTAATAACACCAACTTTAACTCCTTCAATATGGTTTTCAAAACAAAAAGGAATATCATAAAAGTGAAACCCTTTAAAGTCTTCGTTAAAATTCTTTTTAATTTTTCTTTTGTCAATTGCAATGAATAGACCGTCAACAACAACTGTTTCTATAATTGAGTTACCTAAGGACTCTGAGTATTTTGATTCCCATTTCTTTCCATCACTTTCATGGTTAACAATGCCAACCATCTTTCTTCTGTCTTCCCACCACATTCCACTACTTGGCATTTGAGTTGTTCCTGCCATACCAAGAATACCAAAATCACTTTTTTCAAAATGTTTTAATAATTTGTTATACCAAGAATTTGTATCAAAATATATATCATCATGACAAAACACAACAATGTCAGTCTTTGATTCTGACAAGACTTCATTATAAACTTGGGCAAGAGACTTCTCACCGTTGTTAACTTTTTCAATGACCTCAAGTTTTTTAAAACCTGAACTCTTTTTTAGATATTCTGTAAACTCTGGTTTACTCTCTCTTGTTGAGTATGCTATTGTAATCATATAATTAAATTATTCCCGTACTTCCAAATCCTTTATCTCCTCTGTCTTTATCTTCAATTTTATCAATCTGTTCTAATTGTACAAAAGTACCATTAACAACAGGACATAAGACAGCTTGAGCAATTTTCATTCCTTTGGTTACAATCACTTCATGATTATTTGTGTTAAACATAATCACTTTAATTTCTCCGTTATAACCTGAATCCACAGTTCCTGGTGTATTTAGTACTGTTAATCCTTGGTTTATAGCTAAACCACTTTTAGGTCTAACTTGTATTTCATATTCATCAGGAATAGATAACTTAAGACCTGTTGGAATTAATGCTCTTCCAAACGCGGAGAGTTTATAATCTATTGTTGAATATAAATCAAAACCTGAATCAGATGGGTAAGCGTAAGACGGAAATTTCGCATCTTCGTGTATTAATTCAACACCAAGACGTTTAGTTCTAAGGGTTATTTCAGTCTCTCTATTCATTTCTTCAACTGACATTCCCAACATATCTTCTAATTGTTTTATATAATCTAACTCAGGTTCTATTCCTGAATCTGATTTTATCTTTTCAAATTGTTCTAAAACTTGTGCCCAAACCTCTGGTTTTATTTCGTTACCTTGTTGCATTATTTTAATTTTAATAGTTTGTTAATTACGTCGATTAAAACCGATACGTCCTTCTCACAATATTCAACAATACCTGAGATATCTTTTTTAACCCAAAACGCTTCGTGAACTTTATTACCTGTAACCTCCATGTTTTTAGAAGACTCAACACCTAAACAAACACACATTAGTTCTAATGATGCTATAGAACCATATCCACCGTATTGCCAAAGTTCTTTAGTATCAAGAGCTTTAATTTCCCATGGTTTAGTGTCATGACCTGGTAATATTTTTGGAGGAAGAATACCATTCATCATCATTCTTTTTGCCAACATTGGAATATCAAATCCTTTAACATTGTGACCACATAAAAAAAAGTTTAATTCTCCAACTCGTTTAAGCAGTTTTTGAACCTCCTCCAATAGTTTTTTTTCGTCAGGGTCACTGAATGATTGCATTTTAGTTTCACCTTTGTCTGTAACAAAAGCAACACTAACACAAGCAATTCTTGCAAACTCAGGAACTAATGCCGCTCTGTTTACAAACATATCTCCAACAGGTTTGTCCGCATCTTCAGGAAATCTTTTTTGAAACCAATCATGGTAATTTTTAAATTGGTATGCCAGCTCAGGTCTATTAGACTCAAGAGATGCCCAATCTGGTTGAATACCGACAGTTTCGATATCTAAAAATAAAATCTTGGTTAAAGGTATGTTTATCATTATATGATTGATTTATAAAATTCTGCTCTTGTTTTTGTTACAACATTAAGGTCGTACTTGTCCTTTACGGTTTCGTATAACCTTTCTCCCATATCTTTTGCTAAGTTAGGATTTTTTACCAACTTCTCAATAAATTTTGGCCAATCAGCGTGATTTCTATTTTCATTTACTAACATAGCATTACCGTCAACAAACTCACCATTTTTCATACAATGTTTTAAATCGATAGTATAAGGACCTAAGTCAGATGCTATTAATGCTTTCTTATAAAATCCAGCTTCAATAACTTTCAACTGAGACTTCATTCTATTAAACATTGTGTTTTTAATTGGTGATAAGGATACGTCAAATTTAGCATAATTTTTTGCGTATGATGTTACAGGTTTAGTCCAAACTCTCAAATATGGTTCGTCAGGATTACCAGTATAACTTTCTTGATTATAGTTAATCAAATGTTTTTTATATTCATCAGACACAATTGAATAGTTCTGTGTAAATATTTTTTCATACTGAGCCCAAACAGTTTCGTGAGGAAGAATATTACGTTTAGTTTGTTCTCCTGTTTGTGCGTTAATTTCAGTTACACTACCTCTAGTGTCAAATCCACATAACACATATTGAAGTTTATCTTTTAAAGAAAAAATCTTACCAAACCCTTGGTCTAATAATTGAATATCATGTAAGTGGGAAGAACCTCCTAACCAACCAATTCTAAGTCTATCAGACTCTAATGTTGGTTCTTTAAATTGAGATTCGTTTGGATTAATTGCGTTAGGAAATACAATAACATTCTTGTTTAATTTCCTAATTTCATCAGCAAATAAAGATGTTGTGGTTGTAACATACTTTGCAACTTTTAAGTTTGCAGTAATTTTTTCATTAATCTTGTGAACTTTAATAATATCGTGGATTGGGTGTTCTTTACCTGGCATCCAATAATCGTCAATATCACAAACAGTTATAACTCCTAATGAGTTTAACATTTGAATAAGACGATGGGCCTTTTCAAAATCGGGCCCAATACTTCTATGGAATGAAACTATTTGATATTGGGTCCAATAGTTAACATCATCATATGGTGGTTCATAAACGATATCGACGTGAAAATCATCAGGATAGAGATTTTGTAAAAAGATGTGCGGGTCTACTGACCTAAACTTACCAACTCCTGTTCTATCGGATGGTACAACGAGTACTTTGATTTTTGACATAAATTTTAATATATACTCAAAAGTATAACAAAATATGTCAAATAAGAAAAGGTGTTAGGCCAACTTTTTAATTTTGGTAACTTTACCTTCAAACACGTGCTTACCTACTTTAAAGCTAAAAATTTCATTAGATTTTTCAGAACTTTCCATAAGTAATCCGTTTTCTCTAAGTGCATTACTTACGGCTTCATTAATCATTTTTTGAATTAATTTGTAATTAATACCACTAACACTAGAAGTTTGTTGTGGAGATTCCGATTGAGTTTTTGGTTTTGCCGATTCAGGAACATATCCGCCATCATTACCTTTCATTAATCTTGAAGCTCTTTCAATTAAGTCATTTGATAAAGTCGCTTCAGGTTGTTGTTGTTGCGCAATTGGATGTTCCATCATTAACCTCTTAATATCATCAGGAAGTTTTGAATTTTTAATTGCATCAACGGTTGGATTACCAACTGGTTTTGTATTCACTCTAGGGAGCTCTGATAAATAAGGTTGTTGAACTTGTGGTTGTTCTTGTAGATATTCTTGAGGAATATTATACTTTGCTTGTGGCATATCAAAATCTTGCAAAGATGTTGGAGGTAATCCTCCACTCATTGTATTATTACTTTTACCAAATTTTGGACTATCCATAATAGCTTTAGATGCCGCTAATCTGCTCATTAAATCATTTTCGTTCATAATATATTAAGTTTGTGGAGTTGGAGTAGGCGTTGGTGTTTCTTGTGTTGGTATTTCTTGTGTTGGTTGTGGTTGTTGTGTTTCTTGAGGTTGTTGATTATCAAATTTTGCATTGATAATTACACTGACCATACTTTTATCTCCGTTAAAATTATAATTAGGCTTTGGAGTATTGTAAACTTCACCTGTTGGTTTAATTGACAATATCTTGTCTAACCTAAAAATTCTCCATCCTGGTAATGGTTGTTCTCCCTTATATGCTGTGTGAGAAGCACCTTCATCATCCCAAGCTCTTAAAATCTTGTTGCCCGCTTTACTTGTTCCTAAGCAAACAGGTTCAATTTGTCTAATACCTCTACCACCTGGTTCATCACCATCATAATAGATAATCACTATCTGTCTTTTTTTAATGGCGTCAACAACACCATCGATAGAAGCGATTTCACATATTAGACCTTTAAGTGCTTGATTTAATTTCATTAAAAATTAGGATAAGTTTTTGATGAATTAAATTTGTTAATTTTGATTTCGTTTTTTCTTTCCATAACGTCGTCAATAGTTCCAGCGTTTACGTTGTAGACATCTAAGAAGGTACCTGTACCTCTACCCATAGAATCTCCGTCGGCAACAGCATCTCTGTTTACTGATGAATATTCATTACCTACAGCGTTATAGTCGTTTTTTGGTATTAATTTAGCTCTTTCCGCTTCAGCATAGGCTGTAAGTGCGTTTGGTTCGTTTTGAGATAAATCAACAATTAGTTCATTTGCCATGATTATAATTTTGAAATTAGTTCGTTTATTCTTTTTAGGCTTTCAGTTACCGCAGTATTATATCTATAAACGGTACTGGTATGTTCTTGTGAAGGCCTTACATTATTAAAGTTTTTCTTTTCGTGAGGTTTTAAAAACTGATTTTGCATTCCTGCATTCATTTTATTTGTTTTGGTCATTTTTTCGTAATCTCTCATTTTCCTCAATTCATTTTCCACCCAATTTTTCATTACAACACCCCCATTTAAAATAAACGGAGCTTCATTATGATTACCACTAAAATTATCAAAAAAGTTTTTAATCCTTTTTAATTGTTTGTATTCAATAAAATTTTGACCTTGTAGTTCTTGATTTCTATTAAACCCTTCAATATTTTCATTGGCACCTTTAACCATACGGAAACATTTTTTCATGTGTTCCTGTTTGTCTTTAGGAAATTCAATTTCTCCTTTGGCCGAATTATATAGGTCCTTATTCATATTATTTTTTTAATTCTGTTCTTAGAAATTTAATCAAGTCATCAATTTGAAGACCTTGACGTTCTGCTTGTTTTTTTAAGTTAGCAATATTTCTTTTTAGAATTTTAAAATCGTCAACATTCTTTTCATTCACGTCACCATCTTCTGAAGATTTCTTATTTGCCAAAAGGTCCTCAACCATTTTGATTGCCTTTTGTTTTTGAATCTCAGATAATGTTGCTCTTGTGATAAAGTTTTTATCTTTATAGTATTTTGATTTTTTATCTTTCTTACCTGATGGGTCTTTACCTTGTTGCTTTGTTCTTTCTTTAGCATCATCAGGTTCCATTCCCATATCTTTAACCAAATATTTGTAAGTGTCTTCACCATCCATGTCTTCAGTTTCCTCATATCCAAACGCTCCTGACATGTCAATTTCTTTCATTTCACTTTCACCATAGTAAGTTCTATATCCACGAGAGATTGGGTCGTTTGTAATTCTTGATGCCGCCACAGTTTGGTCCATAGTTTTTCTTGGGTGAAGCCTAGGGTCTAAAATAGGAATTGCAGAGTTTGACATTGCTCCGTCAGCATTAACCAGTTCTTCCAAATCTTTTTTTAAAGTTTTGGTATCCTTAATTTTTTTCTCTTTGGCAACTTTTTTTAAATGTTTTTTTACTTTCTCACCCTTACTTTTTTCGAAGTGAATTACCTCGTCTTTTTTGCGAGCTTCAGTTAAATTTCCTTCCACAGAGAAATATAAGGAATATTTACTCCCCTTGTCTCTTAAGAGAAAATAATATGGCGATGAATAAAATTCGGTATCTGTTGCAATCATCTGTTCTTTTTATCATATAAATACCACGACACAATGTATTTATCATTAGTTTATGGCATATCAAAATATAAATCAATATAATTTTAGACGATGGGGTATTAAACCTGTCAACGAAGTCACGGACATTTGTCTCGCGTCAGATGAGAAAGACTACGACCAAGAAGTTATTTTTTCACCATTGTTAATTGGTGAGGATAATGGTAATAGAATGCCTTTTAAATTTGACTTTAATAGTTCAGGGACTACAAAATGTCAAACAAATTCGTGTACATTTGATGATGATACTATTGTATCTGAAAACTATTGGAATCCGACTGATACAGACCCTAATTTTTGTCTCATTGTTACTGAGTTATGTGATGTTGGTTTGACAGGTATTGACAATGGACTTGTTAAAAACATGTCAGGTGAGACTATTGAAATCACAACTGGTCTTTACGAAACAGAGTCAGACAGATTTAGTAGATATAAATATGATAGGAGAATGAAAATGCACCCTATCACTGGTTTCACAACTTCAGAAAATAGATTGTGGAACGACAACTCTTATACCTATGATATGTATTACGCCACAGATGGTAATCCTGTGGGTTATTTTGCCAGATTAAACGGAGGGTTTTTTCAAGGTTTTTATAAGTTACCAGGATACGACTATCAGGTGTTCCCTCAAAGAGTATCGTTAGGGTGGACAGCTGAATTTATGTTAAGATACAGATGGACAGGAGATACTTCTGTCGGACTTAATTCAAGGTATCCTGATAATAAGGGAACCTTTTTCTACATGGGAGCGAGAGCCGAAAACAAATTCTATCACTATGCTGATGGTGAACCAAAACAAGATACAGGGTATACAAGAGTGACCTCAGGGTTAACTTGTATGCATACTTGTGGATGTGCAAGTACTGCGAATACTTCATCTGAATGTCTACAGGTGTATCAACCATCGGGAGGTACGATAACTCATTGTACTTGTGGTTGCCCTTGTGATTGTGAGTCACATGCCAAATATCCTGAAAAGGACCCGTTATATGATGGTGTGTCAAATGCGTTGTCTTTAAGATTAAGTGGAGATACAGGTAGTCCAAGACTATGTGTTAAGACATATAGAATAACAGGAGGGTGTGAACATAGTGGAACTTGTCTTACAGGATTGACTTACCACACTGGAACATCTGTAACCGAATGGTGTTCTACGAGAGGAATATTTGATGATTGTAGTGGGACTACTTATCCTAACGTTGAACATTGGGTTCAAATAGATGCCGTATTTCAAAGAAAGGAATGGTTTGATACCTGTGACCTATATGAAAAAGGAGGACTTGGTTTGTTAGTTGATGATGTATATTTTGCAACATTAGAGAATAGAAGTGTAACATTAGTTGAACCTCCAATAACACATGACCCAGGATATATTCCACCTTCAACAGAGGTTGTTACGTTTACTGATATTTGGACCGAAGAACAAAAATATAGATTAGGTACTCTTAAGTTTTATGTTAATGGTAAATTATTTTTGGTGGCTGAAAATTTCGAGGAAATAATTCCAAGACTTCTTAATGTTGAAAAAGAAAAACAAATTGGAGTTGGATATAATATTTCAGTTGGTGGTGGTACTCAAGGTCTTCACGACAACTTAACATTCTCTGCAGGGTGTCCCGCAGAGTTAAGTGGTATTACATATCAACAAGACCCTGAATGTTTAACAGATTATGACTTAGAACATACTGAATACTCAGGTCTTACAACTCAAATAAGGTTAGAAGAAATTTTTGGTGGTAGTATGATTGGTGATGTTAGTGCATTTAGAATGTATACAGAACCATTAAACGCTTCTCAAATTAGACATAACTTTAAATTATTAAAGAATAGATATAATTTATTAGACCCTAATTGTCTTAATTGTAGAATTTTTATTCCAAACAACGACTTGTTGTATATCTCAGTACCGTGTAATGATTTAGGATATTTGATGGTACCATGTAATGATTTGTTTTCTTCTTTATACCCATGTCCAACATCAACCCCTACTAACACTCCAACTACCACATCAACACCAACAAATACATCAACCCCTACTAACACTGAAACTCCAACTTCTACGGCTACTGTTGGATTAACACCAACTGCAACAGAAACTCAAACACCAACTCCAACTGAAACACCTACCAACACACCTACTAATACGGAAACTCCTACTAATACACCAACTCAAACTCCAACTAATACAGAAACGCCTACTAATACTCCAACTAATACAGAAACTCCAACTCCTACTACTACTGAAACAGAAACACCTACTCCAACTCCTACAATTACAGAAACACCAACTAATACTCCAACTGAAACCTTAACTCCAACAACAACTTCAACGCCTACTCCAACAGTAACACCCACTGAACCATACTTCTTATTATTTGAAGATGATTCAGTTGCTACCGCAGAAAATAACGATAATATTGAAATAGATATAACATAAAAAATAGATTAAAATGGCAAATACAAAAATCAGTGCATTACCACTATACACAGGAGACACCACGGGTGCTTATCTTGTTATGGATAATAGCGGTTTAACTGAAACTTTTAAAGTTTTAAAAGAAACATTAATAGGTTCTTCAGGAACATCAGGAACTAGCGGAACAGACGGTAGCTCAGGAACAAGTGGTTCATCGGGTTCAAGCGGAACATCAGGAACTAGCGGAATTAATGGTAGTTCTGGTACAAGCGGTTCATCAGGAACTAGCGGAATCTCAGGTTCTTCAGGAACATCTGGCTCAAGTGGAACTTCAGGAACAAGCGGTTCAAGTGGAACTTCAGGAACATCAGGCTCTTCAGGTAGTTCTGGTACAAGTGGAATTTCAGGTTTATCTGGTTTTACAGGTAGTTGGACGGTGACTCCAGGAACTAATAACTACAGTTTTACAGTTGATATTAATGATACGTATAACTTATGGGTTCTTGGAAATATACCAAATGGTATAATAGTTTATAATGCCACAGTAAGTGTTAGTAATACTAATGTACCAGTAATTGGTGTTCAGTATGCATGGAATTATACTGGTGGGGGTAGTCCAATATTGTTTACAAGTATACCTGCACAGATTATAGGAACTGCAGGTGCAATATCCACCGCTTCAACAGTTGTTACATCAACAAATACATTTGTATTCGGTATTCAAAACAATACAGTATCAGGTGTTACGGTTAATTATGGATATTTGAAAATAAGTTAAAATGTATACAACCGACTGTAACTATTTTATTATAACCAACTACAATAATGTCGAAGAAGGATATTATAGATGGACTGGTTGTACGGATATAATTAGTGTTTCACCAATTAACCCGTTAGAAGTACAATATGTTTGTGCTAAGGATTTAATTGTTGAAAGTTATGGAGCTCCTCTTACAATATCTTTAGTGGGCTTATGTCCTTCAACAACACCGACTCCAACCATTACGTCAACACCAACTCAAAGTTCTGTAACACCGACTCCAACCTCAACTTCTCCAACTCCAACACCTACAACAACACCAACGGTTACACCAACAACAGTTTATATGTATAATTTAAGAACAGGTGGTTGGTATCAAAATGTCTGTCAATCTGTTAATATGATTGCAAATCCAGCAAACGTAACAATCTACATTCCAAAACTTTTTGAAAATTTAGAAGTGGGTGATTATGTATATGGTAACCAATCTTTAACAATCCCTCCAATTAATGCCAATTTTACAATCTCAAACGGAGCTAAGTTTATTCAACTTAGCGGTAATCAAATTATTAATGTTGGGGTATGTTAAAAGATAAAATAAAATTTTTGAGTATTTATTAACATGGCAGATTGTGGTGTATTAATTTCAAGTGTAAGTTTAAGCGGATTAACAACCGAAGTTACGTTTCTTCCTCAAACAGGAGGGACTTCCGTTGACTTAGGTAATCAAGTTTTTCCATTTAGTTATGTTGCAGATTATTATTACGGAACATATAATTGTTACGTTCCATTATATGCTTACACATATAGTATATCGATATTAGGACCAACACCAACACCAACACCAACACCAACTGAAACTTCTCCAACACCAACGGTAACATCAACTCCAACGGTGACTCCAACTAATACTCCAACTAATACAGGAACTCCAACTAATACTCCAAGTACAACTCCTACAAACACCACAACTAGTACACAAACACCAACAGTAACACCTACTAATACCTTAACTCCTACTAATACAGAAACGCCAACTAATACTCCAAATCAAACACAGACTCCAACTCAAACCGCAACTCCAACAGTAACTCCTTCAGGAGTTATATTATATGAATTTAGTTGTTTAAGTGGAGGAACAAGTCCATACGATGCGTGTAACGGTTCAGATAGCACCTCTATATATGGTGTAGAACAAATTTTTGACCAAAATAGTTATTTCTTTAATACGTCAAATGGCGGAATCATTGGAAATATTGCAGGATATTATAATTATTTAGGAGTTTTGGTTGAACTTGATTTGTCTGGTAATACAGTTGGATATTTCACCCTTTGTTCTTTATTACCAACAAGTACTCCAACTCCAACTAATACATCAACGCCAACTAACACTCCAACCAATACTGAAACGCCAACTAACACTCCGACTAATACTCAAACTCCAACCAACACACAAACTTCAACAAATACTCAAACTCCAACCAATACTCAAACTCCAACCAACACTCAAACTTCAACTAACACTCCAACTCAAACACAAACACCGTCAGGTCCTTTATGTAAAAGATATGCATTTTATGGCGGAACTACTGACACTCTTTTTGTTGGTAAAGATTGTAGTGGGTTTGATTATAGCTTCACAGTTCTTGGTGGCGACACAGATGTTACTTGTGTTAGTACTTATATAATTGTAAGTGGAGATGGATTTGTGACATACATAAATCCTTGTTAAGAAATAAAATAAGATTACTTTATAAAATTAGAGAAAATCGTAGTATTTATTAGATAAATAACATTTAAGATGGCATGTAGCAAATATACCTTAACAAATACAGGTTCCACAATTGTGAACTTTAATTATAGAAGATGTGATGACTCTCTTTGGGAGTATCAAGTTGAATTAAATCCAAATCAAACAAAGAATATTTGGGTAATTAACGGGACATATACAATTTCTCCTGTTTATACTAGTTCAGTTTCTTTGATTAATCAAGGAGCTTTCCCGCCAATTAGTGAAACCGCGACTCCAACACCAACTCCAAGTGTTACTCCAAGTAATACTCCAACAGGAACTGCTGCTGTGACTCCGACTCCAACTAATACTCAAACACCAACTAATACATCAACTCCTACAAATACACCAACAGGAACTGCTGCTGTGACTCCGACTCCAACTAATACAGGCACTGCCGCTGTAACTCCAACTCCAACTCCAAGTATTACACCAAGTCAAACACCAACAGATACACCATCATCAACATCAACTCCAACACCAACATTGTCTCGTATATTATTTAGTAGCGTTTATTCTGGTTCGACTAGTTTAAATGCTTGTGGAAATATTGGAGGTTCATTAATCAATGTGTATGGTAATAATTCTAGTTTTGATTTAGTAAACAATTTCAGTCTTAATATCGACGGGTCATCTCCTGCAGGAGCAGGATATTTGGAATATAACAACTACGTAGTTGAAATTCAATCTGATGGTGATGTAGTTGCATTTTCTTACACTCTTTGTCCTACTTTAACACCTACTCCAACAAATACACCTACAAATACACAAACTCCAACACATACACCATCGCCCACACCAACAAGAACTTATTATCAATATAGTTTAGGTACAGGTAGTACAGCAAACTTAGCTTGTATTGATTTCAGTGGAGCACCTAACACAATCTACGGAACTGTATCAGGAGGAATTGGTCCAAATGTTGGAGAATTCTTATACTACAACTCAGGTTTATCAACACCAGTTATAAATGGTTATTATTCAAATGGAACTGCGGTATATCTAGTTACAGGTGGTTCAGGTGAGATTACAGGTGTCGACCCATCAGGTTGTTAAAAATAATTAAAAATAATATATTTCAAAAAACCCTCTACTTTTGTGGAGGGTTTTTTATTTTTAATACAAAATAGACATTAATGAAAATATTCGTTCAAATTGCGTCTTACAGAGACCCACAGTTAATACCAACAATAAAAGACATGTTGGAAAACGCCAAGAAACCTAAAAATTTAGTATTCTCAATTGCAAGACAATTCGCAGAGGAAGACGGGTTTGATAACTTAGATGAATATAGAGACGACAAAAGATTTAAAATCTTAGACATTCCATATCAAGATGCAAAAGGAGTTTGTTGGGCAAGAAACCTAACACAACAACTTTATGATGGAGAATCATATACATTACAAATTGACTCTCACATGAGATTTGTTAAAGATTGGGATGATATCCTAATCAAGATGATAAAGGGTCTACAAAAGGATGGGTACAAGAAACCTCTACTTACGGGATATGTACCTTCCTTTGACCCTGATAACGAACCAGCAGGTAGAGCACAAGATGCTTGGAGAATGGCCTTTGATAGATTCATTCCTGAAGGTGCGGTATTCTTCTTACCTGAAACAATTCCAGGTTGGAGAGAAATGAAAAAACCTGTTACGTCAAGATTCTATTCAGCTCACTTCTGTTTTACATTAGGAGAGTTTTCAAAAGAAGTTCAACATAACCCTGAATACTACTTTCATGGTGAAGAGATTTCAATTGCAGCAAGAGCATACACATGGGGTTACGATTTATTCCACCCACACATTCCTGTAGTTTATCACGAGTACACTCGTAAAGGTAGAACAAAACAATGGGATGATGATAAAACTTGGGGTCAAAAAAATACTCACTCTCACTTAACAAATAGAAAATTATTTGGTATGGATGGTGAAACTCAAGTAGGCCATGATGGGCAATACGGATTTGGTACTGTTAGAACTCTAAGAGAATACGAGAAGTATTCAGGTTTATTATTTGAAAAAAGAGCGGTAGACAAACATTGTTTGGACAAACAATATCCACCAAGTCCTTATAATTTTGAAACTGAAGAGGATTGGAAAAATTCATTCTCAACTATATTCAAACATTGTATTGATATTGGATACTCACAAGTTACTGAAACTGATTATGATTTTTGGGTTGTTGCATTCCATAATGGTTCGGATGAAACATTATATAGAAAAGATGCCGACAAGAATGAAATTGCAGGATTTATGAGAGACCCTGACAAGTATTGTAAAGTTTGGAGAGAATTCCCAACAACAGAATTACCTTCTTACTGGGTAGTTTGGCCTCACTCAGAATCAAAAGGATGGTGTGATAGGATAACTGGCCAATTAAATCACAATGTTGTTAGTTAATGAAATTTAGTGAAATCCCTAAGTTTATTGTAAATTTGGATAGACGACCTGATAGGTTAGAAGAAATTACAAAGGAAATGAATTATCTCGGATGGGATTTTGAAAGATTTCCTGCGATAGATACTAATTCTTATATGGGTATAACCAAATCAACTTTTGAAATTATTAAGATTGCAAAAGAAAGAAGTTATCCTCGTGTAATGATTATTGAGGATGATTGTGGTGTTATGCCTTACGCAAAAGACCTACTTCAAAAAATAGAAGACACTTGTCCTGATTTAGAATTTGCAATGTTTAATTTAGGGCCAACTCAAAATAGAGATATTAATGTTAGTGATAAATGTAATTTATTATTAGATATGACTAATTTACCTGAAGCGGATGAAAACGCTCGTGGTATCTACGCAGCTAATATGGTTATATATGATGAATCTATCTACGATTCTATTTTTGATATTGCGTTAACAGCATTTACAAGTGGAGATTATTTTCACGCCTTAGATGATTATACTTTTAAATTTATAGTTCAGAAACATCAAAGTTACTGTCCAATTTTACCAATAGCACCACAGAAAGCTGGTTATTCAAACATATCTGAAGGTATGTATAGTAATTGGTACATGCAAACCTATAATTGGAATAGGTGGTGTCCAACTAAAATCCCTAGAGAATTTATGGACCAATATAAAGTTCAAGAAATGAAAGATAACGGGGAACATAAAGAATTTTATTATGTCAGTTAAATTTATAACATCAATTTACAGTGACCTATATGGTACTGAATTTGGAGGTAGACCAAATAGAGGAGGACATTATAGGTATAGTTTGTTGTCACTTTTAAAGATGACAGACGCGGATTTCCTATGTTACACTTCAGATAGAGAATTACCTTCATTAGAAGAGTTTTTTTATGTCGAATACTCAATTCCAAAAGACAAACTTAAGTTTCAGGTTTTTGATATTGGAAATACCAAATTTAAAGATTTGATTAATCAATATAAGAATATTGAGGAAACTAAAAATGGAGACAGATGTGTTGAGGTTCAATACAGTAAGTTTCATTGGTGGTGGAACGAAGATAAATCTTATGATTATTATTATTGGATTGATGCTGGATTATCCCATTGTGGATTGATTCCCCTAAAGTATCTAACAAATGAACATATTCAACAAAGATATTATGAAAGTAGTTTGTTTAATAATGATTTTTTAAAGAATCTTATTGAGGATACAAGTGATAAGTTTTTAATTTTAGGTAAAGAAAATGATAGAAACTATTGGTCGGGCACTGTTGATAGAAAATGGTATACTGAATACGATAGAAGTATTCATGTGATTGGTGGTATGTTTGGTGGACACAGAGATAAGTGGGATGAGGTTGTTAATTTATTTGAAGACTATGTTCAAAAAATAATAACTGAAGATAAGGGTATACCACATGAAGAACACGTTATGACTTTAATGTATTTTAACCATTTAGATTTATTTGTTAGAAAACATTTCGATATTTGGTGGTGTAGAGACAACGCACCTAGAGGAGTTGATGAGGAACTCTTCTTAAACAATAAAAGCTTCTATAGAATATTAGAAGAATTTAATAGAATTTATGAGTAATATAACATTAGTAACAGGTATTTGGGATATTGGAAGAGGTGAACTGACCGAAGGATGGTCAAGACCTTATCAACATTATTTAGATAAGTTTGAAAAACTTTTAGAGGTTGAAGAAAACTTAATAATCTTTGGAGACGAAGAATTAAAAGAATTTGTTTTTGAAAGAAGAAGTTCTAAAACCACTCAGTTTATTGTAAGACCATTAAGTTGGTTTACTAATTCAGAGTTTTTCCCAATGATTCAAAAAATAAGAACAAATCCAGAATGGTATAATCAAGTTGGTTGGTTAAAAGAATCTACTCAAGCAAGATTAGACAATTATAATCCATTGGTTATGTCTAAAGTTTTTTTATTACATGACGCCAAAATAATGGACCAATTTGATTCGGAATATATGTTTTGGATTGATGGTGGTTTAACGAATACAGTTCATCCAGGATACTTTACTCATGATAAAGTATTAAATAATTTATCAAAATATATTTCAAAATTTTCATTTGTTAGTTTTCCATACGGTGCTGAAACTGAAATACATGGATTTAATTATGGTAAATTAAATGCTCTTGCTGGTGCCAAGGTTACCAAAGTTTCCAGAGGAGGATTTTTTGGTGGACCAAAACATACAATAAGTGATATTAACGGAATTTATTACGGGTTACTTAAATCAACATTAGAAGATGGATACATGGGTACTGAAGAATCAATTTTCAGTATTATGGCTTATAAACATTCGGATATGATTAACTATTTTGAAATTGAATCAAATGGTTTAATCGGAACATTTTTTGAAAATTTAAAAAACGATGAGCTCAAAGTTAAAAGTGAAAATACAGAAAAAGTTATCAATACTTTGGACCCAAACAAAGTTGGATTGTATGTTATTACATTCAATAGTCCAAAACAATTTAGAACTCTTATTGATTCTATGTTGGCATATGATAAGGACTACATACTAAAAACTAAAAAGTTTTTGTTAGATAATTCAAGTGATTTGTCAACTACCGAGGAATACTCGGTAATTTGTAAAGAATTTGATTTTGAACATATTAAAAAAGATAATTTAGGTATATGTGGTGGTAGACAATGGATTGCCGAACATTTTGATAAAACTGATTTAGATTATTATTTATTCTTTGAGGACGATATGTTCTTCTTTCCAAATGAAGGGACATCTTGTAGGAATGGATTCAATCGATATGTTTCCAATTTATATACAAAGTCTTTAGAAATTATTAAGAAAGAAAATTTTGATTTTTTAAAGATGAATTATTCTGAGTTTTATGGAGACAATGGAACTCAGTGGGCTTGGTACAATGTTCCTCAACATGTAAGAGATGAGTTTTGGCCAGGTAAACCAAGACTTCCAGAAATGGGACTTGACCCTAATGCTCCAAAAACAGAATTCAATGCTGTGTTATCCCACAAGGGTGTTCCATATGCAGTTGGTGACGTTTATTATTGTAACTGGCCTCAGATTGTTAGTAGACCAGGAAATAAAAAAATGTTCTTAGATACAACATGGGCACATCCGTTTGAACAAACATGGATGAGTCATATGTATCAGTTAGTTAAAAAAGATGAGTTGTACCCTGGGTTGTTACTTATGACACCAACAGAACACGATAGATTCGAACATTATAACAGAGAGCTGCGTAAAGAATCATAACAGTATATTTATTGTTATGGAATTTTATATAAAAAAGAATGCAACTTTACCTGTATTAAAAATGCAGGTTGTAAAAGACGGAAGGTCAGGTTATTTGCAACTTATGCAAGACTTGGAGGTTTCTACTATATTTTTCACTATGGTTGAGGTAGAAACTGGAATTCCTAAAATTGTTTCTGCTCCTGCTGAAATTGTAAATTTAATTTTACCTGAAGGTGCTGACCCCGAGTATTACATTTATTTTAAATTTACTGCAAGAGATACAAATACTCCTGGTAGATACCAAGGTCAATTTTTAATTAAAAACGACGAAGGGAATTTAATTCTACCAATCAGAGAGGAACTTTATATTAATATCCAAGATAGTTTTATTTCAGAAACTGCTTGTTGTTAATTTGATTAACCAATTTAATTTTCTATATTTATGTAAGATGAGTAAGGTGAACTTCACAATATTGTGATTGCCAATAAACCACTCGTATATTACATATGTTTACAGACCAAGATATTGAATCGTTCCTACATGGAAACGACCCCGAAGAATTTATAGTCGCTATCGAATACGACTATCGCGAGAACTGCATTTACAAAATCAAAGAAATCCCTGGTAAAGGAAAGGAAATCCGAAAAGACACATTCACACCGTTTGCGTGGGTTGGTGACTTGCGTGAGATTAACTTTTACAATGGTTCAAAAGCAGCTCAGAAAGATGCCATGACCAAACATGGTATCATGATTGAAAAGTTAGAAACCCATAGTAATGAAAGATTACAAAAGGGTATGACTTTCATGGTTAAATCCTTAAAAGGTTACAGAGAACTAATCCAATTCTTTAGAGAAGGTGGATGTGACCCATGGGGTGATAAGACTAAAGATAAAGTGATGGTTCTACCTCCTGTAGAACAATATTTAATTTCAAAAGAAAAAAGACTATTCAAAGGTTTTGAAAACTATGAAGAGGTTACCCGTCTTGTATTTGACTTAGAAACGACTGCACTTGAACCTAAGGACGGTCGTATCTTCATGATTGGAATTAAAACCAATAAAGGTTACCACAGAGTAATCGAATGTATGGATGAATCTGAAGAGAGAAATGCCATCATAGAATTCTTCAAGGTAATCAATGAACTTAAGCCAAGTATTATTGGTGGATATAATTCAGCGAACTTCGACTGGCATTGGATATTCGAAAGATGTAGAATCTTAGGTATCGACCCAAAGAAGATTTGTAAATCATTACACCCTGAACATTCTTTCACAAGAAAAGATAGTATGTTGAAACTTGCCAATGAGGTTGAGAATTTTACTCAAACTTCTATTTGGGGTTACAATGTAATTGATATTATTCATGCCGTTCGTAGAGCTCAGGCGATTAACTCGAGTATTAAAGCCGCGGGTTTGAAATACATTACACAATACATTAATGCCGAAGCTCCTGACCGTGTATATATTGACCATTCAGATATTGGACCATTCTATACAAAGAAAGAAAATTATTGGTTAAACATTCAGAATGGTAAGTATAAGAAAGTCGGTGTTGATTCTAAGATTGATGACGCTTGTTCTAAACGTTCAGATGTTTATAATCAGATTGCGGGTGACAAGTTAGTTGAGATGTATCTTGACGATGACTTAGATGAAACCCTTAAGGTAGACCAAGAGTTCAACCAAGGTTCGTTCTTGTTGGCTGCGATGATTCCAACAACTTATGAAAGAGTATCTACTATGGGTACTGCAACATTATGGAAAATGTTAATGTTAGCATGGTCTTATAAACACGGACTTGCAATACCTGCCAAAGAATCCAAGACAGACTTCGTAGGAGGTCTTTCTCGACTACTTAAAGTTGGTTATAGTAAGAACGTACTTAAGCTCGATTTCTCGTCTCTATACCCCTCTATTCAATTAGTACATGATGTATTTCCTGATTGTGATGTAACAGGTGCGATGAAAGGAATGTTAAGTTATTTCCGTAACACTCGTATCAAATACAAACAACTTGCCGAAGAGTTTTATAATGTTGACCGTAAGAAGTCTGAATCATATGGTAATAAACAATTGCCAATTAAAATTTTCATTAACTCGATGTTCGGTGCTTTATCAGCTCCTCAGGTTTATGCTTGGGGTGACATGTATATGGGGGAACAAATCACTTGTACAGGTAGACAATACCTTCGTCAAATGATTAGATTCTTTATGACTAAAGGTTATGTTCCATTGGTAATGGATACGGATGGTGTGAACTTTTCTACTCCTGATGAGGCGAACGACAGAGTTTATGTTGGACGTGGATTGAATTGGAAGGTTAAAGAGGGTAAAGAATATTACGGGCCTGAAGCTGACGTTGCTGAATACAATGATATCTTCATGAGAGGTGAGATGGCTCTTGACACCGATGGGGTATGGCCATCTTGTATTAACTTGGCTCGTAAGAATTATGCTGTTATGGATTCCAAAGGTAAAATTAAGTTAACGGGTAATAGTATTAAGTCAAAAAAACTTCCATTATATATTGAGGCGTTTTTAGATAAGGGTATTAAAATGTTATTACAAGGTAATGGTAAGGCCTTCGTTGAATATTATTATGAATACCTTCAAATCATATTTGATAAAAAAATTCCATTGAGTAAGATTGCCCAAAGAGCTAAAGTTAAATTAAGTCTTGATGATTATAATAAAAGGTTAACTACAAAGACTAAATCTGGTAACAGTATGAGTAGAATGGCTCACATGGAATTGGCATTAAAAAATAATTTAAATGTGAATTTAGGTGATGTTATTTTGTACGTTAACAACGGAACTAAATCATCTCAGGGTGATGTTCAAAAGATGACCGTAAAACAAATTAAAGATACGAATGCTTATAACTCCCTTATGAATCCTAAGTCAAAACCTATAACTGATGGTGTTATGGTAAACTGTTATATGTTGGATAAAGATATATTGGATAACGACCCTGACTTAACTGGTGATTATAATGTACCAAGAGCGATTGCAACGTTCAATAAAAGAATTGAACCTTTGATGGTTGTATTTAAAGACGAAGTTAGAAATGGTTTAATTGTTGATAACCCTCAAGATAGAGGAATCTTTACAACAACTCAGTGTGAACTTATTAATGGACACCCATTGGATGAGGGTTCTCAAGATAAGTTACAAGAAGATGTCTTAGATATAACTGAACAAGAATTAAACTATTGGGAAAGACGAGGTCTTAAGCCAGATTATATGTATGATTTAGCCGAGGAAGGTTGGGAAGAAAAATTAGGATTGCTTCAAACCGTCTGAAGATAGGATATACCAATTTCCACTCATAAATCTAAATTCAATACAAGCATACTTATCAGCAACTATTTCATCATAGTCTTCATCGATTTTACCGATGTCTGGTTTGATTGTAAGTCTTGTCATTGATTTAACCACAATATGGTCTGTTGTTTTAGAATTTAAAATAACTGTAGATTCAGAAACATCTTTAATTACAATACAAGACTCTCCGTTTGTTGTATAATCTTTTTCAGATACTATAGAAATTTCTGAGGTGTCTACGACAAACCCATTGATTACTTTTCTTGATGGTATTGTTTTTAGTATTGCCATAAAATTAAATTACATATATTTGACGAGGCATTGCTCTGAACTTCATTTGTTTGTTCAAGTTTTCTGCAATTAATGCTTCTCGTTCCATTACTTTATCGGGTCTCATTCTTGTCAACCATCCTTCAGCTCCTGTTAGTTCATCTATTAATTTGGTCTTTTCGTCTTTAGCCTCAGTAAGTAAACTCTGATAATCCATTACGATTTCAGAATCAGGTGTTTTTAAGTTACCACTATACTTACCTCTAACTCTTGCCAAAGTTTCTTTACAATAGGCAGTAAACCATCTTCTCACCCATTGTTGACCAGGAACGTTTAAGTCCTCCCAACTAAGAGATTCGATTGGAACATCTGTCGGTAATTTAATAATATCAGGATTGTTTTTGAGACAATCGGCTCTACTATCGGGTTCAACATCATAATACCAATACCATACGGCTTTACCAACGTATTGACTATAACTTGACCAATTAAATTTACCACCAGGGGTATTCATTAAGTGAATTAACTTTTTACCATCAGGTAAACCTGTAATTCTATAAGTCATCGAACCACCTAAAATTCTATTAAGAATATTGGCTTCTTGCATTCTGATTAAATAATCAAAACCTGACATCATAAAATAAGAACCTTGATTACCCATTTGAGCAAATCCAGCTTGGTCGGCACCTAATCCGATACCACCAAAACCACCAGCCATTCCACCAATTCCAAACGCAGTCCAAGGTTGGTCACTAAACCATAATAGTTCATTAACTTCTCTACCCGCAGGAATTTCATATGTTTGAACATTCTTCTCAAGAACGAAATAATCTTTCTTTAAAACCCAAGGACCTTCAGTTTGAAGACCTACAATTTTAGAATATGCGTAACTAAACTGTTGTTCAAAATCCATAGTTCTTGTAACTAACGCTCTTGCAACAGACCTTTCATTCATATTCAAGTTAACTAAGTTAACCCATTGAGAATCAATTAACCATTGTAGGATATACTCTTCGTAATCCCCAATTGCTAATTCCATTAACGAATCCATCATCTCATCTTCAAGTTCAACACTTCTTAGTGGTGCACCTAACTGATGTTTGATTCTCGTATATATCCTACTTCTTTCTGGTTCTGGTAATACTGCCATGTCAATAAATATCTTAACTATTCTATTTTATGAATTAATGAACTCTCATTAAACACATATTGATTATGATTTTTAATCGGGTTGTTTTCAAAAATCAAAATTTCGTTTGATTTTGTATTAATAAATATCAACCAATCAACGTCGTACGGTTTAACATTTCCTGTATCTTTTACAGTAATTTTCCCATCTTCTTTTATTATTCTTGAAAATGGTTTAACCTGAGCGGTATATTTTGTTTCATTTAAAGTAATTGTTAAATCAACACCAAGGAGAGCATCGGTTTTTTGACCATGTCCTCCAGTCTTTTCAAGTTTTGCGGAATCCCCAAAATATTTTTCAATTTTAATTAAAACATCATCTTCAGATTTTTGTCCTCTATCCCACAATTTTTTTAACACTTTAATTATGTTAATAAACTCCTCGTTGTTTTTTGTGAATATTTCTGTTTTGAAATGATACAACGCATTCATTAATCTGTTAATTTCTTTAATGGTTCTATTTTCTTTTTTAGAAAAATTAAATTTCTTTTCAGGTCTACCTATTTTTTCAATTTGAGTATTAATTGCTTTGGTTAATAAACAAAACGTGTTGAAGTTTGTGTTTAGGTTATTTAAAATAGACCTTCCTTCTTTAGACTCTAATCCATAAAACCCTGACATTTCTTTATTTGTACTATCAACCCAAAATTGACTAAACACTTCTTTTAAAGCATTAGTTACTCCGTCTTGGTATATTCTCTTAATGTTTGAATTATTAATAAGTTCTCTGTAGAATTGAACTTCCTTGGCGTCACAGAACTTCGCCTCTTTAGATTCTGTAATCAACTTCTCTAACTTAACGGATTCTACTAATTTAGTTTCCGTTTTCATTTCGTATAACTTGGAAACAAATTCCCAATTTACAACTTTCCAAAAGTTAACAATATATTCGTCTCTCTTGTTTCTATACTTTAAGTAATAAGCGTGTTCCCATAAGTCTAATCCTAATATTGGAAACCCACCACCTTCAATCACATTCATTAAAGGATTGTCTTGATTTGGAGTCGACATAATCTTTAATGTGTTCTTGGCAGTAAGGACTAACCATACCCACCCTGAACCGAATCTATCTTTGGCAACAGTATCAAATTGTTTCTTGAACGCAGTGAAACTTCCGAATTGTTTTGTGATTTTTTTAAGTAATTCTCCTTCTAATTTCTTTGGAGTTGGTGTTAACATATTCCAAAACAATGCGTGGTTAAATGCTCCTCCTGCGTTGTTTCTTATTGTCTTATCAAAACGACTTATTGTTTTGATTATTTGTTCTAACTCTAAATCCCCGTATTTCTTTTTATTTAAAGCGTCATTCAATTTATCCACATATCCCTTATAATGTTTGTTATAGTGAAAGTTCATTGTCTCGGGGTCAATAAACTGTTTCAGGGCTGAGTAAGAATAGGGTAATTTTTCTATTCCTATTTTTTTCATTTCGTTAATCAACAACTCTTTTTCTTTTGTGATGTGGTTTTCAAGTATTTGTGTTTCGAGTTGTTGGATTTTCTCTTCTATTTTTTTCATATTTTTGGATTATCCATTTCATATAAATAATCCAGATTTTCTTTAACGACGCATTTCATTAATTCTCTTCAAAATTTCTTCGGCAGCATCGGCCGTATTTTGATTGTCCCCCATAACTGTGGCAATCACTTGTTTTTTATTGTTTAATATGTCGTAGATAATTCCTTCGATTGTGTTTTCGAATATGGGGTAATAAACTAATACATTGTTTTTTTGACCGTATCTATAAGCTCGGTCTTCTGCTTGGGCGTGGTCGGATGGTAAAAATGATAGGTCGTTCATAATAACCGCTTCAGCTGCCGTTAAAGTTATACCAACCCCAGCGGCTTTTATATTACCGACAAGTATTTTTATTTTATCGTTTTCTTGGAAACTGTCTACACTGTGTTGTCTTTCAGGTTTAGACATTGAGCCGTTTATTTTAACTGCGGATTTACCAAAATGTTCGCAAATTTTATTAAGTGAATCTGTAAAGTTACAGAAGATAATTACTTTTTTCCCTTGTTCAACAATGTTTTCTGCAAGTTCTATTGTCTGTGAAACTTTTTCATCTGCGATAACCTGACGTATCTTTGTTAACTTGGTGAATTGAACTGTAAGAGATTTTGATTCCTCTGGATTTTTGTCATACCAATCGTAATATTCTCCCATAATCTCCTCATACATTTTAGACTTTAATCTAAGATATACTGGTGTGATTATTTTGTCAGGAAGGTCAAGTACGTTTTCTTTAAGTCTTCTTAATGTAAGACCTGCGGTTCTGTCTCTTAATTCCTCAAGATTAGACGCCCCCATAACATTCCACACCTTTCTGCCTCCGACGTTGAATTGGTATCCCTGACAGTATCTGATAGCATACGCCATCCAATTCTTCGCAACAGGGGATTCAATCAAACTTAATAAGTTGAAGTAATCAATTGGTCGAGAGGTCATCGGAGTACCCGTCAATAACCAAAGTCGGTCCACCTTCTTAACAAGGTCGTTAATTAGTTTTGTTCTTTGGGCTGTAGCGTTTTTAATATAGTGCGCTTCATCAACGACCACCAAATCAAAATTGGCATCAAGAATTTGCGATTCACCTTTCTTTTTTGTATCATGGAAATTTTTTATAATATCATAATTTATTATTACAAAGTCAGCATCCGTACTAAAGTTTTTACCTTCAGCAATATAAACTGCCTTATCTGAATAGTTTTCAATCTCTCTTTTCCAGTTAATTTTTAAAGTTGCTGGACAAATAATTAATACTTTCTTGGACCCTGATTCTAATGCCGCTATAATAGTAGAAGTAGTCTTTCCAAGACCCATATCATCTGCAAGTATGAATTTTTTATTTTCAACCAATTTTTGAATAGATTCTTTTTGATGTTCAAGAGGAGGACGGTGAGAATATTTTTCATAGTTTATTACAACGTTTTTAACCGTGTTGTCTTTTATGATTGCCGCTTTGGGCAACCAAAAATCATGTAGTTGTTCCGATTCGGTTATCTTACCCCAAATGTGAAACGCTTTTTCTTTATCTGCCAATAACTTTTCTACCCAAATTTTTTCAGGTATTTCGGTCATAAGTTTATCGTCAGCAAGTTTCTGTGCGAAATATGCGTCAAGTATTACCCATTTTTTTGCAACCTTTGGTTGTTTGTTATGGTTATTAATAATATACTCAGCCTGACTCCTTGTAGGGTAAAACCTCCTATTTATTTGAGACTTTCTTTTAAGTTCAATAAGGTAGTTATTTCCTCCTTCATAAACCTCCAAGAGAGACAATGCCTTTGATTCTAAACTAGCGTCCATTAATTGGAAAATTATTTGGCTTAAATATAGTTAATCTTTGAGTATTTATCAATATATGCAAAAGTTAGTCCCAATTACAAGATTAGGTAAGTTCTTTGGAGCTGAAGACTATTCACTCGACATCGGTATGGGTGAGGAGTGGTTGCTTGGTGATATGAACTTTACTATTGTTCTCTATCGAGTAGATAGACAAAAAACAAAAGTAGATGATGTTTATGGTGAGGTACTTGAAGATGGAATCCAATTTTTAGCTCCTGTTGAATTGCAAGGTTTGGTTCAGGTGATGACTCCTGCAAGTAAAAACTATGGTAATTCAAAAATTGAACTACAAGAGCCTGGTAATATGAAGTTCTCTATTTACCAAAAGACTCTTGATGATTTGGAAGTTGAAATATTTCAAGGTGATTATATTGGATATTATGAATCTGAAGATAGGGTTAGATATTATGTAGTGTCTGATGATGGATATGTTAGGTCAGACAATAAACACACTTACGGTGGATACAAACCTTTTTATAGAAGTGTTGTTGCCACTTATGTTAGTGAAAATGAATTTAGAGGAATTTAATAATGCCATTACCAAAACAAGTTAAACCAACATTGCCGTTAGTTCCTAAAAAAACTTTGTCTGCTCGTAGGGAGCAGTTGTTGGAATATATCAACAAAGATGGAACTTATTTACCTAAGTCAGTATTACATGCCGACTTGGATAGGGGTATGCTTGATTTTGTTAAAGGAGATTTAGAAGTTGTAACCGCAGGTAAAGTGGTACCTATGGTTGATATTATTATTACAACTCAAAACTGGACACAATATGTTGAGACTGCTTTATTTGTTGATTTAGATTATAACCCTTCACCACCATTCATTACAGTGGTAAGAAGTCCTGAAGTTAAATTTGGAACTAATCCTGCTCTTCAATATACAATACCTAATAGAAAACAATTTTATTATGCATCTGTTCCAACTTGGAATGGTAACGAACAAGGTATGGACATATACACAATACCACAGCCAGTGCCTGTAGATATTAACTACAGTGTAAAAATTATTTGTAATAGAATGAGGGAGCTTAACGAATTAAATAAAATTGTTATGCAAAAATTCTCATCAAGACAGGCGTACACTTTTATCAAAGGGCAATATGTTCCAATCATATTAAACAATATTTCTGACGAGTCTCAAATGAGTTTGGACTCAAGAAAATATTATGTTCAATCATATGACTTCACAATGTTAGGATATCTTATTGATGAAGATGAGTTTGAAGTTAAACCTGCAATTGCAAGAGTTTCTCAAATTATGGAGATTGATACTTCAAGTTTTAAACAAAGAAGAAATAAAAGTCCTAAAAACCCTGACGAATTTTTATCTAACTTTTATTATGTTGTTGGTAACAATACATTAAGTGATGTGGTTGCTTATACTGCAAATTTAACTTGGGCTAATTCAATCAACGTTGAATCATATGATGTTTATATTAACGGAGACTATTATGGTACCGATGTTCAGAAGATTCAAATAACAACTAATGATGTTTTAAGAATACAAGTTGTTAAACAAGATGACTCTTTAGAAGCAAACATTAAGTTTGATAATATCTTAGTTTAATTTTTCTCCGTAGATATCTTTTTTTTCTTTACACTTCTCAAGTATCAAATTTTCTAAAAATTTATAAATCTTCATTCCACGATTCTCACAGTACTTTTTTAATATCTCGTGTACTTCAGGGTCTATTTTAATGTTCTTTATTTCCTTCTTAGTTTTCATAGGCAGAAAAAAGGCAGAATTTATTCATACCGTTTACAAATACATATTCAAAAGTCAAGTTTTTTGTAGTAGTAACGAATATTTATCATTAAAATAAATCTGCAATAGAATTAAATTAAATAATGGCAACAGCACAAGCAAATCAAAAAGTTTTTGTATCACCTGGAGTATACACATCTGAAACGGACCTTTCGTTCGTAGCACAGAGTGTCGGTGTTACTACCTTAGGTTTAGTAGGGGAAACAATAAAGGGCCCTGCATTCGAACCTGTTTTTATAACTAACTACGACGAGTTCCAAGCTTATTTTGGCGGAACGGAACCAGTAAAATTTGTAAACACACAAATCCCAAAATATGAAGCGGCATACATTGCCAAGTCATACTTACAACAGTCTAACCAATTGTTTGTTACAAGAGTATTAGGTTTGTCGGGATACGACGCGGGTCCTTCTTGGAGTATTAGAGTTACTGCCAATGTCGACCCATTAACTATAGGTATAATACCTCCAACAGGAGGAACCGCATTTACTTCTGTATTTACAGGAGCTAGTTCGGGTAGTACTGTTACTATGTTAAGTGGATTACCTACAGACATTCAAAATAACCTAAATATACAATATAGATTATCTGATGGTAGTACATCTACATATCAAGATGATTTTAATTCTAATTTAGGATTTATAATCGATAACCCATCGTATTCCGCAACAACTGTTGCATTCTACGGAGCGGTACCATCAACAACTTATTGGGGATTAGTTAGTCAATACTCAAAACAATTAAATGTGTTTGGGTCAAGTTCAAACAATCTTGATACTAATGATTTAAGTGCAGATTTAAACGACCCTTGGTATTATGCAACGTTTGATAATGACGCTAATATTAATAACGACTACGCAGGTTATTCATTCTATTATACTGTAACGTCTTTAACAACAACTGACGGTGGAGCAACTTATACAGGAACTATTGAAGGAGATGTATTCAACTTCTCAGGTACTGCTTATAGTGAATATAACAACATGGTTGTAGCAACTTTACGTTCAAGAGGTATTTCATTATATTCAAACAACGCAGACCTTGGTCAACACGGTCCTATATACGAAGTAAGTGGATTAACTGATGTTAATTTAGTTGCAACAGGACAATATTCAGGTATTACAAATTCACCATATGAAGGATTCTTACTTTCAGGTATTACTAAAGATTCTGATACTTTCTCTTTTGAAACTTCATTATCTGCGGCGTCTCCTAAGTTTATAACTAAAGTGTTAGGTGTTGATAATTTTGGAAAATCAAGAAATGAGGTTCCATTATATGTTGAAGAAATTTATCCAGGTTCTTTAAACTATGCATATAACCAAGGTTATATTAAAGGTATTAATCCTGAGTTAGTTGCGTTAGAAGATGCAAGAAGCGAAAATACACAATCAATCGCTTATAAAGTTGAAAAATATCAATCACCTGAAACTCCGTTCTTAGTATCTGAGTTAAGAGGTAATAAAGTTTATAGATTATTTAAATTCATTTCAATTTCTGATGGTGACGCAGCTAACACAGAAGTTAAAGTTTCAATTGCAAACTTATCATTTAACAATATGACATTTGACGTATTAGTTAGAAACTTCTTTGATACAGACGCTAATCCTGTTGTAATTGAGAAATTCACAAATTGTAATATGGACCCAGCTTCAAACAACTTTGTTGCTAAGAAAATTGGTTCATCTAACGGTGAATTTGCTTTAATTTCAAGATATATAATGATTGAATTAGCTGATGAGGCTCCAATAGATGCAATCCCTTGTGGATTCTACGGGTACACTCAAAGAGAATATGAATCAACGGCTAACATTTCACCAGTACCTAAATTCAAAACTAAATATTATTATCCAGGTGAGGTTGTATTCAACCCTCCATTTGGTTCAACAACAAACGCAACTGAATCTGCAGGTGATATTGTTAGAAGAGCTTACTTAGGTTTCTCTTCTCAATTTGGTATTGACGATGCATTCTTACAATTTAAAGGTAGACAAAATCCTCCTAACTGGGTTAGTTCAGCGTTACCTGTAGCAGGTGAACCTTGGAACTACTTAAGTAAAGGATTCCACATGGACTCAGGAGCGACTGTAGTTACAATAGCTAACTCATTCCAAACAAGTGGTGAAACTGCTTTCGAGTGTGGAGTCGCTGATTTCAGATTTGACCCTGAAACTCAAGAAAACCCTTACTACTTTATATACTCAAGAAAATATACAATATGTTTTGCGGGTGGATTTGACGGATGGGATGTTTATAGAGAATATAGAACTAACCAAGATAGATTCCAATTAGGAGCGACAGGTTACTTAGCAGGAGCTTCGTCTTCTACAAGATACCCAACAGCAACAGGTGACGGTTTATTCAAGAGAATTGTTATACAAAACAATACTCAAGATTTTGCAAACACCGACTACTACGCTTACTTACTTGGTATATTAACATTCGCTAACCCTGAAGCTACAAACATTAACATATTTGCAACTTCAAGTATTGATTATGTTAATAACTCAAATCTTGTTGAGGAAGCAATTCAAATGGTTCAATACGCAAGAGCTGACTCTGTTTATATCGCAACAACTCCTGACTACTTAATGTACACTCCAGACGGAACTAACTCTTTAGATGTTATTTATCCACAAGAGGCAGTTGACAACTTAGATAATACAGGAATTGACTCAAACTATACAGCAACTTACTACCCATGGATTTTAGTAAGAGATACTGTTAATAATACACAAATCTACTTACCTCCAACAGGTGAGGTTGTAAGAAACTTAGCATTGACAGATAACATTGCATTCCCTTGGTTCGCATCAGCGGGTTACACAAGAGGTCTTGTAAATTCAATCAAGGCGAGAGTTAAGTTGACTCAAGAAGATAGAGATACTCTTTATCAAGGTAGAATCAACCCAATCGCAACATTCGCAGACGTTGGTACAGTAATTTGGGGTAACAAAACATTACAAGTAGCTGATTCAGCATTGAACAGATTGAACGTAAGAAGATTGTTATTACAAGCTCGTAAATTAATTTCAGCGGTAGCGGTAAGATTATTGTTCGAACAAAACGACCAAATCGTTAGACAACAATTCTTGGATAGTGTTAACCCTATTTTAGATTCAATCAGAAGAGACAGAGGTTTATACGATTTCCGTGTAACAGTTTCTTCAACACCTGAAGACTTAGATAGAAACACTTTAACAGGTAAAATCTACTTAAAACCTACGAAGGCGTTAGAATTCATCGACATTGAATTCTTCATCACTCCAACAGGAGCTTCGTTTGAAAATATCTAATAAAAATTATGGGGGGAGTTAAATCCCCCCTTTAGCCAAATGAGAGAAAAATTAATAGAGGGGTTTAAGGATAAGGGTTCACCAGACATGAAATATTATGCATTTGATTGGGACGATAATATTGTACACATGCCAACAAAAATCATTGTTAAAACAGAAGACGGTGATGAAGTAGGTATGTCAACTGATGACTTTGCGGAACATAGACACCATTTAGGTAAGGAACCTTTTGAATATAAAGGTGAGAAAATTGTTGGTTTTGCTAACGACCCATTTAGAAACTTTAGAACTGAGGGAGACAAAGATTTTTTAATCGACTCAATGAGAGCCAAAGAAGGACCAGCATTTGATGATTTTAGAGAAGCAATTAATAATGGTTCAATATTTTCAATTATTACTGCAAGAGGACATAATCCAAATACTTTAAAGCAAGCCGTTTATAACTACATCATAAATGATTATAATGGGATAAATAAAGAAGAACTTCTTAAAAATCTTAAAAAATATAGGTCGTTTACTGATGAGGATGAAATGAGTGATGATGAACTAATCAAGTCATATTTAGAACTTAATAAGTACCACCCCGTTTCTTTTGGTGATGAAAAAGGAGCCCAAAATCCTGAAGAGGCGAAGGTCCGTGCAATGGATGATTTTGTAAGTTATATTAAAGGAATGGCTGCAGTATTAAACAAAAAGGCTTTTTTAAAGAATGATGTTAATAATAACTTTATTCCTAAAGAACCATCTATAGGCTTTTCAGACGATGACCCAAAGAATATAGAAGTAATGAAAAAACATTTTAAAGATAAACCAGATAATATAGTAAGAACATATTCTACAACTGGAGGCATTAAAAAAGAAGTCTAGTTAAGAATACAATTTTTAAAAATTTAAGTAAATAGAAAAATTTTTGAAACAGGATATATTTATCGTTATAAACATAGAAACAAAATTTAAATAATATGGCTGATTTACTGATGAAAATGCCGATTCCTTATGAACCGAAACGTCAAAACCGATTCATTTTAAGGTTTCCATCGAGTTTAGGAATTAATGAGTGGTTTGTAGAATCTGCATCTAGACCGCATATCACAATCGCAGCAACGGAAATTCCGTTTTTGAACACCTCAACTTATGTTGCAGGTAGATTCAACTGGCAAACAATTAACGTAGTCTTTAGAGACCCAATTGGCCCATCTGCGTCACAAGCTCTTATGGAGTGGGTACGTTTACATGCGGAATCAGTAACAGGCCGTATGGGATACGCTGCAGGTTATAAGAAAGATATTGACCTTGAGATGTTGGACCCAACAGGAGTTGTTGTTGAGAAATGGATTCTTTATGGAACATTCTTGACAGATGTTAACTTCAACGCATTGGCCTACAATACAGATGCTTTAGCGACAATCGCAGCAACTTTAAGAATGGATAGATGTGTGTTAGTTTACTAATACTATTTATAAAAAATTTAGAACTATTATATTTAACCGTAAAGCACATAAACTTTACGGTTAATTTTTTATATGGATAATCAATCAAAAGAATACGGACAGGCAAATTTCTCCCTTCCTCATGACGTGGTGCCATTACCATCTCAAGGTATATTCTACAAAAACAAAAAGAAATCAGTCAAAGTCGGTTATTTAACTGCCAATGATGAAAACTTACTAATGGCTGGTGGTGAAGATATGACACCAAATCTTTTAAGAACTAAAATTTACGAACCAGACTTACGAGTTGAGGAGATGTTAGAAGGTGATGTTGAAGCTATCTTAATCTTTTTAAGAAACACGGCGTTTGGTCCTGAAATGGAAGTTACATTAACTGACCCAACAACAAGAAAATCATTTAAGACAACTGTATCATTAGAACAATTATCAATTTTACAAGGACAAACACCAAATGAAGATGGTACGTTTATTACAACTTTACCAAAATCACAAACAACGGTTAAGTTAAAACCAATGACTTATGGTGAAATTTTAGAAAACCAAAGAATTGCTGATTCATACCCTGTAGGTAGAGTGGCCCCAAAGATTACATTAAGACTTCAAAAAGAAATTGTTGAAGCAAACGGTTCAACCGATAAAGGCGAAATCGCCAAATTTATAGAGCAGATGCCAATTGCTGATTCAAAATTCATAAGAAACTTTATGAGTGAGAATGAGCCAAGATTGGATATGACAAGAGTAGTAATGACCCCATCAGGAGATAGATTGACAGTTAATGTCGGTTTTGGGGTGGACTTTTTTCGTCCTTTCTTCTGATTATAGGAAAAGTCAGCTCGATGAGTATTACTATTTATCGACACTATTAAACATATCGTATCAAGATTTTCTAATTATGCCACTCTTTATGAGAAAGTATTTATTAGATAAATGGATTGAAGACAATAAAAAGGACTGAAAAATCAGTCCTTTTGTATTTATATAATATCTAACAGAATAAAATTATGGCAGACGAAACCCAAAAGACCCCAGGACAAATTGCAGATGAAATAAAAAATGCGGCAACTTTAAATGCTGCCGATTTTGTTGACGCGTTTGAAAGAGTTGGTTCGGTTGCTCGTGAAGTTAATAATACGTTTGGTCAGAGTAGAGAACGAATTAATGAAGTTAAAGTTGCTCTTACAGATGCTCTTCCTAATGTTGTTAGATTAGGTGGAGATTTAGGTGCTGTTGGTGAAACTATTGGTCAAATTGCAGAAGCCTCAAGAAGAAACGTTGTTGCAAATACTGAAGATGTTCAGAAGTTATATGCCAGTACTAAAGTAATTGGTGGAAGTGTTAAAGAAATTGCAGATGGATTTTTAAATGTTGGTGTTGGAATTGAACAAGTTGGTAAACAATTAGAAGATTCAGTTAACTATGTTCGTAGTATAGGTGGAAACACCAAACAAGTGATGGCGGACGTTAGAAGTAACATGGAACAAATGAATCGTTACCAATTTGAGGGAGGGGTTCAAGGTTTAACCAAAATGGCGGCTCAAGCTTCAATGTTGAGGTTTGATATGGGGGAAACGTTTAGACTTGCGGATAAAGTATTAAATCCTGAAGGTGCTATTGAAGTAGCCGCGGCTTTTCAAAGATTAGGCGTTAGTGCAGGAGCTCTTGCAGACCCATTCCAATTAATGAACCAATCTATCAATGACCCATCAGGGCTTCAAAATAGTTTGGCAGATGTTGCAAAACAATTTACCTATTTTGACGAAAAAACAAAAACTTTCAAGATTAACCCACAAGGTGTGTTAACTCTTAGAGAGATGGAGCAACAAACTGGTGTTAGTGCTAAAGAGATGAGTAAAATGGGACTAGCCGCGGCTGAATTAGACCAAAGACTTTCATCTATTAACGCTGCAGGACTTAAACTTGGAAGTGAAGAAGACAAACAATATTTGGCAAACATTGCTAAAATGGGTGAAGGTGGACAGTATGAAGTTAAACTTACAAATGAAAAAGGAGAATTAGAAACAAGAAAACTTTCTGAACTTACTCAAGACGAATTTGATAAGTTAATTAAAGAACAAAAAGAAGGTCCTAAAACAATGGAAGAGATTGCAAAATCTCAAATGACTATTAGCGCGGATATTGCTGGTAATGTTTCGGCAATTAAGTCTGCAGTTTTAGGGGGAGCGGTAACACAAAAAGATGTCTTAACTGGTTCAGAAGCTATTAGAAAATTATCTTCAAGTTTAACGGGAGCATTATCTAAAAACTTTAGTTCTCCACAAAAAGTTAGAGATACACTTACCGATTCTTTTGACGACGTAAAATCATTATTTAAAGATATTGCAAATAAAGACGTTTCAACAACAGACGCGTTATCAAATTATTTAACTAAAGCTGGAGTTCAATTACAGGGTTTAAGTAAGGATGCTCAAGCAAATATTATAAAAACATTACAAGAAACACGTTCACAGTTAGGTGATAAAAATGCAATTGATATAAACGCCAGAAGTTTTATCGACCAAATGTTAGGTGAAACTAAAACTCAAACAACTAGAAACACTGGTGATGGAAACAGACCAATTTCAAGTTTAATTGAAGGAACCAACGCTTCATCTAAAGTTAGAGATGTTGTTAGTAGTAACGGTGGGCCATTTGGAAGTAAAAGTTCTTCTGAGGTTAAAGTTGGAGGGTCATTCAACATAACGGTTGATTTTAAAGGAGGTGCTGAAAATTTAAGTTCATCTCAAAAAGAAGAGATTACAAAAATGTTGGTTGAAAAATGGAATAGTACGGAAACAAAAGAATATATTATCAATGTTAGCACACCAAACGGACCATTTAAAAGTAATTATATTCCAAGGGTAGGAAATCAATAAACAAAAAATAGTCCTTAACCTATTTATTAATTAAAGATATTAATGGGAAGTCCTTTAGATTTTATAAATTCGGATGGTTTTAGAAAGAAACTTATAACTAGGAACTTAACACCTTATGCTAAGTCCCCTAACAGACCTACGCTCCCTATTAATACAGAATACATTCAATCGGATACTTCGGTTCAAGATAGTCCTGACCAATTAATTGATGAGCCATCTTTTGCAAACAAATTATTTCCTCTTAACCAATGGGGTAATGAAGGTGGATACAAACAAGTTCCTGACCCAGGCGGGTTAATGAATACTAAGTCAAATGACGGTGAGTATGGATTTCAAGATGCCAACATTGTTGCTCAATCATTACCTGAATCACAAAAGTGGAAACCACTTAACGTATTCTCTAACGGTGGACAAATACAATTAGATAGTGCTGAGTTCTTTGGTTCGTTAGACAAACCTCAAACAACAAACAACTACAACAATCAACCATACCCAACAACGTTTGTACCATCAAACTATAGTCCTTTATCAATCTTACTTTCCCAAAACCCTGGTGGAAGTAATGGCTCATTAAGTCAAGATTCATTTATTGCCAAATTAGGAGCACAAACACTTAGACATGATTTTGAACAAAGAATTGCCGCTCAGATTAGACAAGATACTATTGGACGAGCTAATATTTTAAATGTTAATAGTGGTACCGACTTAGTTAATATCATTTCAGGTAACGTTCCTTTATTGGAACCAAACTATACAATTACGGTAAATGCAAATCCAATCTTAGCGGCGGCTAATTTCGCTTTAAGATTAGGAGGAAGTATATTACCAACTTCAACAATACCAGGTTCTTATTTTGACCCAACAGTTAATCCAGGTCAACCAACAACTATCCAACAGTTATCACTTGCATTTAAACAAAGTACTGTTGGTAAGTTCTTTAATAAGTTATTAGGTGGTGGACAAACAGGTTCTCAAATCATGTATAACAACATGGGAGCAGGACAAAAGTCTCGTTTATTTAAAAATATTGATTTTAACAAATACAAACCACATTACGAAAGAACTTTAATTGATAGATTAGGTGGAGCTCTAACGGGTACATTAACTAATAATAGCAACTTTTATATTGGTAGTTTAACTTCTGACCCATCAAGAGTGTTCTCACCTGGTGGTGATGTTCCTGTAAATGCGTTTGGACAAGAACAACAATCTCCTGTGTATGGACCATCTGAGTTAGCTCAATTATATGAAGGACCAAGTAAAGAAATTAGATTAGGAGCCAACGGTCCTACATATTCAAATGGTGGTGGTATTGAAGGTGGATTTACATGGGTATCTCCTAAGTATAAAGGTAATGCTGGTAAAACAGTCGGTATCGGTGGATTGATTGTTAACGAAGACCAAGACTTTAAACCATCATCATACAATTCAACCGAGTCAACAGAAAGAACATTTAAACAAGGTTCAATATTAGACCAAACACAAAGAATCATTGATAGCCAACCTCAAGGAGGTAGAAGACTACAACACGTAGGTAATGCGATTGACCAAGTGAGTAAAGTTTTCCATGATGGATATAAAGAAATGACTAAGGGTTCAAGAGTATATAAATACACAGGTGCTATTGGTCAAGAAGTTGGAACTGAATACTGTAGAGTATTTGCCAAAGATATACCTTACTTACAATACAATGACCTTCAAAAAGTTGATGGTATTACGGTTAACGGTAGAAGATTTTCCGATTCAGTATTAGACAATACATACAACCTTAACATTGCTCCAAACAAAATGGAAGGAGGACATAGCTCTACTAACATAATAGGAGGAGCGGGTAATACGGGTTATGCAAAAAAATATATGTTCTCATTGGAAAATTTAGCTTGGAGAACAGGAGCTCCAGGTAACTCTGTATCGGATTTAGCGGTATGTGAGAGAGGTCCAAATGGTGGACGAGTAATGTGGTTCCCTCCATACGGATTAACCTTTAGTGAGTCTGTAACTCCCAATTGGAATGGACATGATTTCTTAGGAAGGCCTGAACCTATATATACATATAAAAACACAACAAGAACTGGAAGTTTAACATGGAAAATTGTTGTTGACCATCCTTCTGTGTTAAATGTTATTGTTAACAAAGTATTAAACAATGAAACTAATAAAGCTAGAATTGATGGTATTTTAGATTCGTTCTTTGCTGGTTGTAGAAAGTATGACCTATATGAACTTGCTAAAAAATATTATACAATCCCTCCTGGAGAGTTATCTTACTTACAAGATGTTATAACTTCCAAAGAGGCTACAAAAGAGGAGCTTCAATTTATTAAAGAAACTATTCAAACAGGTAAAGACGCTCCAACAAAAGGTGCAACAGTTGTTGCGCAATCTAATCCTTTAGGTAAAGAATATTTTGATAAATACTTAAATATTGGAGCGTATTTTGAGAACGATTATCCAAAACCAAATACTGCACCAAACTATGATGTTGAGTATAAGAGATATACCAACCAAAATAATATTAATATATATAGACAACGTGCTGCCAATTTAGGTACTTTTTTTAGTGACACTGTAACACCAAATTATGATGTTTTAAAGGCTATGGCTCAGGATTTAAAAAATCAATTTGAACAATATCCTGATGGTACAGTTACTATTGTTATTGATTCTAGTTGTTCTGCGCCAGCAACTATATCTTATAATAGAGAATTATCAAAAAGAAGAATCGAGTCACTTACTAAATTTTTTGCAGAAAACCCAAATACTATTAAATTTTTTGGCAAAAGATTACTAATTAAAGACGGAAATCCTAAGGGGGAGGAGACTACAATTCCCGTAGCTCAAGTATTAAAGGCAACTACAATAAAGCAAAAAAATGATGTTAGCCCACATACTTTGGAAAACGTAAAAACCGCGGGAGACACATATAATTGTACAGATAAAGATGTTCAAGCCAAAGGAGGAGACACACAATCAGGCTCAAAGGACATTTATACAATACCTTCTATGGCTTGTAGAAGGGCGTACATTTCAAAAACAGAAAGCACTTTGTCACAACCAATACCACCACCGCCACCAAACTATACTCAGGTTTTAGTTGGAAATGTTGTAACAACTACTGTTAGAACGGAAGAAGTTACTCAACAACGTATCAGAAGAGATAATATCACTAAAAGAGTGTTAAGAAATTTATTATCCGAGTGTGATTATTTTGAAACAATTAAAACGGAAACACCAATGGTGTATGATAACTTGAAAGATAAGTTAAAGTTCTTCCAACCAGCGTTTCACTCAACAACACCTGAAGGTTTAAATACAAGACTTACTTTCTTACAACAGTGTATGAGACCAGGTAATACAATACCAACAATTAAGAAGAACACTCCAAGTGGGGCACCTGTGTTAGAATATAATAATGCTGTTAACACTGCATTTGGAGCTCCACCAGTATTAGTATTAAGAATTGGTGATTTTTATAATACCAAAATTATTCCAACATCATTAGGATTAACTTATGAGGAATTAGACCTTAACCCTGAAGGCATTGGTGTACAACCAATGATTGCTAACGTAACTATGGGATTCAACTTTGTTGGAGGTAGTGGATTAAAAGAATCGGTTGATAGATTGCAAAATGCTTTAAGTTTTAACTATTATGCAAATACTGAAATTTATGACGACAGGTCTACAGTTACAGCTAATGAAGATTTCTTAAAAGTGTTAGATGAGGAATTTTGGAAACAGGATACGGTATCGGCACCAGCACTAAATCAAGCGGTTCCAAATGCAGGACAAAATAATAATGGAACTGTAGGAACTATTCTTACTAACGTAATTAATAATGATGGCGAAACAGGTACCCTGAGTTATTCTGATTTTATGGCAAAATTTGTTACAGATACTCAAACATATTTTACCACAGTAGTTAATAAAACAAAAGAAACTGTTAATCAATATAATAATGCGGTAAGACAACAATGGATGTTACAACGTTCATACACCCAAGGAAACCTTAATGTTAATGGAAGTACTGTAAATCCTGCACCTGTAGTTTTATTTGGTAAACCATCCAATGTTGAAAAAAGGTTTAATGAAATATTTGGGACGTTTGAAAAAAATATCACAGACGGAAATGAACCATTTATACAATTTATAAATAATACTGTAAGAGGATTTTCACCAAGGTTAACAAAAACAGTTCAAGACAACTATTTTAATTTTGTTAAAAATAAAAGAAGTTCTTTCCAAAATGCGGTATCAAAAATAATACAAGAACTTACAACCGAAGAACAAAGCTACATTCAAAGTTTAGGTAGGGTCAATCTTATAGCCTTTGATGGTGTACCTAATACAGGTACTGATGGGTTACAAGGTAAAACAGGTAATGTTAAAGTATATGTAACTTTAGGTACAACTAAGGTGGCAACTAGTTCTACTGTAACAAATACATTACAAGAATTGATTCAGGATATTAAAAAAGTACAAATAAACATTGGAGAGTTTAATGAAGCAATATGGTCAAATACAAAGTTTATTTATGATAAAATTGAGTATGAAGGCAAGTTAGTTTTCCAAACAAATGATGGAGTGTCTAAAGAGGTTACGGTTGAACAAGTTTTTTTACCTTTTAGTACAAACTTATCATTTGATAATTTTTCATTTAGAAGAGAATATATGATTATGTCTGAAGATGTTCTTGATGAAAAAAAATATGAAACATTTAAAAAGGCCTTAATAGGTAATATTATTGGTAATGCATCTATCATTAAAGGTGGTCAAGATAATATTGAAGCGGTGTTTGACGCTTATTGGCAACAAACTGCTAAACCAATATTTTTAAGTGAGAATAATATAACTAAGGCGTTTATTGAAAATATGGAAAAAACAAAGTTAAAAAACTTCTTGGTATACACACCGTTTGATAAAAAAGAAAGAGTATTTACATATACTATCGCAAACACAGCTGCCGCACAAGTTAAAACCTCACAACAAAATATGATTAAAGGATTGGGAGCAACAACAAATCAAAATACAAATAATAACACTTGGAATGATATTAACGGAAATTCAACAGGTGCATACATATCTAAAGCAAAACTAAACTAATGGCATATCAATATTGGAATAGATATAGTGATTTTTTAATTAATGGTGAGCAAACTGTTGTGCCATATGTTTACATACCTCAAAAAGCAACTGATGTGTCATATATATATAAAGTTGCTCAAAGTAGATTAGATAAGGTATCACAAGAATATTATAGCTCACCTGTGTTTAGTTGGCTAATACTTCAAGCAAATCCACAATTTGGAGGACTTGAAAACAATATATATGATGGAGCGGTGTTGACTATTCCTTTCCCATTACTACCATCTTTACAGGACTATAAAGCGGCTTTAGAAAATTATTTTTATTATTATGGCAGGTAACCTATCACCAGACAAGAGTGGAGACATATATGTTGAGTTTGACTATAATAACCTTATTTTAGTCGACCCAAACAAAACAATTAGTAATGGAAAAATTCAAGAAAGATTAGTTGACCATGAAAACTTAGTTATGTATGCTAATTTAGAGGCGGATGTTTTACCAAGAACAAAACTAGCGGTTGGTATTAGTCCTGAAGATAGTGGGTTACAAACAATTTCTGTCGCAAAACTTAATTTTCTTAAACCAACTAAAAATAGTTACTTAGGTACAGGATACTACGACGAGTTAACTGGTCAAAATGCAACTAAATTTGATGGAACTAACCAACCAGCTCAGATAGGACAACAACCTAGCGGAGGAGCAAAACCATTTTTTACAAATAGTGTTGCCAATGAGGCAAATGTAATAGATAATGGGTTGTTAGGTATTACTAGTATTAATATTACAACCAATAGTTCATTCATACCTTCAGTAACAATGCTATTGGAAGATGTTCAGGGTAAAGCGTTATTTCAATTAGGAAATAATTCACCATACTCAGCCTTTTTTAATTTACCTTATCCACCATTTTACTTAACCCTTAAAGGGTTTTATGGCCAGGCGGTAAGATATCAACTTAATTTAGAAAAGTTTCATGCGGCATTTAATTCGCTTAGTGGGAATTATCAAATAACTTTAACATTTAAAGGTTATAAATTTAACATATTGAATGAGGTTGCGATGGGACATTTATTGGCAACACCACACATGTATGCTCAGAGGTTTAATTTTTCACAAACACCAGTAACACCTCAAACTTCAAATAAAGCAAATGAGTCCCAATCAAAAGTACAAGCTGCGATTGGAGCCAATAATACTAATAGTAGTGACGCAGTTGTTACTGAATTAGTTACTGAAATTGGGTATCAAAAAATTGTTGAAGTTTATAGTGAATACAAAGCCAAAGGTTTAATACCTAAAGACTTACCCGAACTTACATTAATTCAGTTAATGGCAAAATTGGATACGTTTGAACAAAACATTACAAATTCTTTTCCAAAGGCTGATGTTGAATCTTTAACTAATATTAGGAATTATAAAGGTATTTTAACACAATACTTTTCAAGTATTAGAAATTCAAATAGTTCATGGTTTAATACCTATTTGAACCCAAAAGCGATTTATTTAGAGGATAAGAAAACAAAAGTTTACGTTTTTAATACCACAAATGAAACTACTAAGACAGATGCACTATCATTATTAGATAGTAACATTAAAAAATTTAATGAAGCCCTTGCAGGTAATACAACCCTTGGAGTTAAAGGAACATCTCCAATCCCAAATCCAATTAAATTGGATATGATTGTAATTGAAGCTCCAAGTGATTCTCAAATTGATTGGGTTGAGACTACAAGGGCTCAGACAGGGATTATAACACCAACTCAAGAATCAATAGACGCAGTTCGAGCTAAATTTGTTGGAATTGTTAATAATATTCAAGTGACGGATGTTAATGGAAAAGAGAGTTATAGTTTAACAAAAGAAAAATGGTTTGTGTTTGAAGGGGAGGGTAAATTTGATGCAACAATATCTTCTTTAGAAACAACAGCAAATAAAAAATTATCGGAATATGAGTCAATAATAACCGAAGCTTTATTAAGAAAGATTGAAGATAAAGATACTGGACTTGGGTTTAAACCTACGGTTAGAAATATGATTGCGGTTGTCATGGCATCCGCTGAAGGTTTTATTAGATTAATGGATGATGTCCATACTAAAGCTTGGAACGTAAAATACGACCCTGTTAGAAAGGCCGCGATTTTAGATAACGATGCTTCAGCTCCAAGTTCTGAAACAAGAGGATATGTAAAACAAACACAAGGTTCTTTATTGGGTAATACCGCAGCTGAGAATGCTCAAATTCCTGTTTATCCTTGGCCACAATTTTTTGTTGAAACACCTGAAGACAAAAAAGGTAGATTCCAACTAAAATATATCGCAGACCCAACAGTTATTGATAGAACACAAGGAGGTAATTACGCTAAATGGCCTGAGGTACAATTTGTGGAAGAGTATATGAAAGGACTAACAATGAAGTTTCAAAACCCTAGTTCTGCGCCTCCATTAGCTAATCAAAGAGATACAAATATTATTAATATTAATCCAATTGAATTTCCATCATTAGGAATTGCCTATGAGAATAAAGAAGAGATTAAATTTTATTACGAAATATGGGAGAGACAATTTTTAACTTCACACTATTCAGGGTTAGTTAGGGCTAACTTAGGTCAAATTAATGACTTACTTAAACTTAATATTGAAACTGAGGTTAGTAATATTACAACAAGTTTAGGAGTGAGTTCACCATATATTACTTTTAAATTAAAAAACTACGGATTAAATGCATCTAACTACGAACAATTTTTAAGTACCATATCAAATATGGGTACAGGTAGAGCATATCAAGACCATATTAGAGATTTCTTTGTAACACCGTATATTAAATCTATCACTAATAATTCTTTTAGTGTATTGAGTATTAATGATTTAGGTAAAATACCACAACTTAGTACCAAATCGGAAGCTCTTGCAAAACTAATTGCGAACGCATCTAATGAACCTATGGTTGTTGATACTTTACCATTTACTGACCCATCATGGTGTTTAAATAACTTAAATCAAAGTTCAACATCTGCGGGTAATCAAGTTTATGATACTAAAAAAACATTGAAAATTTTTGAACCAAGAAAGATTATTGCAAATTTTGAAGATGTTAATAATTACAAAACAAATCGACCCGTAACTAATTTTTCTTATTTGTTAATTCAAAATCCAACTTTATCTGCTATAGTTTCAGGAGTTTATTCAGGTGCAATACCAGGGTTATCCGCATTTTATACAACAAGAACTCCTAATAATTTTATTGCTACTGAGGGATATTGTGACTATACAACACCAACAGGGTTTTTAGGACCAAGAACTACAACATCAATGTTGAATACTCCGTACTTTGTTAATGCAATTCAAAATGGAGTTGCCAATTCTAAAATTAATGACCCATACCCTTATGTACAAGCGGCATATCTTTTCCTTAATTCATTACCATTAGCGAGTTTAAGAGAAAAATATAAGACAACAACTGACGGTAATGTAACAACTGACTTAGATTACATTGCATCTTGTTTTAAAAAATTTGGTGCAATACATAAAATACCATATGCTTGGATGATAAAGTATGGTTCCGTTTGGCATAGATATAAAAAATACAAAGACACTGGAGTTGATATCTTAACAGATGTTTGGAAAAACTTTGACTATACTATAAACTATGACCCAATAACTAATACCACAACAAAACCTTATACATTTAAATACGAAGGAGTTGATAGACCTGTAGTGTTACAAAGTGAAACTACAGACAACGTTAATATGCAAATAGGGTTTTATCCTAAATTAATTAACGACTTCAACTTATTTTATAATGGATATAATTTGTATGAAGGATATACTGACTCAGAAATTCAAGAAAGTGTTAACAATGGATTGAAGATGTATAATTTTCTAACTTCAAATATTAATACCGCAACCCAAGGAACAAAAAATTTAAGACTAATAACTTGGTCGGTAATGATTCCAAATAAAACACCCGAAATAGGTATTAACTGTAATCCTAAAGATAATACGAAAGGAATACAGTATTTTGTTGTTCCATCTTTTGGAACTTCATTTAATCAAACCGCAGGAGCTTGTTTGACAAATGACACAACTTCCCCAACTACCAAAATAAACTTAACATCAAATAGTAGTGTTTATAACGGTTCTGTTAGGTGTTTATGGCCCGCGCCAAACTTTGGATATTATGACAATAATCAAATAGCATTCCCAAGTCCTGATTCATATCTTAATTTTATTGATACTAAGAATCCACAAACACCTATTCATTTTTTAAACACAAATTCATATTCAAAAATTGAAGAAGTATTTTCCGTTTTTGAAAAAAGAATTTTGGACACATTTGAACAAGAGTTTTTAAATTTCTCAAAGTCAATGAGCAATACGGATGTTAGTGCCCAAACAGTAACTTTTGGACAAAGTCCTGTTAATCTAAATGCCAATTACAGAAACTTCCAATCGTTATTTAAAACATTAATGACGGTACCCGCTCAAGGTACGGAACAAAAAGAAGACGATTATTTTAATAAAACAATTAATTCACAATATGACGTATTTCAAAATGGAATTAGAGCGTTTATGGAATACGATATTATTTTTAGATATGGTAATCCATCTAATTATGATTACAGAATTTTTAATTCCTATCTTTCATATAATGGACAACAATTAGTTACTGACCCGATAACTTTTAACCCTTACGTTAAAGGCACTTTACCAATTAATGGAGGAACGTTAACACTAACCCAATCTAAATTATTAAACCCCAAAGCGTGGAACGCACTTGAAACCAATGTTGGGTTCTCAACAATTAATGGAGTTACCTATACAAATAACGGTTCGTATATTACTGATTTCTTTATTGATAATAATATTGAGTTCAACGAACAGAATGTTGTGTTATTGACGCCAATAATTAAAATGTATGCAACTCAAAGGTTAAAGAGTCCAACAATGACTGTGGCACAATTTAAAAATAATATTACTCAATATCTTGGTTTAGAAACGGATTTACAAAATAATTTCTTAAATGGTGTATTGTCAGGTGTTAGGGTAGCTTTACCAAATCAACAACAAATTCCTTCGAGTACAGTACAAAGTGTTATTAGTGGAGAACAAAGTAAAGTTGAGAACTACGAAGTGTTTAAAGCATTAAATGACAAATGGATTGCTGGTGGTGATTTTAAAACTAAAACATTATTTGAGGATATTATGTTCTTAGATAGAGCATCAAGAAATATTGGTGACACTATCTTATTAGATATTTTTGATTTGAAGTATATGTTTGGAGGAGGTAAAGGTAATGGAGAATATTCTCTTAACCAAGCCATGAGTGTTTATACGTTTATTAGTGGTATTCTTATTAAGAATAACTTTAATATTATGAATTTACCAGCATACGTTAATTTTTACAACGTACAAGATGTTGATGGAACCACAATTCCAAAGGCTGAGGGTTCATTAGATTTTGCTAATAGTATGTGGGGAACATATTTGGATGTTGATTATAGAAAATCAGGACCAAAAATGGTTTGTTTTTATGCGGGTAAACCTTCGCAATATTTAGACCTACCTAAAGGTAACTTTAAATTTAGAGATGATGCATTTGAAATGAGGAGAGCTTCTGAAAATCCATTAATTGAAGATTATAAAGGTAAAAAAGATTGGGCGGTATCAAATAAATGTGTTGGGTTTAACGTAGATATTGGTATTAGAAATCAAAATATATTCTATTCGTTTAGCGTTAGTCAAGACAATGGTACTGCAACATCAGAATCAATTAATACTCAATTGAATATGGTTGACCAATCGTCAGGTAGACAAACCGCAACACAAAACGTAAGTTTATATAATCTTTATAAACAAAGAAGTTATAAATGTAGTGTTGTTTGTTTAGGTAATGCCTTGTTACAACCAACGATGTATTTTAACTTAAGACACGTTCCAATGTTTAATGGACCGTACATGATTCAAGATGTGCAACATACAATACAACCTGGTAATTTTCAAACAACATTTACAGGAATTAGACAGGGTATTTATGATTTGCCAGCAATTGATACTTTCTTACAGAGTATTAATCAAAACCTTATTACTAAGTTAGAAGAACTTCTTAAAATCAATAAAGATAGTGTAACAGTATCTGGAACAACTAACGCGGTTAAGGCACAACAAATTTCTCAAAAAGCAGATAATACTTTAGATACAACAAATTCTTGTGAGGGTAATGTTCTTAAAGTGTACAATCCTGTTAATAGTCCTGGTAAGTACGTTTCAGTGAAAGGAGATTTAACAAATAAAAATGAAAAAGAATTAGCGGATACTTTAACAAGATTATTTCCAAATAATGTTAGTCTTCAAACTATCATATATTGTATGTCGTATCTTAAAACTTTCCAACAAACCTCAAGTAGTAAAATTGGATTGTTTAACGGATGGAATAATAACTTAGGTATGATTTCTTTAGATGTTGATTGGGGGTCTCAAACGACTCAATTATCAACAACATATAGTTGTGTTAAGTCTAAGAGTAATCCGTCAACAAACATATCACACCCTGTGACACATTTTGACACTCTTGATTCATATGTTAGATTTATGGGTGCAAGAATTGAACCAAATATTCCAAGAATTTTATCAGGAGGATTGGCGAAATATTATATTTGTGATTGGCCAGGTTCTAATGTTAGTTCTGAGTATTATGATGCAAATATTACTCAATTTAAAGAAACAACAGATACATTATATAAAGCTTTATCATCCGCAGTTAATGTTGGGTTATCGAGTTTAGATGCGTCTAAAGATTTAAAATCGGCAATTAAGAAAACAGAACTTAAAGCCGACATTAAAAACGCTAAAACACCTGCTGAGTCTGCAAGTATTAGTGAGCAATTAAAAATGATTGACAAAGTTTCAAGCATGGCAAACTCAACAATTTTATGTCCGCCGCCAGTGTTTACATCGTTCGCCCCATTACAGGGATATACAGGAACTATTGTACAAGTTAATGGTAGATTCTTATCAACAACTAAAGAAGTTAAACTTATGAATAAAGTTGTTCCATTTAAAGATGTAACAATTTATAATGATGAAACATTAAGATTTGTTGTACCTCAGATTGCCACAGGAACTGTTGCTGCTTCAGGTAAAATTGAAATTAAAACTGACCATGGAACGTTTACAGGGAATGTATTGTTTAACTATAATCCTGCGTTGAATGGGGTTAGTTCATTATCACCAGGAGATGCTACCAATCCAACGGCAGCAAATACAACAACGCAATTGGCAAATGTGGAGTCAATTAATACAAATCCACAAACTACTGGACCTTTGACATTATTATCTACAACAGAAGATATTTTTAATGGAGAAATAACAAATAAATTAACAGTTAATGTTAATCCTAATGCAGGTACATGGACTATAAAAAGTGATGTTAATATGAATATATCTGTGTTTGATGAAGTTATAACAAACAATACCAAAACCAAAAAATTAAATAGAGAAGCAAAAACAATCCTTAGTAATAATGTTATTAATAATGTGTTTAATATAACATATAGTGAAGTTGCGGATATTATTATTAATAAGCCTATTGAACCATTTAAAACGTTACCAATTAAGGACGGTCAAATAGTTACAATACAATTTGTTGTTAATGCAATAGCCGCAGATAAAGTTAAATACCCAAAACCAGTTGAACAAGCATTCAATTTCAATTTTACTCGTTCAGGAAATAATGTAACAACAAAGAAACTAACGTATCCTGAAAAACCATTGTCAATTACATTGGTTGGAGAAAGTGATGTAATACAAGGAAATGGTACTGAATACTTTAATATTAAAAAACTTGCGGGAGGTTATATAACATATAAATTTAATGCTCCTGAGTTTAAAGATGCTGATTATGGTGATAACATAATTGTAGATTTAGATGGGTACCCTGTACTATCTGCTTCTAAAACACAAGGAATTGACTACAAATATACCTATGTTTATACTGTAAATTCAAAAGGTACTTTTAATTTAAAAATAAACTATCTACCATATGGGTATACATCACCGATAGGCGGAGAAGTCTTGGTGCAAACAGTATTGAGTCCACCATTCACTTTATAGCATAACAACATATTTATATAAAAAGATTCTTATGAACATAAAAACAGCATTAGACAACTACTTAGGAAAATCTACAAGATATTCTGAAGAAGATAACGGAGACGGAACAAAACAAGTATGTGACTTAGACACAGGGGATTGTTACACCGTTAGAGAAAGAGATGGACTTATCGAAAGAGCAGGTCATCAAGTTAACGCTAACAGAAAAGTTAGAGTAGAAACATCAAGAGGAATTAAACAACTATTAAACGGATAAAACAAATGAGTTTAGATAAAAAAATATTAAGTGAGATTGATAGATACAAAAGTATCAATCAATATATCATGGAACAAGCGGCTGACGTTGCAGCACCTGAACAAGATTTAGGGGCATTGGCACCATTACCAGGAGACGTAGGAGCGGGAGCTCCACCACCTCCAGCGGAAGCAGGAGCGGTACCACCCCCAGCGCCAGCACCAGCAGGTGGAGAACCTATAGATGTTGAAAACGACCCCGACGTTGAGAAACTTAACGACGATGGAGAGTCTGAAGAAAAAACAGATAAAGGTGAAGGTGAATCTGAAGAACTTGATATTACAGAATTAGTAGACTCACAAAAAAGTATTGAAACAAAACAAGAAGAATATTTTAACAATCTATTTGGACAATTAAATGATTTACAATCAAGACTTGGAGAGATGGATAACATCATGAATAAGTTAAATTCACTTGAAGCTAAGATTGAAAAATACAGAGAAAAAACTCCACAAGAAAAATTAGAGTTAAGAACTTACGATTCATATCCATTCAACCAAAAACTTTCACAATTTTTTGATGATAAATCAGAAGAGATGGAAAAGACGGGAAAAAATGATTATATTTTAACTGCAGACGAAGTAAAAGACATTAACGTATCTGACATTAAAAATTCATTTCAACCTGGAGGAGCTGCCGAAACGGACACGTACAAAACTTCATTTAAATAATTTAAAGGTGTCGAAAGACACCTTTTTTATTTGACAAAACGCATAGACTCACCTATAATTGTATAACACATTTAATAATTTAAAACTTAAAAACATGAGTTCATTAGACGCCGTATTGGCACAGTACGAAAAAACGCAAAGCGCATCGGGCGGGGCCCAAAGTAAAATGTCGCAAGACGAAAGAATGAAAAGGTATTTCGCTTTAATCCTTGGGGATAAAGAGAAGTCAGGTCAGAGAAGAGTAAGAATTCTTCCTACCACAGATGGTTCTTCACCATTCAAAGAAGCATGGTACCACGAAATCCAAGTAGGTGGACAATGGCAAAAGTTCTACGACCCAGGTAAGAACGATAACGAACGTTCACCTTTAAACGAGGTTTACGAAGAGTTAATTGCAACAGGTAAAGAGTCTGACAAATTGTTAGCGGCTCAATACCGTTCTCGTAAATTTTATATCGTTAAGGTTATCGACAGAGACCATGAAGAAGACGGTCCAAAATTTTGGAGATTCAAACACAATTACAAGAATGATGGTATCTTAGATAAAATCATTCCAATTTGGAGAAACAAAGGTGACATCACTGATGCTGAAAAAGGTCGTGATTTGGTTATTGAGTTATCTAAAGCTAAAACTCCAAAAGGTAAGGAGTATACAACAGTATCTACAGTTATGTACGACGACCCAGCTCCTGTTCATACAGACCCAGCACAGGCAAGTGCATGGATTAATAATGAGTTAACTTGGTTAGACGTTTATTCTAAAAAACCTATTGACTACCTTGAGGCGATTGCTCGCGGAGAGACTCCAAAATGGGACACTGAAAAAGGTGGATATGTTTACGAAAGTAATTCAGTAGCTACCGAGTCTTTTGGTGGTGGAACTTCTAAATCTACACCAGCTGTAACTTTAGACCCACAATCGGATGACGAACCAGATTCAGACCTCCCATTTTAAAATGGTAAAAATACCTTTCTAATCTTTCTAGATATTTATAATTAAATACTAGAAAGATTATGGAGGAAATTACAGAAAAAAAATGTTTCAAATGTAACAAAATATTACCAATCACGCATTT